GTATCTGAAATAGTGGAATTACAACATTTAATTACGCCAAAGGCATATTGTTTTTTTTATAGAAAAAAAACACCTGAATAATATATATAGATAGATTATATAGATAGATATAAATATGGACGTAAATACCACATCAACAGTATCTCCTGACATATATAATTATATAAATGATTATTTAGTGAATTCAAATAGTTATATAATAGTAGTTGTAATCATCCTCATTTTTTTAATATTGTTTTTATCTTTAGGTGATTCTTCTCAAAATAACACGACGGCATATAGCGGAACTTCAGATTCAGATGACACAGGAACCAATATAATTTATACAATTATTATAGTGATTTTTATCATTCTGTTATTAATTAACGGATTATTTTACTTTTTTAGCATTGATGTAGTCGCGACTATTAAAAAAATGTTTACGTATGAACCTGAAATTGATATTGCGATTAATAATCTTAAACTTGACTACATACAAGAGCCGAAAATATTTGTAGAACAACGACAAGTATTTAACATACCTGGAAATGAATATAGTTATGATGACGCAAAATCGGTTTGCAAGGTATATGATGCTCGTTTGGCGACTTACGATGAAGTGGAGAACTCGTATGGTAGCGGAGGTGAATGGTGTAATTATGGGTGGTCGCAAGATCAACTTGCGCTTTTTCCAACACAAAAAAAAACTTACAACGAATTACAAAAAATAAAAGGTCACGAGAATGATTGCGGACGACCAGGTGTAAATGGGGGGTATATTGCGAACCCGGAGGTTAAATTTGGTGTCAATTGTTTTGGATACAAACCAAAAATCACTTCGGAAGAAGAGGAGATGATGCAAAATATTAGCCCATATCCAAAAACACAAAAAGATATTGAAATGGAAACTAAAGTGGACTATTGGAAAACAAAAATAAATGATATATTGATATCACCATTTAATCATACTAAATGGAGTCGTGTTTAAAGAATCCTACGACCGTTAAATCCAAGAATAATAATCACAAGCAAATAAATGTTTGTAATTATTTTATATTTTATTTTTTTTAGTGGTTCTTTTTTTACTACTACTACTATTATCGCTCACCGTATGTCTTCTCGTTTTTTTAGATTTCCTTGTCGAATCCACACTAACTAAATCTAATAATTTCGCGTGAATATCATCTGATAATATTTGGGGTTCTTCAGTATCACGAGCATACTCGCGTTTATTACCACCAGATTGTTTCATTTCAATATATGATATTCCTGCTGGTACACCCAAATTTTGAAATAGATGAGATAATTGTCCACCTCCACCTCCAATAATATTATTTTTTGATGTCATTATAGAACCACCTTTTTTCAATAATAATGAATCGATGCTAAATCCAGCGCTCATTACTTTATTCCCTTCTTTATAAAATACTAATTCAGAATTATCCATATACATTATAGGCATATAAATTAATTGTTAGAAATCCGCTTTATTTCTGGGACTAATTTTGTCTCTCGTTTTTGTTTTAAATAATTGACTATTTGCTGTACTTGTTTTTCGTTTTTAATAACTTCGCCTAAAGTTTTTTCCACGTATTTAAATGTTAAAGGCGCAGTAACTTTAGTGGTTACAAATTTAAGTTTACCGTCACTTATTTGAATCGTTGCGTTTTTCAAATCATTTGAAGCAATATAAGATGTTAAATTTTCACCTATATTATTTTTATTATCTCTCAATTCGTGTATTTTTTCAGTCAATACTCTAATTTGATTATCGACTGAAACCCATTGTTGTACTTGTTGTTCAAAACTTGCCATTTTTTAGTATATTTATTATATTTATTGTAAATATTATAAATTTGGAGAAAAACGTAGGCGATAGCCGAAGTTTTTTGATTATATTCAGTAGACGTTAGTCGAAGGAATAGGAGAATATAGCCTACATTTTTCGATAGATACTAAAATATTTATTTACGATTCTTTTTAGTTCTTTTTGCGTATGCGTTTTGTAGTCCCAATAATCCAAATGGAACTAATGCTTGGTTGATAATTTGCCCCCAATATCCTCCACGTTTACTTCGCCTGCTTTTACGCTTTCCTCCCTTGTGAATCATAGATTGAACCGAATTAGGGTGTTGTAGATTTATAATTTGATTACCAAATGCTGGATTACCCGTTTTAAAAACGGCGTCATTTTGCGCGTCTCCCGTACCATATTGACCTAACACATATTCAGCAGCACCGGCGCCACCACGTTTAGATCGTCGTCCCTTTCTCCTTTTCCCACCAGCCAACGCCATTGACTTGCCCATGGATGCTGCCATCGATCGTGATGAGGCTAAAGACATACGAGCTGGTGAAGACGAAAATGTTCGTCTTCCTCTACTTGAAGAAGAAGAAGAAGAAGTAGCAGATAGAGGATTTTTCTTTGTCTTACTGGGCATTATATAGATAAATGAGAAAAAATTAATTAAAAAATTTTAGATATTAAACTTTTATTACGCAGAACTAATATTAATAATACTAATATTGCTAAATTCATTATAAAAATAGAAAAAACGAGGAAAAGGGTAATATACATGTATGGATTAATTTCAATAAAAAATAAATCTATTACCGGTGAGAAAAACCGTTTAAGTTCATTTTTTATATCATCCCTTTTTAATATATCTAAACATTGTTGAACAATAGTTTCTTTCATAATATAATCTATAATATTTCAATATACAAATTTATTTTATTTTTGGCGAGCAATAGTTATAACCATATTTTTGGAGCGAGTCGTAGCCTTCAGCGAAGCAAAAGGCGCCGAGTGTAAGCGTAGCGAAAAGCGAGGGAACTCTGTAGTTAATAGTCGAATGAGTTTGCGTGTTATTATATTTAAAATTTTCTATATAACCAATAATGGAGAATATTTATGAACCTAATGAAACTTTCGATTTTGCTAATATATCTTTAGCTCACCCGATTGGAATAACTGGTGGTGCTTATTTTACTAAAATTCAAATGAATAGTAAACCACTTTATATTGAGACTCCAAAATGCTTAACAAAACAAGGATTTGTTAAAAGTGGTAAAAAAATATATTCTGAATTAATGTTTGATAATAACGACGAACAATTTATCCATTGGATGGAAAATTTAGAAATAAAGTGTCAACAGCTAATTTATGAAAAGGGTGAGTCGTGGTTTCAAAACCAACTGGAAATGAATGACATTGAAACTGCGTTTACATCACCTATGCGTATTTATAAGTCGGGTAAATTTTACTTAATACGTGTGAATGTTAAAATGAATTATATTACAAATACACCCCAGTTGAAAATCTATAATGAAAATGAAACTCCTCTGAGCATTGATGATGTTACAGTTGATACAAATATAATATCTATTGTTGAAATTCAAGGTATAAAATTTACGAGTAGAAATTTTCAAATAGAATTGGAACTTAAGCAAATTATGGTAATAAATACAAATGAAATATTTGAAAATTGTTTAATTAAAACAAATACACATATTCCAGCAAAAATGAATAAAATTGCTGTAGATAACAGTACATTTATGTCACATAAATTAGATTTTAAAATATTACCGGTAGTACCTAAAATAGAAGAAATCATTGTCGAAGATGTAGTCGATGATGTAGTCGATGATGTAGTCGATGATGTAGTCGATGATAATATTGTAGTCGATGATGTAGTCGATGATAATATTGTAGTCGATGATATTATAGTCGATGATAATATTGTAGTCGATGATATTGTAGTCGATGATATTGTAGTCGATGATATTGTAGTCAATGATGATGTAGTCAATGATGATGTAGTCGATGATAATGTAGCTGATTTAACAAATATGTCTCTTCTAGAGAAAATAAGTGAATCAATTATAAATGACATGGGAAATGTTGATGATTTTGGAAATAATGAAATATTAAGAAATAATCAATCAATACCAGAATATTCAAATGATGTGGACATGGATTCTTTATTGGATATGGATAATCAAAACGATTTAAAAGAAATTATCATTGATCCCAACTTGGATTCTTTAGAAACAATAACGTTGAAAAAACCAAATCAAGTTTACTATGAAATTTATAAAGAAGCAAGAAAAAAGGCAAAAATAGCAAAAAAATCAGCAATTGTTGCTTTTTTAGAAGCAAAGAATATTAAGAAAACATATATGTTGGATGATTTAGATGAAAGTGATAGTGATAGTTATAATGATAGTGATAATAGTGATAATAGTGATAATAATGATAGTGATAATGATAGTGATGTAGAAATAATGAATTCACATAATTAAAGAATTACAATTTTATATTAATTAATTAAGGATAAATACATTTTGTTAATCTAATTAAATGTATTCAAAAAAATTTTTTATCCCTAATTTTATATAATGAGCATTACTTTGAAAAAGCTTTGGTCTGATTACGGTATTGGCGCAATTGTTGTTTTACTAATTGTAGCATACGGTGTTAGTTTGTTCGCGAAATATTTAACGTCCAAAGGTAGTTACGGGTCAGAAAATATGAGTTCATCTCCAAATTCTGCGTATAGGAACTCGGGACCTATGCCTGGAACTGCTCAAGCTCAATCTACTGGACCTATTCCAGCTGAAAGTGTAGGACGAAATGAAGTGTTCTCTTCTGTTAATGGGATATCATCACCTCAAGGCGCATCATCATCTTGTTCTAAGCCAAATGTCCAAAATCCCGCTGATTTATTACCCAAGGACTCCAATAGTCAATGGGCGCAATTAAATCCCTCTGGAAAGGGTGAATTATCGAATATTAACTTGTTGAAGGCTGGTTACCATATTGGCATTGACACTATCGGACAAACCTTGAGAAATGCCAATTTACAAATTAGATCTGAACCCCCAAATCCTCAATTATATGTTGGCCCCTGGAACCAGAGCACAATAGAGAGCGATTTTATGCGCCCTCCTCTTGAAATTGGTAGCGGTCCTCAATAAATTATTTACAGAATAGCGAATAGCGAATAGCGAATATTGAATAGTAAATAATAGATAATAAATTTATATTATATTTTTTTATAAATTTATTTTAAATATATATTTGGAGCGATCCGAAGCCGAACTCCTTCGACTGTCGTCTCCGGAGTTTGGTCTAATAAATGGTGTAATAAATAATATATTTATTTCAAAACATATAAATAAATATCCATATTTATTTATATAATGTTTTCGATTATTCCAAAAAATCAAATAATAAAAAATCTAATTAATCCCATTTGTAAAGAATGTATTTTTTTCAAAAATCAACATAGTTATCAAATAATGTTCAGTAATTGTATGAAATATGGTGAAAAAAATGTTATTACCGGTGAAATAACGTATGATACAGTTAATTCATGTAGGACAGATGAAGCCAAATGTGGGATAAATGGTCACGGTTTTGAAAAAATAAATGCTGGAAACCATAGGGTATCATATAATATTCCATCTTTTGATAATCCTGGGCCGGGCTGTTAACTCTGTCGGCTAACGCTTTCATTTTCCTCCAAAATTACAATATATTTTTTCTGAAATAATAAAATAAATAAATAATATATAGTAAGATGTTTAATAATATATGGAAAAGTGACATTTTAGTATATGTCATAATTGGATTTGTGATTTTAATTTGTTTAAAAGTATATTCTGAATCCGATGTATATAATTTAAAATGTATCGTATCCACTGTAGATGGTAACAAATATTGTGTCCGAGAACGTGAAAAGATTAATGACGCAGCAAATTTATTGGCAACGGTTACAGAAAAATGTAAAGCGTTGGTTGTATATCTCAAAGAAAAACATTCCAATGATGATGATGTAAAGCGACTTATTGATGGGTTTAATCCTAAAAAAATAAGTGAAACACTTCCAACAAGTGAATTGACTGCATATAGTGAAAATAAAGGAGAAAAAATCGCATTTTGTTTAAATAAGAAAAAAAACGGTACAAGACTCATTGATATTAATACGCTGACATTTGTAGCAATACACGAGTTATCTCATATTATGACAAAATCAATAGGGCATAAACAGGAGTTTTGGCAAAACTTTAAATTTTTACTTCAACAAGCAAAAGCAGCAGGATTATATAGACCAGTCGATTATGAAAAAAAACCTGAGAGTTATTGTGGAATGACTATCACAGATTCACCCTATTTTTCCAACATCTAAATCTCAAATATCTAAATATCAAATATTAAAATTTTTATATATGAAAAAAATTATATATAAAAAAATAACAATAATATATAGATGTCAAAAACAATACTATCACCATTCAAATTAAATCCAATATATAAAGTAAATTATTTGAATGGTACATCATCACCCCATTCTATTTTGGTGTTTTTTGGAAATAATGTAGATATAGAAGACCCCGAAGAATTGTTTAAGAGAGAACCAACCAATCTAGTATTTAAAAATATATTCAGCGAAAAAGAATATCAAAATATAAAAGAACAGAATATTCCAGTTAAGTTTTCAAAACAACAAATACATTTTGACGATACCATTGGTGTAATAAAAATGAAAATCGCTATTGAATTTTCAAAACAAATTTCATTAGAGGAAATATACATGTTTTGCTTGAAAGAAGAAACTATCAACCCAATTACATTGTTTCAATCATTAACACAAAATAATAAGTTAGATTTAACCCGAGTGAGACTAGACCAATTTTTATTTAACGTGAAAGATGAAAATGGAGAACCAATCGATTTTAATATTCCGGAAAAAAATAAATATGAATATGATGATATTATTGCATTAAATTTTACAGACAAAAAATACTTAATAAATAAAGTTTTAGGACAAAAAATTGTCCTCGTTTCAAATGAATATCCGTTTGTATGCAATCCATTTAGTGTGATAGAATATGATAATTTTATTGAAAAATCCACAAGAAAGTCGTTAACTACATTAAACAGTCATTTACTATTAAATACTGGTGATATAGTAGATAATAATATATATTTATGTCTCGCAGCAGATGTGTTGGCAAACGCAAATAGTAAGAATTTATCCGAAATAACAACCATTCATTTATATTATCCGTTATTATCTAAAAATCCGCCTGATATTCAGATACAGTCTCTGGATGATTTAGAAAGTAAAAAACAATTTCTTCTAGAAGAGAACAACACAAAATATTTTAATAGCGATACAAATGAAATATTTCAAGGGATTGATCTATTTTATGATATATACAAAGAGAGAACCGATGAATTACGGTATAAAACCAGAGGTATTAAATATATCAAAGCAGTTATACATCCGACATATAAAATTAAAATTCCGCTGGATATTGTATTCAAATTAATTCACGCAACGGAAATGAATCCTCTTATTAAATTTAATCCCGCATCAAGACAGGAAAATATTTTTAGGTTATACGCAAACAAAACCGCAAAAGATGGAAGAAAAATCCCGTTTCTTTCAAAACCGGATATTTTAAAACTTATGCGAAATATTGGCAAAACAAAATCAGTAGTTGTTCTTATTAATTCGTCGGTAAATGATAATAAGATTAATTCATTATTATGTGAATTTGAATATAATGGAAATATTACCATTGAATGTGATTTTAAAAAAATTGTATCTCTCGAAGAATCAGAAGATATATTTAAGAAATATATTAATCCTATTATAAATGAAGTAAAAGTATATTTGGAGCAAAGTGGATATACCATTAATTTATTTGAAAATTTGTATAATGAAAATGTTGAAATTAAACGAATCGATTATCAAACCGTTATTGAATTAGCAGATGATGCGACATTTGAAATTAATGATATTATGGGGTGTTTAACTAATATATTTATTGTTGAATCCAAAAATTTGGAGAATGGTATAGATATGCGTTTTAAACGAATTGCGAATTTTAATAAAATGACCAGTCAAGAAGCGTTTGTTATTGAACAGGCAAATGATAAAAATGGATTAAGAGGTAATGAATTAAGACGCGCGTTAATGGAAAATTATAAAATAAAAGAGGCGGTTGCAAATGAATTAATAGCAAGAATGGCGAGTGAACTTCAAGTTGAACGTGGAATAAAGGGGAATGATATTGAAATTAAAATGAATCCTGGGTTTAAAACAACTATTATTGGCACGCGAAATTTGGGAATTATTACTATTACTGTTGAAAACATTAACGATATTCAATATTTATCAACTATTCCTATTTATTTAGATTCGTTTATTCGCCTTACTCAAGATACACCAAATAAAAGAAGCACACGTGTACCATTAGAGTTGGTTAATACGTTATGTTCCGGTAATGAAAAAAAGGAAATAACAATGATAGATATTATTTCTCCGTTAGAACAAGCATTCCCAGACCAAGAAGTAGCTATTATTGAAGGTGATACTGTTATATATAAACCTTATGATGAAAATGATTATATATCAGATGATGAAGATACAGGAAAAAGACAAAACGCACTTGATTTACTTTATGGGAATGAGGGTGAAGAAGAAGAAGAAGAAGAGGACTTAGGGGGAGGCTCACTCCATCGTGGTGGCGGTGGTGAAAATACAAAAAAAACATTTAAAAGTATTGACGGGATGAAATTAAACAATCCGAATATTTTTCAAAAACGTATGGAGGATAGGGATCCAAAACTATTTAAAATAACTGGGCAAAAATCATACGCGAGTATATGTAATGGTAGTAAAAGTGGACGACGACAACCTGTAATATTAAACGAAGAAGAATTAAATCAAATTAAAACAGAACAACCGAACTTATTAAAAGGAGATGATGTAATTAAATATGGGTCAGACACAAACAATCCGAATTATTTTATTTGTCCCCGTTTTTGGTGTATTAAAACAAACAAACCAATTGACCCGTCTGAAATTATAGAAGAAAAAAATTCAAAGGGTGAAGTGGTTAGAAGATATCATCCTACTTGTGGTGAGGTTATTTCTCAAGATGAGAAAAAAATTAAACCTGGTGCGTATATTTATGAATTTTTCTCTCCTGCTGAACACGGAACATTAACAAATTATAAAAAACACGTTCCTGGAGTTCAAAAAGCGAGTGCACATCCGGAAGGATTGTGTTTACCGTGTTGTTTTTCGGTAGGCAGTCAAAAAATAGATTTAGATTTAATGAATTTAATATTTTCAAAATTCAAGTCAAGTAAATTAACTGCAACACAATTACTCGAACCAATTGGTATTAGTATTGCTGAAGCGACAAAATCATTGTCACCGAGTAAACTTAAAAATACAAATGAAGGTGTAGAATTAGTTAAAAAAGTGTTTTCCAATCGGTTATCTGAAAGTGTTATTGAAAATGAAGCATATCAATTACTTAAACCTTATGGAATTAATGAGTCAGACGCAGCTACAATACTTGCTAATAATTATATTGCTGTTTTAAAATTTATGGTTTCTGGGGAAAAAAATATTTCACAGAGTATAAAAGAACGTATAAAGGATCTTGAAGAAAAAAATGAGACAAGCACATTTGAAGAGAAAAAACGAGAATGTATACAAAAAGAAGAAACAAAAAAAAATAAAGAAGCGCAATCCGACGGACAAGAGGGAGAGAGAGAAAAAGGAGAAGGACAAGAGGAAGAAGGAAATGAGGAAGAAAAAAGAGAAGATGGAGAAAATGAAGAGGATGAGGATGAATTATTAGAAAGAGCACCATTAAAAAAGAAGGAAGATAAAGATGATTATATTCAGGGCTCCGAAAAATTTCCAATGGAGCCTGTCGGAAGATGGGGACGATTGCCTTTAAGTATCCAACAGTTTTTTAAGGAAACAGATTCACCGTGTCAATCAAATAAAACAGTTACGTCCATTAAAACAAATCAAACGTGTTTACTTAGACACGCAGTTGAAAAAAATAGTAAACAATCATTTATTGCGTGTATTGCAGACGCAAGATTTTACGGTGAATCTAAAATCCAAACAATTGTTGAAATGAAAGAAACTATTATAAAGGCTATAAATATTGATAGTTATATTACATATCAAAATGGAACTATTTTAACAATGTTTACACCAAAAGATGAGGTTGAAATGAGTCAAGAAAATATCGATAAATATTCTGAATCAAAAATTTACAAAAAAATATATAAAAAAAATAGTTCAAATGAAGATAGATATTTAAAAACAGTTATTGCTTCTTTTGAAAATTTTATTCGTTATTTAAGAGATAAACAATCGTTTATAGACTATACATATTTATGGGATATTGTATGTAAAGCTGATATCATATTTCCAAAAGGAATCAATTTAATCATATTAGAAATTACAGGAAACGAAAATATAAATATAGAAGAAACAAATATAGTAAAAATGATTTGTCCGACAAATCATTATTCAAATGAATTTTATAATGAGGATAAACAAACTCTATTTTTAATAAAGAATAAAAAAAATAATTGTTATGAACCGATTTATGCATACACAAATAAAGAAAATAATAAAATAAAAATAGATAAAACATTTAGTGAACATTATCCACAATTATCTAACGTAATGAAAAAGATATTTACAAAAGTGATTAAACCTGTATTGCGAGATATGTGTGTCCCATTTTCAAGTATGCCAAATAATTACAATAAAAAATATAAATTTAAACGTGCTATTATTGCAAGTACGCTAATTAATAATTTAAAAAAAATAAAATATACTGTGGAACATCAAGTTGTAAACTATCAAAGTAAAGTTATAGGAATTATTTCTACAAACAAAAGTAAAGAATTTGTTGGATTTATGCCGTGTTACCCATCTTCAATAGATTATGATTATGATTATGTATACATGAATGAAAATAATTTATATTCAACTTATGAAAATACTGTTTCTTTTTTGACAAATTTATATGAAGATGGTAAGGGTAAAATCCCGAGTAGCCCCAAATTTAAAATTGTAGATGATTCAGATAAAGAAACTGGTGCTGTTGTTGTTGGAATATTAACAGAAACAAATCAATTTGTGCAATTGTCGAAAAGTATTCCATTAACAGATATAACAGATGATATTCCACAATTGAAAAATTCAAATTATATTATGAATAAAGATAGCATACCTATGTTATCGAGTGACGCGTCAATTTCTATTTCAAATAACATTGATACTGACCGTGTAGAATATATTAAAAAAATAAAATTAGAAACCAACTTTTATAATGTGTTTAGAAATACGATTCGAATATTATTAAATGACTATGAAAATATTCGTCTTCGAGAGAAAATCGAAGAAGAAATAAAAAATCCGTATAACCCATATAATGATAAATTAAATACTATTAATAAATATTTGAAAGAATTAGTAAAAGATACAATTATATTTACAGAAAAATACGATTATAATTTGATTAATGAAATTACTACGTGTTTAGTAACACCAATAGATAAATGTTCAGATAAACAACCATTATGTGCAACCACACAAAATAATAAATGTCAATTGGTTCTTCCCAGAAATAATTTATTAACGAAAAATTCAAATAATGAAATATATTATTTTGGACGAATGACCGATGAATTAATCAGATATAATCGAATTAAATCGTTTATATTTCAACCGCAATCTTATTTATCCTTTGGGTCATTGGGTTATAATCTAAAGGACGATGAAATTATAGTGATTCAATCATTATTGACATCTGAATACTTTGATGGTTTAATTCCAGAAACTATAAATAAATATGTTGCGTATAATACGTATGATACTGCGAATCCAATAATAAGTCAAGTATACGATAATAAGATAAATGTAAATGAAGTAGAAAACGCAAAAGATAAAACTGAGATTGCTGCGATCGAACCATTAATCCAAGAAAATGAACAACCCAGCCCCATAATTATTATTAAAAAAAAATCAAAAAAAAATAAAACATCGACGAATAATGTAACTAAAAAAAATATGTCGGATTAATCCAACTATTATTCTTTTTCTTCTGCTTCTTCTCCATCTTCTTTTTCTTCTGCTTCTTCTCCATCTTCTTTTTCTTCTTCCTCTTCTTCCTCTTCTTCCTCTTCAAAATTAATATCTCCAAATATATTCATCATACGATTACCGTCTATGGATTCAAGATTCTCGCCATTACCATATTCTATATTTGAATTTGATACAGGCACGAATTCTGTTTCCGAGTCTGATTCGGTTTCTGCGTCTGATTCTGTATCTGAATCTATCTCTTCTTCAAAATCTAAACTATTAAAATTTACATGGTTATAATTAAATGATATATCTGTACGTATTATTTTTTTTGAGGAAAATCTAAATACTGTTGGTATAGGGAGCGAAGGATTCAACAGATTTGTAATAATACTTATTTTTTTTTTCCCAAAATTTGGGTTAAAATTTACAAATGATCTAAGTCTACTTTGTAATTTTATAGTGGAGCATTGTTTTATACATGATCCAGAAATATAATACTTACTTAAATAATATAAATGTAGATATGGTCTCATAATATCGACTAATTTATCTTTTGGAAATTCTTCATGAATAAATATTTTTTTATTATAAATTTTATAGTCCTTTAACATATTTATAATTATTGGATGTAATGTCTCATAATGTGTTGTAAATATGTAATTTTTAATAAACGTCTCCCGTATCAACCCTTCATTGTTATATTCAAATTGTGTCAGATCTAAATTTGATAGAAAATATCCTTGTATTAATTTTGGCATAACACAAATTTTGAATCGGATAAAAAAATATATATTGTATAAAGTACTATTATTAAGGGGTAGATTGTTATACGGATTTTTTGGAATTAATGGTTCAGGAAAAAAATAGGATGAATTAGATAAATTGTTATTTAATATATTTATTAAATCACTAATTATAAATAAATATTTTGATTTATTCTGAATAATTGTAAATACATTTTTGTCCGTTTCTTTAATATCATTCATGTATAAATCGGTATTAATTTGTAAAGACGCTATTTTATATTTAACAATATTTGCAAATCGTGATAATGCATAATATGTTCTCTGTGTTTTACAAAATATTGTTAAAAAATCTTCTTTATGTGATTTTGATAAAAAAATATTATTTAACATTTTATGGAGTTCTTTAAATTTACAAATTGTTATGAATTTTTTATTCTTACACGTAAACTGCTGTGTATTATAAAATAATCCTATAATATACGTGTGAAATAAATTGATTATAAGATCATTATTTTCATTTTTTTTATTAGTATGAATATATTCAATAATATTGGTTTTATTTAATGAAACAAATAGATTTGTAGATGACTCTATATGTTGTTGGATTATTGAACAAAATGTTTTCATTATATATACATAAAAAAATACATTTAATATTATTACATAAATAATATTAAAATTTATACAATTTATACAAATTACACAATTTGGTTACATGTCGCTCCACTCCACTCTACTCTATATTATTTAGAATCCAGGATTATAATCATTATCATCTCCCAAATCACTTGTTTTGATACTAGTAACATTATTTTGTATAATTAATTTATTTGTGCTACACATATCATCAGTATTTTCAAGGCCACCAAACATTTGTTCAATCGCGTCATTGTCGTCAATATGTTCTTGTGAAATAACACTGTCTAATTTACGCATTTCTTCCAAGTCTAATACAACTTGGAATGCGTTTGTTCCGTATAAACCTTCTTGCCCACACATTACATTTGCTGATACACCGCGCATTGTGTCTAATTCGGCGTGTCTTGCCGCCTTTAAAAACATTTCTGGTGTTTCCTCAAATGATGCTTTCGCAATAGGTCCAATATTATCATTGTTGATTCCGTGTCTGAAAATGGAAATTAATTTATTAGTAAATGTCATTCTGTCACATAGAACACTCAAATGATGATAATTAATATATGTACCATCGAATTCAATGACATCAACTAACTCGTTATAAATCGTTTGTCTTGCGGCTTCAATTCCGAATACATTGAAAATCTCTATAATATCATTACTAAATGTTCTTGTTGTGTCAATATAATCCAAAGCTAATACATCCAACATATTTGTTCCGACTGTATCCAACACCCAAATATCCTGTTTTTTATAAGACCCAGCATTTTCAACAACATTGTCTTTTATTTTTCTAAGAATTACTTTATTAATTTTTTTGACACCACGTATAATTATATTATTCAATAGTTGATCTTGGAAATTCTTCAATAAGTATATCTGGTCAGATTGATCTAACGGATTTACCTTTATTTTTTTTGCTGCTCCTTTTCCTCCACCAGGTTTTAAAATTGAATTCATTCGAATACGGAATACTAATTTGTCCGCGTTATAATCCGAATACACACACGTAATCTCATCTCCATAACTATTTTTAAGTACAAAATTAATGTCATCCATTGTAATATTTTTCTCCAACATCATCTCCGCGTCCATTTCCATTCGGATAATCCATTTTGATTTCTCATTAGAGTCGTCAGATAAAGAACTCTCATTACACTCGTTCATCATCATTTCAAATGAACGGTATTGCGCCATTGTTGTTTGGTCAACCGTAATAAGAGTATTTAAATCATCGGGATCAAAACATATCTCAATCGACTTTACAATCTCTTGCATTTTTGTATGTTCCAACATATACATAATAGATTGAGCCTTTTCTCGTTCCGTTTCCTCTTCACGTTTCAAGAAGACAGTAAGTGATGGATTTTTTGGTTCAGATGACAACGACAAAATTTCTTCAATTCTTGGCACACCACGAGTGACATTAGATTTAGATGCGACACCAGCAAAATGAAATGTATTTAGCGTATTGTGAACTATCACACCATAATCCGTCATAAATGTTTGATTTGCTGGTACTGTAAAATCGTAAACATATTCTTTTTGATCGGGTGTATATAGTTCAATAGCAACAATCTCATCCCAAATAATATTTGAGTTGGCGGCTTGCTTCAAAATAGCTAGTTCATTTGCGATTTTCTTTGCGTCCTCGTGGGATTCAAATACATTGATGTACTTTTGCAGGGTTCTTCGTCCGATCGATTCTTTTTTTGCCCATCGTCCATAATTACGACTTTGTCCAGGAAGTTTCAAGTCCTTTCCACATTTCGCAATAATTTCACCAAGACCATTAATTTTATCAATTTCGTCAGATAAATCGTGTGCGTCATCCCTACTAATATATTCAACTAAGTCGTTTAATTTGTCAGTATGAACCATAGATCCGATCTGTTCTTGATACAATTTACTATATTTTGACGAAATAGTCAAGTTATATATATTGGAACCACGAGTAAAGTTTTCTTTGATAGATCCAAATATGTCAAAATAGTTGAGCAGAAGAGCAATATCTTTGGTAAGTTGTTTACTTCTACTACATACGCGTATTTGATGATGTCCTTTATCATTTTGGAAATTTCCATCTCCGTCGAAATATGCTTGGATTAATCCAGCCTTGAATTCATTTGGAGCTAAGAACGCAAAGTCTGGAACACGTTTTACAAAAGAACCTGTATCACACGTATCGAGAATAAATTTTGCTAATTCTTTATGGTTAAAGCTAGATGATACCGAAGGTCCATACTCCCCTTTATATTCTCTTACTTTACTTTCTTTTCCAAACATTTTAGCAATTTTCTGCGTATTTTCAATAAAATATTGTGAGATATTTGTAATACAAATTGTATTGCTATTTATATTTCCCTCTGCCAAATAAGCTCCAATAAACCATCCGAACAAATAATCTAATTTATATTGTGCATCTCCGATATGAATGGAATCTTGAACAAATGTATTTTCAATATGCTTTGCCACTGGAATACGCATTCCAGTAGTCATATCCGCTCCCACTATAGGCGCAACCTTTTGGTCTTTACGAATTAAATGCGAATGACTTGTTGTGGTTTCAACTATGCGGCCACTCTTTGTGGTGACTTTCATCATTTGACCATTTACTGGGTGACGACTTACGTGTGATATTTTATTCCAATGTGTTTTTTCTTGTTCATCTACCCCAACAATATAATATTCGTCATCAAGTGTGTCTAGTAATGTTTCAACACTATCAGTGTGACCGGTATTGAAGGTAAATTGCGGCAATTGCTCAATCAAATTATCACATAATTTTCCAATTTCTCCTGAGACCATAGAAGCCACTTTTGAATTTTTATTTATTTTTACACACTTAATATGCTCTGAAGCAGGGGTTGACATCTGAGTTGTCGGCTCTCCAATACTCTGTGCAGCAATCATTCCAACCATTTCACCGGGCGCAACAATTGCGCGTTTATAATTCAATGAAATCGTTTCCAACAACACGGATAGCGCTGCGCGATTAAATCGCTTTACAATTAATAAATCCTTAGGTGATAGACTGAAATAATATAGAGTTTTGAATAGGCGAGTAGGAACCGCGCAACGGATTTTTTCTAAATTGCTATACGTGTCTTCAATCATTTCAAATGCTTCTAATGGTGTGATATCGACAATAGAACTCGCATTTATGTTTTGTTGCCCCATCACATTATTGATAATATGCATAAACGCAACAGGCGAATTGACTACACTATCTCCCTTATTTTTAAATACATATTTAATAATATCGTCACGACTTTTAATCATAAAATCAGTATACGTTTTACATTTGTCTTGCGTATCTTTCATCTGTTTCTTGAAACGAGTCATTGTATTTTTCAAAAAGAATAGTGATAATGTTTTCATTTTTCCTGCCTCATCCGGAATGTTAAAATGCGCATAAATATCTTGAATACTCATACTAACAATCGGTATGATCTGATTTTCAACTTTTACTGGATCAATACCATCATCTCCATAACTAAATTGTACGATTTTACCTTTATTTGTTCGTAGAGTCATATCATATGAAACCATAATATCTTCCAGACCTTTGATAAGACGTCGTTGAATATATCCTGTAGTGGAAGTATCCCTCACTTGGAGTCCATTCGCTAATCCAAAATTGAGTGTGGAAGGAATAGTCAAGTCATATACTTTAGGATGGTGTTCAACACCAATAATATTTATTTCAACAATTTTATCTAATACCACATCATTATATGTATCAAAATTACGATGAGATTTCCCCCAAACGATAGATTTTAATTTCTTATTTTTATTTTCTTCCAGTAAAGTTATTTTTTCTGCGAATATATCCCCCCATTGTGCACGAATTGAAAATCTATATGTTGGTTTAATATTCTTTGTTCCGACATTATTTGATTTTAGTTGTGTTTTGAAAACCTTTCCAAAAACCCCTAATCGAGAACATAACATAGATATTCCTTCAATAAGACGACTTGACGCAGAACCAGCTTCAATCGTATTTTTACCAACTGTACCGTCTCCTGAGAAATAACCATTTAATAAACCAATAATGAAACTTTCTGGAGCAATAAATGCCTCAGTTGGAACATATTTATTCTCAGCACGATGTCCGACAAATTTTGTCAAGAATGTCGATAAAATCGCGGAATTACCTACAATACTTGTGGTTCTACCTCCAATTTTATTTATTCTTGATTTTTCACTCCAACAGATGGAGTATTTATCAAACCAATTCTTAACAAAAGATTTAATATTTTCATTTATATTAGTAATATTTATAGTATTTTTATGAGCATTACCTTCAGCAAGGAATAACCCAATGAAAATACCATTTTCTTCATTTAACTCAAATTTATCAGGAATTGCGGTATCTTTACGATTTCCGTTATAAGGATACACAAATCCATCTTTTATATTTATTAAATTAGAACGAACTGATGTTCTTTGAAGTGATGATTTCTTTGTATATGGTAGCGTAAACGTTGTTCCATTATTTTTATCCCACCATCCTGATGGTATTTTATTACGAGTATTCATTGTTTCGTTCATCATTTTTAATGCTTTATTAAAATCAGTTCCGTGCACATAGTCATTTTTTGGTAAATATGTTGTCATTTCAATATTATCTACAATAATAGGGGGTTGACAAAGTTCTCGAGTCACAGGAACACAATCACCAACTTTAATATCTGGTGTAAGCATTTCTTTTAATTTTTTAGTTTCTGGATTCCAAATCAACAATGATTTACTTTCCGTCACAATCACATTTCTACCACCGCTTGTTTTTATTTCATACAATTCAGTACCAGGATCGTGTCTTGTAATTGCTGTAACTTCTCCCCAAGTCACAATACCATTTTCATCCGTGGTAGGAATATACACATCACCTTCTTTAATATTTAATAATTCCATCTGTCTCGCAGTAAAATGTTGAATGTTTGACTGATTTTGAGAATCGTCTAACTGTGCATCAATCCATTTTCCAATTTCAGTATATTTTGCTTGGTTATTTTCAATAATAACTATTTTTGTTTCCCACGTTACCGATTTTACTGCAGTATCAATAAGACCGACACGACCACCCATTGCGTGGAAGAATAACTCCTGAGGGCTGAGTCCATTGATATAAGAACTTTCTACAAAACCGCGAGCACTTGGGCTGTCGTCAAACTTTGAGAAGTGGGGGAGTGTTCTATGGTCAAATCCATACGGGATTCGTTTTCCATCTACGTTTTGTTGTCCTAAACACGAAATCATTTGTGAGATATTTAAATCACTGCCTTTTGACCCCGCATTTACCATAATAACAAAACGATTCTCCTTGTCCAAACTTTTAAGACCGGTTTTTCCTGCTTCCGCAGACGCTTGATTTAAAATATTATTCACCTGTGTTTCAAACTCCTCATTGTTTGTTTTTCCTGTATTATTTTCAAACACTCCAATTTGGGTTTGATCAATTAAATTTTTTACATCATTTTTCTTTTCGCTAATAATTTTAATAATTGATTGATTTGTTTTTTCATCGGATAACAAATCACTAATTCCAACACTATATGAGCTCGACTTTAAATATTCTGTTACTATATTCTGTAAGTCATCCACAAAATTCGCCGATATGAAATTTCCATAATCATTACAGATACGATGAATTAAGCCCTTTGTCCCCGCTCCTAACACACCCTTTTCCATCTGCCCACGCATATATACGCCATTTTTTATTTCTAACACACTATTTGACGTCTTTGAATCATCGTTGTCTCCAAACAATTTTGTTTTATATGATATCGAAAAGGGAGGTAGAATTTGGGTTAGCAAATCAAAATTTGTAATCACTCCTCCTTTCGCCAATAAAGCATTTTCGTTGACACGATTAAACATCATTAATATGTTCATTGCGTCTCTAGGCGTAAATTTTATATTTTCTCTGGTAAAACGGTAGCATCCAAGCATTGAATCTTGGTAAATACCAATAATAGGCGAGTTATTCGCAGGACTTATTATTTGATATGGCACCGCTGCCAAATTTTTTAATTCCGAATCGGATTCCGCATCTTGCGGCATATGTAAATTCATCTCCATGAATATCCCTATGGATTTCCCAAAGGGCCAGACTATACCTTGTCCCGCATCAGGTTGATTATTCCTTCATTTGCGAGCCGTAACCGTCTAGTCGTTGAACCTTACCCAGTGCTCTATCATAACGAGTTTAGGGTCTTGGCTGCGGATTGCCCAATCCTTCTACATTTTTACCGATGGGTTCGTCTATTAAACGAGTTCCTCACATATATTTCTATGTGTAAGTGGTAGTAGAAGGCTCTAAGGGGTTCCCCGCAATTTGATCACGTTGCCATTTTATTAATTCTTGTATAAATTTATTTGCTCTTGCTTTTATAATCTCTATATTTTCATATTTACCAATAAAGTTTGCTTTTACTTTATTAATAATTATTCTAACATATTGATATTTTAATGTATTATTATTAATGACGAATATATATTTTTCTATATTTTCTGGATCAACTATAACATTTTTAAATCTTTTAAACTTAGAATCAGTGTGTTGTTTTTGTGTTGTTTCCATTTGTTTTTCACGAACAATTGGATCACTTTTAAAATCTGTTAATCTTTTGGAAATTAAAGATTTTGTATATTCACTTCTAGTTAAATCACGATTTTCTTTAACAGTTGGCTTTACTATTTCATTTTCATCTAAAAGAATTTTTGTTCCTTTTAAACTACCACGAGATTGACCACCATCTGTTAAATTATAACCATTTGGATATTTGGTATTGTATTCTAATATATAATGTCTTTCATATGTGTCTAATTCATCTACTTTACAAGTAAGAATTTTTTCACATATAAAATTTTCATTACCATATTTTAATAACGATGAATTTAAATACCTGGATTGATTCTTCTTATTGGAAGAAGCTTCGTGTATATGGTCTTTAAATCTTCCCAAAAATCCAAATGGTCTATATTTCGAGTGATTTAATCTATGACTTCTAGTTTGTCCTATGTAAGATTTATTATTAATGTTATTCGTGATTTTGTATATTTCACCAGTAACCTTATCATATTCGTCTAAATTTAGTAACATTTTATATTATTTCGTTATATTATTATATTATTATTAAAAGAGCAATCTTTATTATTTATTCAAGAATTAATTAATGACTAGAGGATTATATCTATCCTATTGGACAGGTAAACATTACAACATTTTCCTAATTAAGTATTGTTTACAACTTAATTAGTGTTCCCCTGTTGGCGACAAGATTTATCGCCATCGAAGTCAGCATTGTACGGCTTCGTCCTCTTGCCGTTCCCTAAGGTTTCCCAGAGGGGTGGACTGTATCTTAAATCAATTCAAGGTGACTAACCTATCATTATTGACCGACACCCGTTCAGTCTCTGAATGCCTTCCATAGTCTTGTCATAACGACTTTAGGAAGTAACACTGCGGATTACCCAATCCTTTACATTATTACCGCTGGGTTCGGCTATTAACCGAGTTCTTCTTCGTATCTTTCGATATTAGAATGGTAGTAAAGGCTCTAAGGGACTTCCCGCAACAAGGTGTCTCGCAAATATATTAATAATTTTTTGAGGCATTTATATTTTCTATTTATTTTTCTATTTTCTATTTATATTTTCTATTTATTTTTATATTTTCATTTTTATAATTTTATTATTGCCTCAAATTTATTAAATTATTCACTAGGGGGTTACACGCTTTTAACGCCCCCTGTTGCCAACACGAAGTTTATCGGCTACGTTCATTCTAAATGTATCGCCTTGCTTCATAATTCGAGCAATATGACACATCATCGACATTCTATGTAAAGTAGGTTGTCGGTTAAACAAGATAGGGTCACCATCCATCATATGTCGATGAACGATATCCCCGTCTTCCAAAATAATAGATTTTCTATCAACATATCGCAGTGTAATAGAATCGCCATTTTTCTTCTCCAAAATTTTCGCACCAGGATGGACTTCTGGCCCATTTTGAATAAGTGTTGTCAAAAAGGCTCTATTGATCTTATTTACAGTGACTGGTTTGGTGATATTCTTCGCAATTTTCATAGGAATTCCTAGCTCACGAATAGATATATTTGGGTCGGCAGTGATAACAGACCGAGCACTAAAATCCACACGTTTTGCCATAAGATTTCCTCTCATTCGACCACCTTTTCCATTTAATCTGTCTTTAATTGATTTAAGAGGACGTCCAGAACGTTGAGCGACCGATGCGACACCAGGAATTTTGTTGTCAACTTGTGTCGCAACATAATATTGTAAGACGGTGGTCCAATCATCAATCACATTCGCAGGAGCGTTATTTTGAATTTTTTCTTGTAATGTTTTATTTGTTTTAATAATATTCACTAAAATATGACTGAGATCATCTTCACTGCGTTGTTGAGCATCGTGTTTAACAGACGGACGAACAGCAGGAGGTGGCACAGCCATTACTTGACAAACCATCCAATCAGGACGAGACCACAGAGGGCTGAAGCCCATAAATGATACATCTTCATCAGAAATTCGTTTACATATTTTTAGTACCATTTCAGGAGTAAGTTTTATAACGATATTTTGCGATTGTTCGGGAGTGGATCCCTCATTTTTCCATTCCGCGAAAATATTAGCAAGACCCTCTTTTCGAATTTTACTTGGTTGTAGACAACCACATCCGTCATCTGTATCTTCTCCACATTTTTTAATTTTACTCGCAATTTGAAACACATATTTCCATCTAGCGTCTCCTGTCAATTTTAATGCTTGGTTATATTTTTCTTTGCTGATGAGAAGTTTGCTACATTTAAAACAAGTACATCTCAACACTTTTAAAATGGAAGTTAAGTATTGAATATAGAACACTGGACGCGCCAATTCAATATGTCCAAAATATCCCGGGGTTTCCATATAATCAAGTCCATCTGTGGGACAAATTAATCCTGGCTCTAAAACACCCATTCTTGGATCAAATAATCCCCCAATAATGGGTTTATTATTAATATAAGTATCTCGAGTAGTAATCTCAGCGACAGAACCCTTGCGGATTTCATCAGGTGATAATATACTAAACTGTATTCCAATAATTTTTGACGCATTCATATTTGTTTTGTTCGCTGGATTTCGCGACATATTCTTCCTTATATTACTATAATAATATTTAGATTGTTTGAAATCAATTTATTAATTAATGGAAAACAACCAAAAACAACCAAAAACAACCAAAAACAACCAAAAACAAACATTTTATTTGTGAAATATAAAATTTGATTATATTATGAACAATATAATTAGTATTAATACTTCAAAAAATATTTTACAAACAACAGTATATGCTTCATTATTTGTACAAGTAATTACAGGTATATTTGATTTTTATGTTCTTAAACTAAATGTTGTTCCATCTATGATGATTTTGAAGGATTTATTGTTATTAGAATTGGTTGTTCAATTAATAGAAGGTAGTTTTTATATTTGGTTAGCATACTCTTTCGTAAGCATTGAAAATATCACACCACATCGTTATTATGATTGGTTTTTAACTACACCTACAATGTTAATTACTTTTTCTATATACTTAATTTATTTGAAAAATGAATATGAACAAAAACTAAATACAAATACTACTAAAACAATCAATAATGATACTGATACATTTGTCCAAATACTTCAAAAAAACGCATATATTTTGATTCCTATTGTATTATTAAATGCATTAATGTTGATATTTGGATATCTAGGTGAAATAAATATAATTAAGGAAAAAATTGCTGTTTTATGTGGATTTATACCATTTATTTTATGTTTTACACTCATTTATGAAAAATATGCAAAATATTCAGAACAAGGTCTAATATTATTTTGGTACTTTGTTAGTGTATGGTCTTTATATGGTGTGGCCGCATTATTTCCATACAATTTGAAAAATATATTTTATAATATATTAGATTTATTTGCTAAAAATTTCTTTGGACTTTACTTAGCATATATAATTTGGCATAATAAAATATAAAAATAAAAAATTGATTTATATTTTATCCGGATAAATCATTCAAATTATAAGTTATAACAATGCCGAGAGACACGCAAAATAAATCAATTAAGAAGGATAATAAAAGTAAGAGTAAGAAAAGGGATGAACTTACTCGTCGTAGAAAAATGAATGAAAATTCGGATAGTGACGATGATAGTTTTATTAATGAAAGTGATGAGGAGGATGAAACAGAAGAAATGGATGTAGTCGAATATCAAAAATTTCTTAGTAAAATGTTTCCTTCCAAATATATGAATAAAAAGATAAAAGCGGGTGAAGATATTAAAAAATTTTTGAAAACTCTTCCTAATGAGGAGTCTTCATCGGATGAAGAAGAAGAAGAGGAAGAAGAGGAAGAAGAAAAGGTTTCAAAAAAGTCTTCTAAATCTAAATCTAAATCTAAAAAAAACAACAAAAAAGACATAAAAAAATCAAAATCAAATAAAAAAATGGCAGTTGAAAGTGATTCTTCTGAAGAGGATGATGAAGATTCTGACGAGGATGATGATGACAACAACCATAAAAATAAAAAATCCGGAAAATTCAATATTATATTTACAATTGGTAACAACACTAAAGAGGATGATGATGATTATGACGATGACGACGAAGATGAAGATGATAGTGATTGGGAATCAATTGATGAGACAGAAGATGAGGATGAAAGCGTATCTAGTGATGATTCTGATTCATCCGATGATGATGATGAAGATGAAGATGAAGATGACGATGAAGAAGATTCAGAAGAAGAAGAAGAAATAGAAATAACGCGCACTAAAAGAAATAGAAATAAAAATATTTTATCTAGAGTAAGTAAAAATCCATCAGATGATACACAACCTCCTTCGAATATTAACTCTGAATCACCATCACAAAAAGAGGATAATAAAACAAAAACGAATGAATTATTGAATGAATTAAAACTACTTTTACATAAAAACGCAAATAATAATAATAAAATGTTGAATCACTGTATTCAAGAATGTGAAGAGGATATTAAAAAATCCAACAAAAAAATCGAGAAAAAACAGAAAAAACAAAAACAAAAAAATGCCAGAATATTCAAACGTATTTTGCGCGATAAAAATACTATGAATGATTATGCGTTCTTTGGAAAAATGAACACCGAAGATCAAGTGAAAATTATTAAAGAAGTCAAGGAAATCAATAAAATTAGTCGTGTAGAAAAACCATACAGAATGACGATTTTAGAATCAAATATTCCGCCGATTTTCAAATCAGAAGCATTGAAAAAAATTAGTTCCCTCCGATATATGGAACCTGGAAGCGGAGAATATTACAAAATTAAGAATTGGGTTGATACTTTTATGCGAATTCCGTTCAACAAATTTGAACATTTACCAATTAATATTTCTGATGGAGTTGAAGCGTGTCACGATTTTATGGCAAACGCACAAGCTACACTTGATTCAGCAGTGTATGGTTTAAATGACGCCAAAATGCAGATTATGCAAATGTTGGGACAACTTATTACAAATCCAGCAGCAATCGGCACAGCAATTGCGATACAGGGCTCTATGGGTACGGGTAAAACATCGCTTGTGAAGGAAGGTATTAGTAAAATTCTAAATCGCCCCTTTGCGTTCATATCTCTAGGAGGCGCAACGGATAGTAGTTTCTTGGAAGGTCATTCTTACACATATGAAGGTAGTGTGTGGGGTAAAATCGTCCAGATTCTAATTGAAAGTAAGTGTATGAATCCAGTCATTTATTTCGACGAGTTGGATAAAATCAGTGATACAGCAAAAGGTGAGGAAATTGCTGGTATATTGACGCATTTGACAGATACGTCGCAGAATAGTCAATTTCACGACAGATATTTCTGTGATATTGATTTTGATTTGAGTAAATGCTTATTCATTTTCAGTTATAATGATGAAAATAAAGTGAATCCGATTTTACGTGATAGAATGTATAAAATCCAGACAAAGGGATATGATAAGAAACAGAAAACGATCATTTCAAATAATTATCTGTTACCGAAAATTAGAGAACAAGTTAAGTTTCAAACGGGAGATATTATAATTCCGGATGATTCAGTCCATTATATTATTGAAACGCATTGTAATAAAGAGGATGGTGTTCGAAATTTAAAGAGATGTTTGGAAATTATTTATACGAAACTTAATTTGTATAGACTTATGAAACCTGGCTCCAATTTGTTTGAAGATAACATGTCGCTGGATGTGGCATTTCCATTTACTGTAACAAAAGAGATTGTTGATAAATTAATTAAACGAGATGGGACAGAAAATAATATGGCGCTTCAGGGAATGTATGTGTAAAACCATAGATGTTAGTTGAAGGAATATGTTTATAATTATTTGTATATTTGTATTTTGTATATTTGTATTTTTTTATTTTATTTTCTAATAATATTCCTTCATATTTATTGTAACCACTTAAAGATATACTATTAAAATAAAATAAGTACAAATATGGATACGACATCAAATCAACAACTAAATATGGATAAAATAGGTCAAGAAATGACTCAAAAATTGAAGAAGGTTATATGTGAGAGAGAATTTGCAAATATGATAACACAAACCAACCAACAACTGATGGACTATAAAGAAAAAGATGACAAACAAGAATTAGACGCAAGTCAAAATGATGTTATAAATCAAAATTTATTTCAAAAATTGAATAATACTGTATATGATGGGGAACTTGTGAATGATAATACTGAGATGAATCTTAATATATTAATGCAAATTCGTACAAATATCGAAGACCAAATAAGCACAAGAACAAATGATATTAATTTTAGTGCGTTTATAAATAATTGTATTCCAGATGATTCATTGACATCTGAAGTAAATGAGCTTATTCAACATTATTTGATATTATTTCAAGAAGAAAGATTGAAAAATGAAATTAAAATGATCAATTCGTATTTAAATATGTTAAATGAGAAAATTCATAGTTTATGTGACCATACGTTTGTGAGTGATTGTATTGATATTGATCCGGATACCAGTGTTAAAATTTATTATTGTACCGTTTGTAAAGTTAGTGATCTAAATGATAAAATAAGAATGATTCAAGAAAAATGTTGTGGTAAGGAAAAATGTTGTGATAAAGATAATTATTGAGATAAATTTGTTTATTATTTGTGTAAAATATATAAATATATTATATGATATTATTATCATATAACATATCAATGGATAATGAAAATAAAATTAAATTTTTGGAAGAAGAAAATAGCAAATTAAAATTAGAATTAGAAAAATATAAAAATTCACATAAATCATATTATGAAAAAAATAAAAAAAATATAATGGAAAAGGCTAATGAACGATTACAAAAAATAGCAAAAGAAAATCCAGATAAAAAAAAGGAATACGCAAGAACCGCGTATTTAAAACAAAAGGAAAAAAAGAAAAAAAATATGGAAAATATAAATATTTAGAAATAATATATAATTTTGTAAAAAGTATATAAAAATATATAGTTATAATATATAATGATTCGATATAACTACGATACATTACAAGAATTTGTAAATGTGAATCATTTGACATTAATAAATGATTACTCTAATCAAAAAATAAATAGGGATTTAATAATTGAAGGAAACTGTAAAAATAACGATTGTAGTTTATTTTTTTCTAAAAGTTTTAGAAATTGTGTTACATATGGTTGTTATTGTAAACTATGTACACTAAATATAAATAAACAAAACCCTGTTATTTTATATAATTATGAATTATTGTTAAAAATTTGTAATGAAAATAATATAATTTTATCACGTGATTATTCAGCTGAAAATGTAAATGTCTTTACTATTATAGAAGGCAATTGTTTGACTAATAATTGTACAAATAATTTTAGTAAACATTTTAGGACATTTTTCAAAACAAATGGATATTGTCATGACTGTAGTACTAAAACCGGATTTATAAAAAATAAGAAAACTTGTATGGAAAAATATAATGTAGAATATCCAACACAATGTCCAAAAATAACGGATAAAATAAAACAAACTGTTATTACAAACATTAGTATTAATCCAAATTATAAAGAAAATATTAAAAATAAAAAAATACAAACAAATAATATAAAAAATACAATTGACCCAAATAGAAAAAAGGACATTGCTACCAAATTTAAAACTACTGTAAATAAACATAATATAGAACATCCAGATAGATTAAACAATATAAATGAAAAAAAGAAATATACTTGTTTATTACATTTTGGTGTTGAATATCCATCACAATCTCAAGAAATAAAAGAAAAATGTAAACAAACTTGTATAACACATTTTGGATGTGAATATCCTATGCAGTCTGATATTGTTAAAAATAAAAGTAAGCAAACGTGTATGACTAATTTTGGTGTAGATTTCTCGTTACAATCTGAAGAAATACGTGATAGGGGTAAAATAACTTGTGTTAATAAATATGGCGTTGAATATTTTTCACAATGTAAAGAGTTCAAAGATAATGTAAAACAAACTAATATTATGAAAAATATAATGAACCCAGATAGACAACAAGAAATTAATGACAAAAAAATAAATACGTGCATAAAAAAATATGGTGTAGAATTTTCTTTCCAATCAGAAGAAATTAAGGATAAAATAAAACAAACAAATTTACAAAAATATGGTGTAGAAAATGTAATGCATTTATCCGAATTCTCTGAAAAATCCGCAATAAATTCTTATAGAATTAAAAAATATACTTTTCCATCCGGAAATATAATAAATTTTCAAGGATATGAAAATTGGGCATTAGATGAATTATTGCGAGAAAACGTAAATGAAAATGATATTATCGTATGTAGAAAACTGGTCCCAGAAATCTGGTATTTAGATGAACAAAATAACAAACATAGACATTATGTAGATATTTTTATTCCCTCTCAAAATAAATGTATAGAGGTAAAATCTACGTGGACATTTGAAATTAAAAACGACGCTGTAATGCTTAAACAGCAGGCAGGAAAATTATTAGGATATGAATATGAAATTTGGATGTATAATAATAAAGGTATAAAGTTGAATGTATATAAATAAATAGTACAATTTTAATTATTTATTTATAATTTAATACTCGGAATATGGTACGTTATTGGACCCGCGCTCCAAAATATATTTTCGCTGCGCAACTGTCATACAGGCGCATCCTGAGCTATTTGAATACGCACCTGAATTACCGCAACATTCTGGTTTAAATGGCGTATTTGCGAACATGAGCATTTCCCCCTCTGGTAGCGGGATAGGTTGCTCTTTGCGATTCAAAATATCCTGAACACCCTTACCACCTTTAGTGCCGGCTTTATACGTCAAATTAGGAGTAAACCAAGAAGAAGTATTAACCGGAGCGGCATTATTTGGCGCGGATTGTCCATAGTTAGTATTCGCACCGACAAAACCTTCATTCCCGACGATACCGTGTTGCATAAGATGGACCGCAGTATTCGCACCACCTCTCATCATATCTAACCCTTCCATCATTCCAATTTTAGAGCAAGAGCAAAGCAAATGTCCCCACAACACCCAATAAACCAACACAATTAAAATCAATATTTCCACTCTAATCTTAAATCCGAATAATTCGAGTTCCATTTTATTATACATATTTAATAGATAATAATTTTGGTCGATATCTTTCTAAAAATAATTCAATCGCGGAATTATAATGGTAAAATTTTAAATCACCCACATAAAAAGTTTGGGTATCGGTTAATAAATGATATAATGTAGAATGCTTTTCAGATTTAACACATCGCCCCGAATTCATTAATTCTAAACTAGATGTTATATTTAATTTCGGATCGCAAAAATTCAAATTAGACCCCCCCTCAAATGTTTTCAATGGCCCTAAATTAAATTTATATTGCGAATCCATCGTTTCCCCATCAATTTCAACAATTCCGTAAACGCATTCATTATTTTTTAATTTGTCGCCTACATTAATATCTTTTATAGCCTTTTGTGTAACTCCATCCGAGAGAGTAATCATAGTCGCCCCAGAAAAACCACCGTCAAAATATTTATGTAAATTAGCTTTTGTTATATTCAATACATCTTTCGTCTTATTTGTTAACAGAATATTTTTATTATGTGTGTCGAAAATATTTAATACATCGCAAGTGGTTACTTCATCCCAGTCATAAAAAACGGTGTCATTTATTATTATTTCTTTTGTAGATGTGTTCAAACAATAAATATATAATTCGTTATAATTCGTTATTATCTTGCTAGAAGGATGAGTTGATACTGGAATCATTTTATCGCCAAATTGTACCATATGACTACCACTTACAATAATTCCATTCAAATTATACATTTGTGCGTTTTTTGCACAAAGTTTCATTTTAGAAGTGACACATCCATTATTAAATAATTTATCACCGACATTTATACTGTATATGGATTTATATGAACCATCTTCCATTTTAAAGCTGGTTTGTTTATCAAAGCAAACGGCGGGTCTTGATGGTACTCCAGGAATAGACATGTCTACTTGAACATGTAAAACCTCTGTAAAAAATACAACAATAATTGCAAGAGGTATGGTAATAGATATAAATACAAGAGTCATAGTCAACGCAACTGGCCAAGTAAATGGTATTATCCACATTGCCAAAATAAGTGCAGCCAATACGATTAATATAGTAATTATAAATTGAACTATTGCGCCTAATAATGATTTTAATACATAATATGTACCTAAACTAGTATATAGTCCAGCTGTTAAAATTCCTTTTACTTTTTCCATTGAATCCACAACTGATATAATAATTTGTTGCAATGGTACAATAATATTCGCAATTCTACCCATTATTTCACTCGTAATAGTTGATATATTTGATCGGATACTTGATGTTATTTTACGAATTTGTTGTAATGCTTCAACTATTACTTCAAATAATCCACTCAACGTATGAGTTACATATGATATTGGTTGAATTGCGTACCCTGATATAGATATTAAAATATTTTGAAGGCATCCTGTGAAATTTTGACCAGTAAAATCAAAAGCGCTCATGTCTTCTGGTTTATTAATAAATCCTGCAAAAGGAATAACTGATGGCTTACATCGTTGATTTACCCAATCATCTTTAATAGGTTGTATATTTTTCATAACTGTTGCGTATGCGAAAACTAAACACAATATTACGATCAATACAATAAATATAAATACTGACCCACCATATTGGTCAAAATATGTTAAATCTGTATACATTTCATTTATTTTATGAATACTTTGTGAAATATTATCCATATATATTGAATGGATAATATTCAATCAACAAATAACAAATAACAAATACCAAATACCAAATACTCATAGAAACGTTTGATATTTTAATAAATCATCTTCCCAATCCCAGAATGTATGTTCCCCAATTTTAATGAGATGATCATCAGTGATTAAACAACTAAACCAGTTACTTTCGATAACATTTTGTTCATTCGCGTTCATAAGTTTTTTGACTTCTATAAATTTTTTACTTTTTTCACATAAAACCATATGGGTACCAGTGACATAAATATCTTCACCATTTACACCTTTTCCAGAAATTTTATATAATTTTTCATTTTCGGTATTATCTAATTTCATTAAGATATTCACACGACTACCATTTTCTAAAATATCTCCTAAATTTAGGTCTTTTATTTTGACAATATTTCCATTTTTCAGTTTTACGTTTGTATCAGGATGAAAACAATTGCCGGATAAAGCACGAACCATTTGGCCAGGAGGTCCATTCCACGTGCTTTGCATTGTTTTAATACTACCATCCATCACATACATCACCGTAACCATTACACCTATTAATTTTCCTATTAAATCTTTGATACTAATTGTTATTTTTTGAAATTCGATGATAAGATTTAAAAATACACCAAATATATTTTCAACAATACTTGTTATAAATGATCTTATATTACTTACAATACTGCGGACATAATTCAATGAATCTGACATTTCTCCTCCGACAAATGATAAATTGGATAAAATATAATTGATTGGTTGTAATATATAGCCCATAAAACTAGTCTGGGTGTTTTGGACACAATATACAAAATCTTGCTCAATATTATCTGACAAAGGCATATACATTGGATTACATCTGTATTTCGGCCAATTTTTTTTAATTTCGGATACACCGGTTAACAAATACATTGCGAATACTTGTGAGATAAATCCTAAATTTATATATATGAAATTAATCCAATCGATTCCTTTGGGCATCTTATAATAATAATATATAATTTATAGAGAATCTATTACCTAATTCTTATTTTCTTTGTTTTTCTGTTTTTCTTTGTTTTTCTTGTTTTTTTTTGTTTCTTTATTTTCTTATTTTTATTGGTTTTCTTTATTGTTCCTCCAAGGGTTTTTCCAATAGATTCCCTAAGTTTGTTTAATTGTAAAGCTAATATTTGTAGTTTATCGATATGATTTTTATTTAAGTCTATATCTTTTTCTCTCAATTCTTGTATTTTTTCTTCAATCTTGGTTAAAAAATCATTCATAACACTATTGATTTTATTTAGTTTGTCTTCTCTATCAATAAATATGGTTTCGTGTTCTTGTACTTCATCTATAAGGTTACTTATAAATTTATTAGATTCCCTTGCAAGCTTTTGTAATTTAAAAAATTCCTCAGGGTTTTCTGATTTATCTATAAATTTATCCATTTCAGCTAATAATAAATTATTATTTCCTTTCACTGATGCTAAAGAATGCATTATATCACCTCCTTTTTTATTTACACCTTTTTTATTTACACCTTTTTTCTCCATACTTTTTTTATTTCGTTTACTATAATTCATTGAATATATACTATATTATACAAATACTAAAATATATATTATTTTATAAACGGAATTATTTTCTAGATTTCTTCGATTTTCTTGATTTCCTCGATTTCTTACCACCTCTAGCAGGAGGTGGAGGAATTTTGGCCAATACAACTTTACTATCAAACGCCGCATTCGCACCAGATTGATTAATTTGTGATGCATTTGTTGTAATTTGATTCACAATAGATTGAGACGTTCCAGCAGAAGGATCATTTGTTATACCTAATCCAGGTGGTTGAGCAACTACAGCTCCTCCTCTACTACTACTTCGTTTACTCCCACTTCGTTTACTCCCACTTCGTTTACTACTACTTCGTTTACTCCCACTTCGTTTACTACTACTTCGTTTACTCCCACGTATTCTACTTCTTTTACAACTATGTTTATGACTACAACTGTGTTTATGACCACATCTGTGTTTATGACTACAAATGTGTTTATGACTACAAATGTATTTATGACTACCACTTCGTTTACTACCACCTATATTAGCCAATGAAGTAAGAATATCATTTTTTTGATTCATTGACGCAATTGCGCTATCTCTGGGAGTTGCGGCAAGCATTCCACTCATTTGCGGTGGGGGGACTGTATACACCATTATATATAATATAATATTATAATATATTTACGCGGAATAAAATATAAAAAAATAACAATAAAATACTTATATGGACGACAATGAAAGATTACATTTACAAAAGATGATAAAGGCGAATAATGTGGAGGACCAAACTGAATTAATCCGCAGTTTGAAACATAGCCATTTGCTTCAAGCCGATATCAATAAACTTCTAATGTTAAAAAATAAACATAAGAATAATCACGACAAAATAAATGATGAAGGTGTAGTCGAATGCGAGTTTTTGTTTACATATTATACAGACATTTACAACAAAATTCGCAAGGATGAAATTGATTTAAACATATTAAACAGATTCTTAAATGTGTTGCGAAATATTGAAGATGGTGAAATTGACCAGCACGATGGTTCTTATATTGTTGGTTCTTTATTAAAAGAATTATATGTGGATAGTGCTCTAAAAAAGGCAGATAAAATAAATGATGAACACGAAAAGACCGTTGTAAAGGTAGTTCCGAAAGAAACGCTCAATGTATCGTGGAATAGCTTTAAGAAAATGTCACAAAAGTAAAATAATAATATATCTAGTATTTATTAAGATATATTATGACAACTATTCATACATACCCATCTCCATTAGTACAAAATCAACCAGGTATTCTGACGTATTCTAATCCAGCTGTATTTGCTGCTCCAAATGATTCATATATTTTAAAAAATGTGCTAGGTTCTATTGTATCTGATACATATGTTGCGCCATCAACACCCATGACAGTGTTTGTTCCAAGTATAAGTAGCCCAGTTGATGTTGGATATGATAATTCTGGGGTATTATATGTTGGTACTATAAATACTGGCACTATATACAAAGTATCATCTATAGGTGTTATAACACCGTTTTCAGTTGTCAGTGGTTATAATTTTAGTACTGGATTGGTATTTGATAGTTCCAATAATTTATATATATTTAGAAATTTTATGAGTGTCACACCACAAATTATCCAAATAGATACAGCTGGTGTTCAATATATTTATTGTGCTGACCTTCTTCTTGCGAGTAGTGTATTCGGTTTAGAAATCGATAATAGCGGAAATATATATGTATCTAATAATACAAATAATAATATTTTAATAATAGCACCGGGAGGAGGAGTAGGTAGTGCATCTGTATATTATACTGGTGGTTTAAATGACCCACATGGAATAGTATTTGATAATTCTGGAAATTTATATGTTGCAGATTCAGGAAACAATCGAATTGCAAAGATCGGTCCAGGTGGTTTAAGTATATCTACTTACGCAACATCACCATTATTTAGTGGATATATAGTTGGATTAGTATTTGATGTATTCGGAAATTTATATGTAACGAACAATACCACCAATAAAATTTTAAAAGTATTTCCAAATGGGTCAACTACAATACTTTTTGCGTCTTCCCCATTATTAAATGGACCATATGGTATCACAATCGATACAAACGGATATTTATATATTGCAAATAGTGTGGGTAACAATGTTTTAAAAATGAGTACAGTTACAACCCCCGATACATTTACATTTCCAAACGTATTGATTCGCACAAGCGGTCTTAACCATTTATACATTTATGATGTCACCACCGGACAACTAATAGCATCCGATATTATTATTGAAATAAGCGCCATTTGTTTTAAGGAAGGAACCAAAATTTTATGCTTCATAGACAAAAAGGAAAAATATATTCCCATCGAAGATATAAAAGAAGATACCTTTGTAAAAATATACAAAAAAAATGGAAAGTTTGAAGACCAATATAAAAGAGCAAAAACAATTATCAAAGGCTCTATTTTAAACGCGAGAGAACATACAATGCATAAATTATATAAATTATCGAAATCGAAAAATCCAGCATTAATTGCTGATTTATATGTGACCGGTTCTCACGCTCTTTTATACGACAACTTATCCAATGAAGAATTTGAAAAAATGGATGAATTAATAGAGCGTTATAATAATTACAATATTAAATTTAGAGATGAAGATGAATATGATGAGGAATACATAAGCGATATAAAAAATATGATAAAATATTACAATGATTATAAAATTACACTGGAAGATAAATATAAATTAATTGCGTATTTTAATACAGATTTTGAAGAAGTAACCGACAATAGTATTTGTAATATTTATCATATTGTATTGGAAAATGAAAACAAGTATGAAAATTATGGGATTTATGCAAATGGTATTTTAGCAGAATCAACGTGTGAAGTCAGTTTAACCAGATTCCCTGGATATGAAAAAATAAACGAATCAAATACAGTAAACAATGGGATTAAAAAAGGGTTTGATATAAATGACAAATTAAATAAGTATCTTATAAAACAAGGACAGCAAGATAAACTCCTTCGGCTACCGCCTACGGAGTTCCCTCGCTCACCGGCGCCTTCGGCTTCGTCTCGCTCCAAAAAGATAACTAAACAACTAATAGAACATATTGAAAAAATAGAAGATACTGTTGTAAAACAAATTGATACAAATACTAATACCAATACCAATATAAGAAAAAATTATACTTACAGGAAAATTCCTATCAAAAAAAATATGACGTATAAAAATAAAATGTCCCAAAAGTAATAACATATAACCATATAAACATTATTTTATATAACATATAAAATAATACAATACACATAATGAATACAATATATACAACATTTAACGATATGATTAAAATGTCGTTATTTTCAAAAATTAGAACAAATAATCCAGTAATTGATTCAATAATATCAACAATTATTTTAACGTTTATGAGTTATATCGTAAAAGTATTATATGAATATAATTCTGAATTAACATTTTCAATATTTGAAATAAACATAATAGAAAAACTAAAATATTGTTTATATAAAAAAAACACGATATTATTGACTGGTAGAAAATGTTCCTCGGTGGGTTATTTTTCCAGTGTTCCGACAGTTTCTTCCGTTTTTGGAAATAGATTCAAGGCTGTGTGGCAAGAAATAAACAATAATATTGACAAGAACCAAACCATCTACGAAATAAAAGATTTTTTAACTTTAACAAATAATCCGGAATCAGACTCCTATAATATTAAAAATGATAATATAACGGATGGTGTTTATATTGTCTCTCAGAAAAGATCTTTTGAGTTTAATAAAGAACTTCAAATATACGCCATCACTGATATTTCAAAAGAAGAATCTTCATCAGATAGTGATAAAAAACAAGGATCAAAAATCGACAATATTACTATTACGTTATATTCGTATCATACCCCATTGTCTGAAATGAAAATATATATCGATAAATTAACACAAAAATATATCGAAGATATTGAATTGGGTAGAAATGGGAAACGTTTTATTTATACATTAATTAAAACCAAATATGAAGATTCTAAATTTGATTGTTGGAAGGAAACAATATTTGATACGACACGTTCTTTTGAAAATATGTTTTTTGAAGGTAAAACAGATATTATAAAAAAGATTGATTTTTTCATCAATAACAAAGAATGGTATTATAAAAAGGGTATTCCATATACACTTGGGATTGGCTTACACGGTCCACCAGGTACAGGAAAAACATCTTTCATTAAAAGTCTTGCTATTAAAACTAACAGACATATTAAAGCCATTTCATTCAAATTATTGAAAACTCGCCGACAATTGATTGAATTCTTTTTCGAAAAAAGATATTGTCAGAACAATAAGCCAAATAGTATTGGATTTCCGCAAAAAATTATAGTGATTGAAGATATTGACGCACAAGGTGATGTTGTTTTGGACCGATCAAAGAAAAATAATGTGATATCCTCAAGTGTAAATCATATAAATATGATTGATGTCGTTCAATCTATTATTATGAATGAAAATGAAAAAGAAAAGGGAAAGGGAAGAGGGAAAGAAAACGATAATGATAATGATAGAGAAAAAGAAAAAGGTCGAAATAAAGAAAGGGGTATAGATAACAACCAACTAATGCTTTTAAAACCGGTGGAAGATGACCTAATTACGTTAGATGATATTTTAAATCTATGGGACGGGTTAGAGGAGAATTCCGGTAGAATATTGGTGATTAGTAGCAATCACTATAACGACCTAGACCCGGCATTAACCCGTCCTGGACGCATTGATATAACAATTGAAATGAATAATGCGTCACACGAGATTATTACTGAAATGTATAACCATTTATACGAAACAACCACAATTGACACAGAAATGTTAAAAAAGGTAACACCTATGTTTTATTCTCCTGCTGAAATTATAAATATATATTTGATGTATAAAAACGAGCCGGATAAATTTATGCAACGGTTAATCCTGAACACAAAAATCGGTTGATTTTATTTTATATAGCTTTTTCTCTCTTTGATACCATTTTATAATTCAAAATGGTATCAAAATATCCGTAAAGGATATAAAAATATGGATATATTAAATGTAGTTATAAGGAAATAAAATACAAATGTCAAAAAAATACGCAAAAACCACGACCAGCTTAGTAATAGTTGAATCTCCAGCAAAATGTAAAAAAATAGAAGAATATTTGGGACCAGGATATAAATGTGTCGCCACCTTTGGGCATTTGCGTCAGCTTACATCATTAAAAGCAATTGATTATAACAACAATTTTGAAACAAAATATGAAAATGTAGATGATCCGAAAAAAGCAAAACATATCGAAATTTTAAGAAAAGAAATCATAAGCGCGGATGATGTTATTTTGGCGTCCGATGGTGACCGCGAAGGAGAGGCCATTGCATGGCACGTATGTTCCATGTTCGATTTAAATGTTAGCACAACAAAACGTATTATTTTTAATGAAATAACAGAAACCGCGATTCAAAACGCAGTCAGAAATCCAACCGTAATAAATATGAATCTAGTACATTCCCAACAGGCGCGCCAAATTCTCGATTTATTGGTTGGATTTACCATTTCCCCGTTATTATGGAAATATATATCTAAAAATTCAGAGAATAGTTTGAGTGCAGGGAGATGTCAAACCCCCGCCCTAAAAATAATTTACGAAAATCAACAAGAAATAAATAATTCGCCTGGAAATAAAGTCTATAATACAACTGGTTATTTCAGTAATAAATGTATTCCATTTGATTTGAATAAACATTATGAAAATGAACCCGACATGTCAGACTTCCTAGAAAATTCAGCTGATTTTGATCACATATATACGCGGACAGAACCATCGCGTATATTTAAACAGCAACCCGAGCCATTAACAACTTCTAGAATTCAACAAGTCGCGAGCAATGAAATGCATATTTCTCCCAAGGAAACAATGAAAATTTGTCAAATATTATATGAAGGTGGATATATTACATATATGAGGACAGATAGTAAGAAATATAGTAAAGATTTTATTGAATCCGCAAAGAAATATATTATAAAAAATTACATACAAGAAAAATATATTCATACGAAAATTGACGAATTATCTAACTCACACGAGGATACCGTAACAACAACAACAACAAAAGAAAACCCGACAACAACAAAAGAAAAAGCAACAACAACAATAACAACAAAAAAAGAAAAAATATCCACCAAAACAAAAGAAATTGCTCCTCAAGAAGCTCACGAAGCGATAAGACCCACGGATATTATGTTAAAAGATGTTCCGTCTGATATGGAACCAAGAGAGAAAAAACTATATAAATTGATATGGGAAACCACATTAGAAAGTTGTATGTCGCCAGCAGAATATTTTTCATTTACTTCATCGATTTCGGCGTATAACAAATCTAAATATACTTATAGTAGTGAAACCTCCGATTTTTTAGGCTGGAAAATAGTAAAAAATAAACTGGACAAGGAGGAAAATAATAACAAGGAATATCATTATTTATTACAATTAAAGCAGAATATTTCTCTCACATTTAAAAAAATAACATCGACCGTTACTATTAAGAATACGAAACAACACTACACAGAAGCAAAATTAGTACAGCTTTTAGAAGAGAATGGAATAGGTCGTCCATCCACTTTCGCTACATTGATCGATAAAATTCAAGAACGTGGATATGTGAAAAAAGAAGACGTGAAAGGGAAACAAATAGTGTGTAAAGACTTTGAATTAGAAGATGACGTATTAACAGAGACCAATACAACGAGAGAGTTTGGAAATGAAAAGGGTAAATTGGTTGTTCAGCAATTGGGAATAATTGTTATGGAGTTTCTAGACAAGAATTTCAATGAACTATTCAACTACGAGTATACAAAAAATATGGAAGATGATTTGGATAAAATTAGTAAAGGAGAGAAAATATGGTACAATACATGTGAGTCGTGTTTACAAGAATTAACGGTTCTGTGTGAAAAATTAAAAGACGAAAAGAAACACGAGATTAAAATAGATGATACACATTTTTATATGATAGGGAAATATGGTCCAGTTATAAAATGTATAAAAAAGGCTGGACAAGAAAAAGACAAAGACACCGTAACATTTATTCCAGTGAAAAAAGACATTGATTTACAAAAACTGGAGAGAGGTGAGTATAAGTTGGAAGATGTAATAGAATACACGAAAAATGATAATGTATGTGCAGGAAAATATCAAGGATTCGATCTGCTATTGAAAAAAGGAAAATATGGGTTATATGCGTCGTGGGGTGAAAATACCAAATCGTTATCGTGTTTTGGTAATAGACCGATGGAAAATATAACATATGAAGATATTTTGGAAATAATCGAAAAGGATAAGGATACAACAGATTCCAACAAAAAAAGTTTTACTGTGAATATTATAAGAAAATTAAATGATAATATTAGCATTAGAAATGGAAAATTTGGCGACTATATTTTTTACAAGACATCAAAGATGACAAAACCACAATTTTTAAAATTAGGAGGGTTCAAAGAAGATTATAAAAGCTGTGATAAAACGGCGATTTTAGAATGGGTACAAACAGAATATAAAGTAAAATGATATCCCGCAAAAAAAATCTAATTATAAAAATTCGCAATTGTTTCGGGGATATACATTTTATAATCCTTCAAATTTTGAGGTCTAAACAATGTCAATTCTAACATAATGGAATAATCAAACTGTCCAAAATCAACTAATTGTCCATTATGATATCTAATTCTAATTTTCAATTTTCGTATTCTCTCTGCGGGTGGATTATAAATTTTCATAGTATTTGCGTTATCACTATTCCACGGTTGAAAAGGATAAACTCCAGAGATTATGCCAATTTTGGCAAATGCTGATTTAACGACACCATTCGTTTCATTTGAATGAGTAGTAGAATATGTGGTAGAATATGGTATGGTTTCATCAATATTATTTAAACCATCAATTTCCATGTAAAAATAATTGTCACCCTTAATATTTAGTCTCTCAGGTGCTTCTAAATAATATACGGATGCGCCAATATAAGCTGCGTCAGGTTTTAACCAATATCCATTGTCGCCAACAACAACATCACCATAAAAAAACCTGGGTTCTAACAAGGTAGATGATGATACCGTGGTTGCGTCGGTTCGCGAAAATCCTAAATAAAACGGTAACCCCCAATTAGTATACTCGGGTAATAATGATTTATTAACACATTTAAGGTTATCTGTTATATTTTCATAAATAGATGAACTATTCGTTATAATAAATTCAGAACTTTTATTTCCGAACCACAATTTTTGACTTACTGTATTATAAACTATTACAAATTGATTGTATCCTTTATCAGTATCAAACTGTGTCAAAAATCCAGGAGCGTTAATTGTTAAATACTCGCGAATCACATCAGATACAGTAATATTAAATCTACGAGTTAATTCTGTAGACATATGTTCAACGCTATAATTACCTTCTTCAATGACACATACATATTCAGTTTGTACATTTGCATAAAGTGCTTGAAACAGTATATCTAGGTACGGATCCGCCACACCGTGTGCTCCAGGGTTATAAGGATTTGTTATTTTAAATGTTATGGTAATATTTTCTTTGATATAAGAAAAAGTATTATAGATTAAAGGAAAAGTCCAATTACTTAATCTAACCGATTGAACGTTGCAATAATCTTGGGGTAATTCTATTTCAAATTCACTAGAACGAGGATATTTTAAAATATTTCGATCTTCTGAATCAATGGATATATATTGTTTTTCAAACATGTATTGTTGTGAATTAGGTATTAATGGGTGATTGGTTGAAGTATTAAATCGACTCATAATATAATAATAATTGATATACAATATCCGAAGAAAATAATGATATAACATTACCTTATTAAAAATAATATTATTTTGCAAAACAAAAAACAAATAAAAAAATATAAACTATATATAAGATGCTAACAAACTGGGTTTCCTATATATATAATTCTTTAATAGTTGTCGGAATAATTATTGTGTTAATAACAATTGGTGCAAGTAGTATATCGGGATTAACTGGTATGATGATAGGATATTCATTTATAATATCAGGCATTTTTTTATTAGTCGGAATATTAATGAATAATATTTCTAAATCACATCCACAAGGAGGATTCCCATTTTTACTAGCATTATTTTATACTATTGGTCCATTTTTAGTAATAATTGGAATTATCCTTTATTTATTATTTTTATTGGGGTCATATTTTAATACAATTACTAGCGGACAAGTTACTGAAAATTATTATTTATTTATGAATATTTTCGTTATTTTGTTTATGATTCAATTATACACATTTTATAAGGGAACACAAGATAACGGATTCAAAGAAACATCTTCCCTTAATAAAGTCACAGGAATGTTTATATATTTAATTCAAACATTGAGCATAGTAACTGTCATCACTTTAGGTATAATATTGAAATACTTTGTCACAGATGGTTAATTTTTAAAAATTTATATGTGACACCGTATTGTGTAGCGGTTTCCCAAATCCCGGAAATTTTAAGAATAAACAAATTATTTGATATTTTATCAACATTTTCTAAAAAAAATTTAATATTCCCGTTTTTTAATTGGGATGAAACTTTGAATTGTGGAATTTTATTTTTGATATTTACTATTTTTAATATATTTTCTTCGATTGATTTTATACTTTCAATTAATTCCAAATGGGAATTTACATTGAATGAGCATTTATATTTATTGTAGTATTTTTCAATATAAATATCGTTTAAAGGAATGAGTAAGCTAATTCCATTTAAAATAAATATAGGGGTTGAATAAATAATCCGTGTAAAAGTGCCATCTATAATCACGTTATTTTTTATTGGATCTGAAAAATAAATGTTATTTTCATCATATTGATTTATGTTTTTTACAATGTTCATGTATAGTGTATATATTATACATGAATAAGGTGATATATTTATACCTTTTCCGCGTTTCATAAATAAAAACAAATATAACGTGAAATATGAAATAAAAGGTTGTTTATATGGATAATAAATAAGTAAATGAAATTTCTAGAATCCCATTTTGATGATTATTTATCTTCCAACGCAAAAGAAAATCTACATCCAAAATTAGAAAAAATATTCGATAAATTTCCAAAGAATATCAGAAATTTGCGTAATATTATTTTTTTTGGGGCACAAGGAACAGGGAAATATACACAAATGTTGCGATCAATTAAAAAATATAGTCCATCAGAATTAAAATATGAAAAACGAATATGTGTAATGTATAACAAACAGTCCTATTTTTATAAGATAAGTGATATTCATTTTGAATTGGATATGTCTCTCTTGGGTTGTAATTCCAAATTATTGTGGCACGAAATTTATATGCAAATTATAGATATTGTGTCAACAAAAAGTGAAAAATCTTTTATAATCGTTTGTAAAAATTTTCACGAAATACATAGTGAATTATTGGAGAATTTTTACAGCTATATACAAAAAAATAATACTACTTCAATTGAATTAAAATATATATTGATAACGGAACATATTAGTTTTATTCCGGATTCTATTTTAAACAGTAGTGAAATAATTAATATTTCGAGGCCAACAAAAAGTATGTATAATAAATGTCTGAAAAAGAAGATGCCGAATAATATGAAACTAGATGAAATAACAAATATTAAAAATTTACATATATCTAATAATGAATTAACGCACCCGTGTAAAATTATCTGCAATAAAATAATAGACGCAATGATAAATGTGGATGATTTGAAATTTATTAAATTCCGTGATTTATTATACGATATATTTATTTATAATTTGGATATTTCGGAATGTATTTTATATATTAATTCCACGTTAATAGAGAATAAAAAAATAGAAGGTGCGTCTGTAACAAAAATGTTTATAAAAACATATTCTTTTTTTCAATATTACAATAATAATTATCGACCAATCTATCATTTAGAACATTATTTATTTTATTTGACAAGTATTATTCATAATTTTCCATAATAATAATACTCTTTATATAATATATAATAATATGGATATATTTGGTGGACTCCCTGAACCTTGGATTAAACAAACTACGTCTTTTGGGAATTTTGTATATTATAATCCTGTTACTGGAGAAACAATGCCACCAAACACAACAATGGGTACTCTTAGGCAATATGCTACTAGGGCATACCAGCAGCCCCCCCAACCTAACACAATAATATCAAATGCTAATACTTTCCGTCCAGAAAGTTCTCTTCACCCCGGAGCATTTAACCCATTCGCACCACCAAGAACCTCAACACCAACCCCACCAATAAAACAAACACCAAATTCAAGACCACAACCAATATCGTCATCGGAGTCAGATTTTCTCACCAGAATACAAGCGATGTCGGGTCTAACTGTAACATCCCAACCCACATCAACACACGCAACAATACCATCAACACACGCAACAATACCATCAACACACGCAACAATACCATCAACACACGCAACATTACCATCAAATTTTTCACTACCAACTAATACTCAAAAATCTGTAACAAGTCAACTCAAACAATGTAAACAAAATATAAAGTTTGACTCAAATGAAGGAATAGTAATGTGGGATGTCGCGTTAAACCCTAACGGAATATGTGTACCAATTTCAGCACGTGGATATGCTGATGGTGATTGTCAGTCGAATGTTTGGGATTTTCTCAATATAATACCTCACGAGAGAGCATTACAAATATCTAATTGTATAAAAGCTCAAGGTATGAATAGTGCACCAACAGATGAAGCTTTAATACAAATGATAAAAGATACAGACAAGGTGAACAACAATGGACCATTTAATTATAATTTTCAAGGTCAACGCAAAAACGCCAGCGAATTTTATGATTATGTTAAAGGTATATTAGGTAAGAATGGTACTCCACATACTGCAATGGTAGGGGTTACGTGGGGTAATCCACCAGGTGTCTATGACAATCAAAGACATATATTTGTAGCCGGAATGACTGAAGGTATGGAATTAATAGTATGGGACAATCAACAATCTATAAAAGCAATAGGAAGGGCGCAAATTATTGAGTATTTAAGAACCTCTAGTGGAAGTTATGGAATTAATACAATTTGGTTTTTACACAGACAAGGACACGGTGGAAAAAGAAATATACATAAAAGAAGTAATAGACGCAAACGAAGTTACAAACGAAGTTACAAACGAAATAGTAAACGAAATAGTAAACGAAGTAGCAAACGAAATAGTAAACGAAGTAGCAAATAATCGATCACCAACTATAATTACTTAAATATAAAAATATTTAACTAGTTAGTATGGATATAAAAATAGCAATGGAGATTCTAGAAATAGAACAATCCGAAATAAAATACTTTAAAAAAAAATATCATAAAATGGCACTTCAATTTCATCCAGATAAAAATGGCAATACAATCGAATCAAAGGAGAAATTCCAAAAAATTAACGAAGCATATAATTTGTTAAAGAGAGAAATGGATATAAATGAAGATGGATCTAACGATAAATATGATGATAATATAGATGCTGATATATTCCATTTTACAAACTATGTTCAATTATTAAACACATTTATAGATAGTATAGTAAAGGGAAATTGTACTCAATTTATTTCAACTATTATTAAAGATATTGTTAGTGGATACAAAGACATATCAATAAAATTATTCGAAGATTTGGACAAGGAAAAATCGATGATGGTATATGATTTTATTTTAAAATATAAACATATTCTTCATATTAGTGAGGAAACCACAAATAAAGTGCGCAATATTATTTTGGAAAAATTCAAAGATATGCAGATTTATGTCTTGAATCCTTGTTTAACCGACTTGTTTAATAACAATATTTATAAATTAGAGGTAAATAATAAATTGTATTATGTCCCACTTTGGCATAGTGAATTATATTTTGACAGTGATAGTGAAAATGGTGATCTTATTGTAAAATGTAATCCTGAATTACCGGAAAATATATCGATAGACGAAAATAATAATCTGGTTATAGAAGTAAAAATATTATTTACTTTTTCTCTCTTATTACAAAAAATGATAACAGTAAAAGTTGGAGAAAGATTGTTTGATATCCCAATTGACACTCTTTTATGTAGAAAGAATCAGACACATATTTTAAAAAAACAAGGAATATCACAAATCATTGAAAATGATATTTATAATATCGAAAAAAAAGCCGATATAATAATAAAAATATTTTTTGAAGAACTCCTTCACTGACGTTACGGAGTTAAGTCGCTCGCTTCAAATCATTCGAATAAAAATATAGATGGGTTTATTGATAAATAATACCAATTTATAGCTGATTGATTTTGTTCTAATATGCGCATTGCGTTAGGATTTTTAGATAAAAAATTCCAATCGATGTTATCTATATTTTTTTCCAATAAAGAAATAGCACGCGGATGTGTATTTGCTGATAAAAAGCTCCAATCAATTTTATCGGGATTTTTTTCTAATAATTCTATAGCGGATGGATTTGCCGACAAAAAGCCCCAATTAATTTTATCAATGTTTTCCTCTAATAATTCTATTGCGGATGGATTAATATTTTGTGACAAACAGTGCCAATTTATATTGTCTGGATACTGTTTCAATAAAGGAATAGCTTCAGGATTTAATGATAACATTTTCCATTCAATTTTATATAAATATTTTTCCAGAAAAGAAATGGCTCCGGGATTACGTGAAAAATTATCCCAATTTATTGTACTAATATTTTTATTTCTATATCTGTCAAAGTTTTTTTCCAGTAAACGCATTGCGGATGGGTTTGCAGATAACCAATCTAAATTTATTTTATCCGGATATTGTTCTATCAAATCGATTGCTGCTGGATTTGTATTTTGTGATAAACAAAACCAATTTATTTTTTCTGGATTTTTGTCGAAAAAATGGAGGGCGTTGGGGTTCTTGTATATCATACTATTTGACAATTTATATTTTTTTTTATCTACCCAATCAACTAGATTCATCATTTTTATTATTGTAATACACTACAATAATAAATAATATTTATATTATTTGAAGGAAAAATACAATATATACATTTTTTGTTTTTTATTTTTATGTTTTTTATTTTTATGTTTTTTATTTTTATGTTTTTTATTATTTTTTATACTTTATCACTTGTAGCAGCAGCAAGCGCAAGCGCAAGCTCCCTACGATCAGCCTCTACCAGTTCGAGAAGTCTCGCTTTCGATACGCGAATAGACTCGCGTTCTTCCTCGGTGAAATTCGAATGGCTTATTTCATCGTATTGTTTATATTCACCGGTAAACCAATCCCAATCTGTTCCGGCCCAATTCTGGTTATACATCTTAGAATCGGGAATAAGGAGCGCACCATTTATTTTTTTGCGAATTTCTTCAGGGTTCTCAAAACTTTTTATAAATCGTATTAAACTTTCAATAGCTTCTATTTCATCCACACTCGACCCGTGAATCTCAAATAATTTGTATTTCAGAACATTACACTCTAATTCTAAGGATTCTTCCAATACAAGTTCTACAGGTCGGCAAATTGTTGAAATGTCTACGTATTTCATATGTAATTCATATACACTTGGAACAGGGTTTCCGTCTCTGCCTATAACGGTGGTATCTTCTTTACTAAATTTATTGAATCCTGGTCCGAGTTCATAATCATTATAGTGAGGAGCGCAATCTACACAAGGCGCAATCATTAAACCGCATTTTGAACCAGACAAACAACAAAGACGACAATGTGCTGGTCCTGTTTCTAACATTTCTCCATATTCATACTGAAATTTTGCCCAGTATATAGACCAGGTTCCTATGTAAAATATTCCTTTGTACAAATAACACTGTAGCAGGCCATTTTTATAATAGAATTTGAATTCTGGTATGGATTCGTTAACTCCATTCATTTGTTCATTTATATAGAAGGGCACTGTGTCATTAAAACGCGACATTTTTGGATATGAATATGAATATGGATATGAATATGGATGTTGATAATTAATTATATTACTTAATAAGATGTGCTTATATTATATTTATTGAAAAGGATTTCAATTTTTTTGGAGCGATGGAACTCCGAAGATGACTGTCGAAGGAGTTTGAATAAAAAACAAATAAATATTATATACAGATTTTTTTATTTTTTATTTTTTATTTTTTATTTTTTATTTTTTATTTTTTCTAATCAGTAGTATTGCACGCTTTAATGAATATTTGTTCTAGTCGTTCTTGTTCTTGTGATATCCAAAAATTATAATTATCTTCATTATATTCATTATCTTCAAAATCATTCCCAGATAGTTCAGAAATATCATCATCAAAATCAACATCATAATCAAAATCCTCCACTAACGTTCCGTATTCTGGGTCTGTAACTGCGCGTTCCGCTCCGTCACATCCCCTAAACATTGGTACATCTTGATAGGGGACACGACGATTTTCTTCTTCTTCTGAAGAACTACATAGAGCATCACGCGATGACCAAGGTCTCCAAATTTCAGACCAGTTTCTATCATACAATTCGTCGGTCGGAAGATTATTCGCATCATATATTCTGGAAAGAGCCTCCCTAAGATTACCTCGTAAATTATATAAATAATTAGCTAAATTGTTAATATCATATTCTTTTTCAGAGCCGTGTTTTTCAATTAAACAATAAACTAGTCTATCTATTATGAACGTTAATGCGTCTGCGTGTTTCATATTACCGTTTATATTGTTGGCGGGTTTCAAGTAAGTATCAAATACACTACTAATATGGTCAGTAGATTTGGTGCGTAATTCTTTTCCCCAAGAAATGAATCCTTTACCGCATTTATTATCAAAATTACCGACACAATTCGCACAAGGTCCGACAAATATATCATTAATGACTCCATATTCCATACAATTTATACAAGTTGTGATATTATCTATATTTTTTAAAGCCTGATCCTCCGGGAACAAAGATGGAAATGATATACCATTAATATTGTAATGATTTAGAGATCTATAAGCATCAAAATAGTAAATCATATTACGATTCTGCATTGTTGTTTTAAGCGATATGTATTTGAAGGATTCGAAAATTATAATTTATTATATTACTGATGAAAAATATGCGTATATTATATTTAATAAAAAGTAAATCAATTTTTTTCGAATAATAATATATAAATGCCTACTATTTTTTTAGACAATGACCAAACACATATAAATGAATGGAATAGGCAATTCCCTAATTCTCGAACAATTAAAATAGATGACACAACTTTAAATCCGTTGGGAGATGGAAACACATATTATAATGGATATATAACCAATTATGGTGCTAATACATATACAGAATTATTACGCGGAAGTAATAATAAAATAGAACCAACAAATCCATCGAATGGAATAATTCAGGCAGATGTTACTTCGATATTAAACTGGGTTCATGACAACACAGCAAATAGAATTGCTGTATTTGATTGGGATAGGACCCTTAGTGTGCTTGAAGGAGCAATAATGCCAATTGGGAGATTGTGGAATGATCCACTTTATAATTGCAATCCAGCAGACGCATTAAATTATATGTTCGGTGGTACAGAACGAGTAGAATTAATAAAAAATATGTTTATTACACTTCACTCCGAAGGTGTTGAAATATTTATTATTACAAATAGTGCTAATGCACAAAATAATAGACCAACAATGTTACAAGTGATAAAATTGATGGATCCTCTTTTTGTTGATGATCAATTAATATATTCTGGTGCAGGTAGTGGGGGGGGCAACAGGTATACACCCAAAGCAACGGCATTGAAACGACATATTAGTTATATAAATATTCCACAAGAATTAAAGGGTGGTAGAAAAAGAAAAACAAGAAAAACAAGAAAAACAAAATCTAGAGGGAAACGTAGAGCGAGTAAAACGTCGCGGAGATGAAGCCAACCTCATTATATAATTTATGAATTATATAATTATCAGAATACAATATAAAAGTATTTAGATCTATAATAAAAATGGACGAATTTAAAAATTTGCTTGAAGATATAGATAGAGATATAGAATATATACATTTTAACACAGAGGATGATTGTGAAAATTTTCTAATTTATGCGTCTCAAAATAATATTTCTATTTCACATAAATGTTGTGATGGTAAAGGTTGCGGTATTAAAAATATAAAAAAAGAACAATTAGATATTATAATTAAAGAATATCTACAGTAGTAAATTATTAACTCATTCGACTACGTTTACGGAGTTACCTCGGAAAACTTAGGCTTTTTGCTGAGCTTAAGCCTCAGTTTTCCTCCAAAATGAAAAAATTGATTTACTATTAAATAAATATATTATAAGCACAATTTCTCCCAAAATATAATAAATTATAATTTTCATACCACAACTGATTACGCTCAAAAAAATGTCATTTGAGCCGTGTTCTAAAATAGCCGCCACCAGAATGATAGAAATTATACCAGATAATTTTTCGGATAAAAAACAATTATTGAATAACTTTGTTAATATCACGTGTAAGTATCAATCTCCAGAAGGCACACGGAGAGATTACAACTGGGAAAAACTGTATCAGATTCTTGTACATAACTTTAATTCTGAACTTATAGGGGAAGAATTATTTCAAAAACTAAATGATATATATAAACAAGACGAAGAAAATGATAAGTAATTGTATATATGTCATAAAAAAATAAAATAAATAACAAAAAATAAAATGTATATATTGTTTTTTGTTATTTATTTTTACGAATCCTCCAAACTCCTTCGACAGTTAACTCCGGAGTTCAGTCCCTCACCAGCGCCTTTTGCTGCGCTTAAGGCTACGACTCGCTCCAAAAAAATAAAAAATATATATTTATATACATATTTTTTATTATTATTTCTATTTCTAGGTTATCTATTATTTTTATTTTTTATAATTTTATTTTTTTACGCATCAACCTTCTTCTTGATAATCTTCTTCACTACCTTTTTAGGCTCTTCTACAGGAACAGGAGCAATTACAGGAGCAACTACAACTGGAGGAGCAGGAGGAACAAATACTGATGTTACTACAGGTTCAGGTGCTTCTTCATCTTGATCTTGATCTTGTTCTTCTTCGTCGGAATCATAAACAACTGTGCTAGTAACAGGTCCATCAGTGGGGTCCGTATCTGGAGCAGTAGCTGACTTTAACTTTGCCTTATCAGTTGGCTTCAACTTAATAAAACACTGTCCAGACAATGATGCCTTGGGTCTCTGAACTACGGCTTGAATTAGCTTCCAGGTACATCCAAACTTGCCATTTGCGAACCATAGACCACCACACTGCATTAATACAGCCACATTTGTCCCCTTTAGGATGAAATCAAGAGGTGATACTCCAGGATTTGTCGGATTTGGAAACAATTTGTTATCATCTTCATCATAAATTTCACATTTCCAAACTCCCTCCCAAATAGGAAGCTTTACACGCAACACCGGTGATTTATTCATATCAGGCTCACCAGTATGCTTATCCTTACTGTATTTAAGCATAGGAGAATAAAGTGCGTCAACAACTTCCGCGGTTTTATGAACTTTCCCAAACCAATCTCTTGAATTGGTTAGAGCATCAGCCTTAATCTTAGCTTCAAATGCCATCATATTCGCAAGGAACGCATCGGTATCCTCAGTTTTATATTCAGAGTTAGGAAATTGAAGTGACATATCAAATTTCCCATTTCCCTTACCAGTTTTCTCATCTACAAAATCGGATGCTCCCCACGTTAGCATTAGTGGGGATGATAATCTAATTCCAGAATTAGTAGATTTATTTAAAATATTAATGCTCTTTCCACCACTCCCACCAGCCTTGGGAGCGGAATAGCGAATATTCTCAACATTAAATAGAGTGCCGTCAACGATTGTGTCTGCCATTGTGTGTATTATACTATATTCTATTCGATTATCTTTAAATCAATTTTTTTTTGAATGAAAAAATAATTATAAAAAGAAACCATTTTTTAATCACACGATAAATGTTGCAGAATATAAATATATCCATTTGAAATATCCTTTTGAAATATTTTAATAATTGATAATTATTAATCATTAAATAAAATAATTCAAAAGGATATTATTATATTAGTTTATAATAGGAAATGATAAATGGAAAATTATTTAAAGTGTCATTTTTAAAAAAAAATAATATTGTTATTACAATATTGCCTATAGAGGATTACATGAATATAATTAATAGTGAATGTGAAAATTCAATTCCAAATGTTAGTAATCTAAAAAAAATTACAGACGATGATATCATCTTACCAACAGTTAATTCATATGAATTAGTTATTGGATATAATTATTCAGTCCCTCAATTAAAATCTTTTGCAAAGAAATATAAATTAAAAGTATCTGGCAACAAAAAAGAATTGGTGTCAAGAATATATGTGTTTTTAAAATTGTCATCTATTATTATTAAAATCCAAAAAAATTTTAGAGGAAATTTACAACGAATATGTAACCAATTACACGGCCCTGCATATATCGATAGAAGTTTATGTACAAATGAATCAGATTTTTTAACAGGGGACGATGTTAAAGATTTAAAAAATTCCCAATTTTTTAGTTATAAAGATGTGGATGACTTCATATATGGGTTTGATATTATTTCTCTCTATAATTTGGTTATAAAAGCAGAAGGAGTTGTGAAAAATCCATATAATCGAAATAATATACCTAGACAGGTGATACAAAATATGAAACGACTTATACAAGTTAGTAAAATGTTAAAAATTCATATTGATACAATGATTCAAGATGTTTCGAGTGAGTTATCAATTCAAAAGAATCTAGAATTACGGATTCTTACATTATTTCAAAATATTAATTCTTTAGGAAATTATAGCGAACCTGTTTGGTTTTCATCCCTAAATAGAAATCAATTAGTAAAATTAATGAGAGATTTGTCCGATATATGGAATTATAGAGCACAATTATCAAATGAAACTAAAAGAACTATTTGTCCGCCAGATGGTAATCCATTTAGGAATATTAATTATAATTATTTACACAATGAGCCAGACGAAGAAAATGTAAAACAATGCGTTTTAGATATTTTAGAAAAATTTATAAATACAGGAATTGATCATGACAATAAATCTTTAGGCGCATATTATGTACTTGGAGCCCTTACATTAGTAAATGAAAACGCTGCTGCGTCACTTCCATGGTTGTACCAGTCAGTTTCTTATATTTAGGAGGTTTTATTATATTATTATGATGTTAAACAATCACAATAATATAATAATATATATATTTGTTGTAAATCACTTAAAAGGTAACTATCTAGATATAGTATAATATGGCAAAGACAAGTTCAAGTAAAGCAACTAAGACTACCGACGTTTCCGTTTCCACTCCCGCTCCTGTTTCCACTCCTTCAACTTCGGTTGAGACTGCTTCTGTTGAGAAGGCAGCAGCCAAGACCAAGAAGCCCAAGGCTGTAAAGCAAGAGGCTGCTTCTGCTCCTGAGCCTGTAGCGGCTCCTACTCCTACCCCCACCACCGTTGTTGAGGTGGCTTCTGCTGACGCAACTGCCGAGGTTTCTGTTACCGAGCAATCACTCGAGTTTATCGCCAAGCTTCAACAACTTGGTCTTTTGATTTCATCTCTTAAGACCGAATACCGCACTCTTGAGAAGAAGTGGACTCGTGAGCTTAAGGCATCCCAAAAGCAAAATTCTCGCCGCAAGAGAAAGACTGGAATTCGTAAGCCTTCGGGGTTTGTTAAGCCCACACGTATCAGTGATGAGTTGGCAACCTTCCTTGGAAAGGATGTTGGATCCGAGATGGCTCGCACGGAGGTTACCCGTGAGATTAACGCATACATCCGAGCGAATAAGCTTCAGGACGAGAACAACGGACGCACCATTAATCCCGATATTAAGCTAGCGTCTCTTCTCAAGATCCAAAAGCCAGATATCCTCACTTACTTTAACCTCCAGCGTTATATGAGTCCTCACTTTGCAAAGAGTGTCAAGGCTGAGACCAGTACTGTTTAAATAAATAACAATAAATAAAAACAATAACAAAAATCTATAATACCGCAAAATATTATATTGCGGTATTATAATGACTAATAACAAAACACGTCGCTCCACATTTTCTAAAAAATTAAGAAAATATTCAACACCGATAAAAGCTCAACAAATGGCATATAAATATCTAGGTAAAACCGCAAAATTATACCCAGCCAATAATCCACAAAAAAAATATAAAATATACGACCCTAAAAATAATAAATGGATCAATTTTGGTCAATTGGGATATGAAGATTTTACGAAACACAAAGACATAAATAGAAGAAAATCATATTTAACGCGGTCTAAATCAATAAAAGGTAACTGGAAAAAAAATAAATATTCAGCAAATAATTTAAGCAGGAATATTTTGTGGTGATTTTGGAGCGAGCCGTAGCCGAAGGCGCTGGTGAGCGATTTAACTCCTGAGACGAATGTCGATGGAGTTTTCATTTATTTGATTGGTGGAAATAAAAAGCCATCTTCTATTAAAATGGGCTGCATTTGTTCGCTCATCATTTTTCCATTTACAATTTTAATTTTATCAAATACTTTTAAATCCCCGTAATGATTCGATAAATCAAACATATTATAAATATTTGTCAATAATTCATAATCATTATTTTTATATTTGCCTTCTTTTTTTAACCAATTATAAAAACCGATACCAGATTCTAATGTTTTATGATATTTTCTGAATAATGAAAGTGTTTTATTCAATGTATTATCATTTATTTTTTCATCAATATCGATATGAATATTATAGTCTGTCCCAGATAATACACAAATTTCTCGAAAGTCTATTTGTGTAATTCCCAAATCCGTCATTATTCCTTTGGTATCATATAACACAATGGTATGATTTAACAAACTAAAATATCGTAACACACGCTGGCAACCATATACAAACATATCCATGTCTTCACTCATACAAGCCCATACTTTTTTTTTTAATACAAGCATTGCACATAACTCGTCTGCTTCCCCCGGAGCATCATAGTACGTTAATCCAAACGCACGTATTAATTCCTTTACCATATTAATTTTGTCTTTTGTTAAATATACAAATTTTTTTTTTAAACTATCCATATTTAAAATAATTTCCTGTTTATCTACATCATCTATAATAGTATTTGAATCTAATTTATTTTTTAAAATAGCATATTCCTTTTCTGCCATCACCTTATCATCCTTTCTTTTTTGTAGTAGTTCTTTTTTTTCAGTTGGAGGTTTTCCATCAAATATAAAGATAGGTACTATATTATAATACCTGAATATAGCCATCATTAAATACATATTTTCGATTAATGTACCATCCCCTTCATATTTATATAAATAAATACTAATGTCAATGGCTATTTTTTTACCGGATAATTCCATTACCGGCATACATTTTATAGAATTTGAGCAATTTTCTCGTAAAAAGCTGTTTAGATATTTTATTCCCATTTTTGTTTATGTTTATTTCTTTTACATAATCAACCCATCAAATGATTCATTTCAATTTTTATAATAAAGAAAATTGAAATGAATTACGATTGTGTCTATATATCACACATAAGTAATATATAATCGTAAAAATGAAAACACGTAGTCAATCAATAAAGTGCGTTGATGTAGAGCTCAAAGTGAATCCAACTCCTTCAGCTAACGCTTCTGGAGTTCCGTCGCTTACCAGCGCCTACGGCTTCGGCTCGCTCCATCCTCCTACATCCATCATTGACTCACCCCAAATATATGAGGTTGATATCGACTTTGATGACGCAAGTGCTGCATGGAGAATGAATAAAAAATCTACAGGTGGTGGATGTTATAAATATATATGTGAAGCAAAAACACAATTAGGAAATAATTGTTTGAGAGAACCTATGTTAGGTTGCACGTATTGTAAAACGCATAATAAATCTAATACATCGACCAGCGTCTACTGATCGCTATAAAAAAATAAAAATCATCCCATTTCACAAACAGTCATTCTCATATTATTTAAAATATAATCCAAATTTTTTTTATTTTTAATATTTTTAGAAATTTTTTTATCATTATGTAAGCGGGACATAAATGTTTCAGTGCGTTCAATCGATTCATTCATAGTTTTTGTTTTATATTTTTTTTCAATATATGTACAAAACCCCGTTAAATTCGAATTTGTTTTCTTAAATTGTAACAATGACAGATTATTCGTATTACACCACGACATAAACCCTTGATAATCATTCAAAAGAACTGCTGTTATTATATAATATGAGAGAACATTTGATTTTTCCTTATATAGCATTTCTCTCTTATATTCAGATTCTGGACTATTAGAATATAAATCTTTGTATTTCAATCCCATGTAATCTAGTGTTTTAACAAGCTGAAAAAATTTATATGTTCTTTCAAAATTAATAAAAAATTCACAATTAGATAAAAATTCTTCTTCTCTTTCGTCTTCTGAGGTTTTATCAGAACCTATATTTTTAAGTAATACATAACTACAAAAAACAGCATTCATAATTTCTGCCCAAAATTCAGTATAAGCTTCGTATAAATTTACATCTGAGTTCACTTTAAAAATAGATAATACTCGTTTTGTACATTCAGATGTATTCATATCTGAAAAATCCAACGCAAAATTATGAAATGTTTCATGCATTAATACTTTAAACCACTCTTCTTTACGAAAAATAACAATTTCAGAATCAACTGGACACGTATACGTAAATGCAGTATTCACGTGTGTTTCGTCTAAAATTGTAATATTACTGGTTGGTAATTTCTTTTTTAATGAAGTGAGATACATAAATATAGTTATTTTTTTTGAACAGGTTTTTGACGAATATTCATTGACGATATACAACCATTTTAAAATAGTTTCAACATACTCATTATATAAATCAATATGATACTCGGGGGATGAATGTTCAACCACAAATTGTAATCTGATTTCTCTATTGAAGAGAGAAAAAGTATAGGAAATATTGTATAACATTGTTTTATCTATATGATCTATAATATCTTTTGGAAAACTGTTTTTATTAAATGTTTTAGGTTTAGGGATTTGTGATACATTCAAAATTTTAGTGATATTTAATTTATAAAACGAATCCCCCATTTTTTGTTTTTGTGATTTAATATAATTATCGGCGTTTTTTACATCATTGTATAGTTTTTTTAAAATATTATCTGTTTTTGCGGTTTGATTCACGTGATTTATATATTTTTTATTTAAAAAAAAAGACATTAATAATTCACTGTTTTTGGTTAGTTTCATATGTTGTATATATTATTGTATATATTATTGTATTTATTTTATTTTTTCATTTAATTTATATAATTTATATGTTTATGTAAATATAATGGCAGATAATTCGAATAATAAAAAGGGGAAACCTGAAAAAGTAAAACAGCCACGCGCAAAATCGACAAAGAAAAATGTGACAGATGAAGTAACGAATGAAGTAATTCAAGAAAAGATTGAAGAAGTAAAGATTGAAGAAGAAATTCAAGAAAAGATTGAAGAAATACAAGAAAAGATAGTAGAAGAAATACAAGAAAAGATTGAAGAAGTAAAAGAAAAGATAGTAGAAGAAGTAAAAATAGTAGAAGAAGTAAAAGAAAAGATTGAAGAAGTAAAAGAAAAGATTGAAGAAGTAAAAGAAAAGATTGAAGAAATACAAGAAAAGATAGTAGAAGAAATACAAGAAATTAAAGAAAAGATTGAAGAAAAGATAGAAGAAAATACTATAAAGATTAAATCCTTAATAAATTTGCTTATATTGATAACATTCAAAACAGACTTACAGGATAAATATGATATTAAATCGAATTTAGAAATAATAGAAATTATTAGAACTATTATTAAAAATAATCCAACACAAATCTCAAAAATAGAAGAATGTTTTATAAATATTATGAAGGATGGTAAAATAGATTCATCTGATATTCCATATATTATGGAATTATTATCTACATTATATAAATCTATTTCAGACATAAATCTAACTACTATAAAAACATCATTAAGTGAAATATCCGGACAAGTTATTAAACTTATTTTTAATATTATAGTAACTGAAAAATTTATCGAAATGGATAATGGATTAGATATGATAACATCATTTAATGCTTTGGTTGACTCGAGTGTTATGCTTATTTCATTGTCTAAATATAATACAGAAATTTCTAACTTATCATCTAGTAATATTGGATGTATATGTTGTTAGATAAACAATATAAAATTTTTTTATTTAGTATTATTATAGATAAATGTCCGATAATACAGATGAAGTTGTAACACCAGAGGAAGTTGTATCAGATGAAATTGTATCAGAGGAAGTTGTATCAGATGAAGTTGTATCAGATGAAGTTGTATCAGAGGAAGTTGTAACTGATGATGTTATAACACCAGAGGAAATTATCATTCAAGAAGAGATATCAAATTTTCTACAAGAAGATTCTGTTGTTGAATCACCTGCTGTTGTTGAAGAGGTGCCTATAGTTGAATCACCTGCTGTTGTTGAAGAGGTGCCTATAGTTGAATCACCTGCTATTGTTGAAGAGGTGCCTATAGTTGAAGCACCTGCTGTTGTTGAAGCACCTGCTGTTGTTGAAGCACCTGCTGTTGTTGAAGATGTGTCGGTTGTTGAAGCACCTGCTGTTGTTGAAGCACCTGCTATTGTTGAAGAGGTGTCTATAGTTGAAGCACCTGCTATTGTTGAAGCACATGCTGTTGTTGAAGCACCTGCTGTTGTTGAAGAGGTGTCTATAGTTGAAGCACCTGCTATTGTTGAAGCACCTGCTATTGTTGAAGCACCTGCTATTGTTGAAGCACCTGCTATTGTTGAAGCACCTGCTATTGTTGAAGAAGTAAAAAAACCTGTTGTCGTTGAAGAACCAGTCAAAAAAGATATTATTCCTGTCATAGAAAATCCAAAAAAAGTAAAAAGTTGGTTTCCTAACATGTTTAATTGGGTTTGAAGCGAGTCGTAGACGAACTCCTTCGGCTACCGCCTACGGAGTTCCCTCGCTCACCGGCGCCTTCGGCTCGCTCCAAAGTCGGATGTGAGCGACTGAATTCCTTCGACTGTCGTCTCCGCTCCAAAAATAAATTATTACATTTTACAAAAAGAAAAATGTAATATAGTATAATATAAATTATTTAGTTTTCAACACTTCACGTATCATCATCAAATTTTCAGCCAATTCAGGTTCTTTTCCTTTCCTGTAATGAAGTAATTTAGCCTTTTTGGTTTCTAATAACATTTGTTTTAATTCACTATTTTGCGAAAACTTTGCGTATTGCGCGTCATATAATTCCTTTTCCTTACGCTTACCATAAAAACTCGCATCAATTGACACTTCTACTGGTCGTATTAATTCTCCATTAAATTTACCACTTGAACTAGCAGCGGCTTTTGCCATTTCAGGGTCTTTTGATAAAATTGTTCCAGATTCAATAGAAAAAGACAAATAAAATTCAGGATTTTGTTCTTTAAATTTGGACGCTTGATAATAATGTTCGACGCTATTCCATCTATGTCCGTCTAAAATAAATGATTGAACCCAAAAATCATCTAATTTTCTACGCCAATTTGATATTGCGTGTAATTCAGAAAATTCGCGAACGTATTCCTTTGAAATTTCTTCACCGGAACCCTTTCCGGGCAATCGTTCTCCGGAAGATTTACCATAGAATTGAAATACTATATTATCATCATATAATCCACGTATTTTCGATTCAGATAATTCCTCAAATTTTGGATTCTCTTTTATTCCAGACGATAATTGTTGTTTAAATTTTATAAAATCCGGGATTAATGAAAAAACCCCGGAGTTTCTCTCCATGCATTTATCGACCGCCATTTTTTTAATATCATATGGCAATTCAACAAACGTAAATATTTGTTTTTTCTTATACCCAACTAATTTATAATGACCACCTGTATACTCAACCATAATATAATATTCTGGTGTAAATTCGCCACGTGATTCCAAAATAGTGTCGTTTAATTGACCACAATTGAGTACATTTCCAAAATCACCACTTCGAAATGACTGTGATGACAGCAATATAAATTTAATATTTAAGATTCGTTCTAATGTTGAAATTGCCCATGTTTCACCCCAAAATTCACACGTTTGAATTTTCTTTTTAAATTTTTCGAGAGTATCTATATCTTTCATAAATTTATATTCGTCATTTAACATTTGTTGTGTGATTTTCTTTTCATTTATAACTCTAGTATGTTGTTCTTTTATTTTAGTAGCAGCTTCTGAAAATTGTTTTTTTTGTGTTCTATCTAAAGTATTTTGATGCATTTTTTTATATTTTTCATATTCAATCTCTAATTCTTTAATAGCTTGCGTATCCTTTATAATTGACGATTTATACATATCATATAATTCTTTATACGTTGAAAATATTTCTTGTGTTGCTTCTACAGATAATTTACTTCTTATTTTATGAACGGTTGTTTGTTGACCGAGTTGTCCGAACGCATCTCTTATAGTAGCAAAAAAACAATCCCCACCACCTTCATTATCAGTAATAAAAAATTTATTATTTTTCATAAATGTTTCTATCCATGATTTATCATTTGATTTATTATATTTATCTCTCATAGTATCTGCGTCTTTTTTGGTTTCTTCTGGTAAATCTGCTAGGATAGGAGCATCTTTAATAGAAATAAAAATATCCTTTCTTATATTTGGTATAATTAAATCTTTTTTCTCTTCCTTTTTCTCTTCCCCTTCCTTTCCTTCCTTTCCTTCCTTTCCTTCCTTTCCTTCCTTTCCTTCCTTTCCTTCCTTTCCTTCCTTTTTCTTACCCTTTTCTTTTTTTTCCTGTTGTTCCTTTTCTCGTTGTTCTTTTTTCTCTCGTTGTTCTTTTTTTTCCTGTTCTTCTTCTTCAGGTATAAGTCTTATATTATTTAACATTGATTTATTGACATAACTATAAATTAACGGGTCATCTATTTTTTCTACTTCTAATGTGCCATCTTCATCTACATAATTTACTAAATCCGTTTTATATATCTCATATAGACCAATGCGAACTACTTTATTATTGGTCTTTACTAAATAAATAGGAAAATATACAACATTTTTATCTTCAAATGTTTTTTTTTCATTTCCGACAGCTATTATAATTTCAATATCCTTGACGGTTATTTCATATAGGCTAGCTTCTTTTTTAAAATCATCTAAATCTACACTTTTTAATTCAGGATAACTAATCGTTTTATCTAATTTTGATAATACCATATTATATATTATATTTTATAAATATTTATATATTTATTCGCATTTTTGTATTTATTTTATAAAAAAATAACCATTTTTTTCATCAATTTATCATTTTTTAACTCGCTCATATAATACCACATTTCTTTTCGCTTTAATACAGTATTGTAATTTTCATAACTATGTTCAAATAATACAATTTGTTCAATAATATCTTGTTTTTTCATTTTATTTAGTTTGACATCTTTTGATAAATTATAATACTCGCAAATTTGTGTTAATTGTTTTATTGTGAAATTTAAATCATAATTTTTAATTTCCATAAAAATTTTATCGTATTGATTATCAGATGAGGATTCGTCACCCTTATTTAACAACGCATAAAATTCATCAGTTAAATTATTATCATTGGGATAATTATCATTTGTTTCATTATCATCGGTAAAATTAAATGTGATATTTTCAGTTTGAACAAAATTATTCATATGCTTATATGAATAATTTATTAATTAATATTTAAGTATATTGCATACAATAAATTTATTTTCAGAATTCACACTACGCTTTTTAGTTCGCTCCAAATCCCTTCTCCAATAATTTCAAGATTACTGTCCCATGAACCGGTATATATTGCGCCATCAGTAAAAGTTATTGTTCCTGTTCCCATTAAACTCAATCGACTAAAATCTACAGAGTCTGTTCGCTTCAGATTTAATGGATTCCATTCACCATCATATATTATACCAGTATCAAGTGTAAAAGTTCCTTGCCCAGTAACGACAAAATTATTATCCCACGATCCGGTATATACACCACAAGAGAAATTTGATGTTACTGTTACTACTCCTGATCCAGATTTATCTGGATTCCATACCCCATTATATCTTTTACTAATTTTCGTATATGTTCCATCAATAAATTCAAGATTTCCTTGAATAAATTCAAGATTATTATTCCATGAACCGGTATATAATTTTACACGACGACCATCTTCAGACATCTCCATTATTTCACTAGGAAAAGTTATTGTTCCTATTCCAAATTGATTTATTGGATTCCACATCCCATTATATGTTGTGCCGTTAGTAAGCGTATAAGTTCCTTTACCAGCAAATTCAAGATAATTATTCCACGATCCCATATATACTCCACCATCAGGAAAAGTTAATGAATCTTGATCTATAATTGCAAGATCACTATTCCACGAACTAACTCTTTTTTGTTTGGAGCGATCCGAAGCCGAAGGCGACGGTGAGCGATGGAACTCAGTAGGCGGTAGCCGAATGAGTTCGTTCAAAACATCTTCTTGGAGTGAACCGAAGCAGTAGGCGTCGGTGAGCGACTGAACTCCGTATGCGGTAGCCGAAGGAGTTGTGTTCATAACCGAAGTTATATTTTCATTTTCATTAAAATTATTCATATTTCGTGCAATGTGTATTTTAAATACCGACTTAATAAAAAAAAATAAATCAATTTTTTTGATAATAAAACTTACATTCTCCGCCTTTTACTACGTGTCGATCCATTTTTTTTACGCGTCGATTTATTACGTGCCGATTTTTTACGTGTCGATTTCTTACGTGTCGATTTCTTACGTGTCGATTTCTTACGCATCGATTTCTTACGCATCGATTTCTTACCCCCATTTGGGTCACCAATTGGAGTTGCTACAGGAACAGGGATTTCTGGTGATACCTCAGGTAAATGTAAATCTATTGAGTCGATTGAGATAGGTATAACCTCAGCTTCTACTACTACATCTTCAGTTCTTGGATTATCTTGTATTATTGCTTCAATTGCTTCAATTGGTTGATCATAAACTAATTGTGGTTGATTCCATGTGCTTGGGTCGGGGCTACCAATATTATAATAATAATAACACATATATTTTCTATTAAATCCAAATCCCCATCCAGGAGGGATTCTACCACGACCAATACCAACTTTAGGTGTAGATAAAAAAGGTATTCGTTTATCTAGTCTATTTTCTTTATTCCATTCATAATGTGTACCTTTTGGTGGGGGGGTTGGTCGATCAATTAAATATCTCCCACACTTATAATCCGAACTATCATTCTCAATAACCTCATTATTTTCTGATATATTCGTCCATATATGTGGGTATGTTACGAATGATCCATTACGATATGGTGGAGGCAAATAAAATAAACCATTTTCTCGGTTTTCGTTATTATTGAAAGTTGCTGATGTATTTAAGGCATTTACCAAATATTGTCTATACGATTTACTCGAATTAAGTATAGATGATGTATCTACTAATTGTCCTGGTATTGATCCTACCATTCTTGATACATAAGATATGAATTGTTTTTTGAAAAAATTTGATTTATTTAATGCTACAATTGCTGTATGTAATTGTTTATTCAATGGATAATACTTACCACCATATAATGTTTTAAACCCTTTAGTATATTTTGTATAGCCACCTGGGGCTACTGCTGGAGCTTGTGTTGGGGCTGTTTGTCTTGGTGGATCAAGAAGCGCAGATTGTTCTTCATACGCAGATAATAGGTCATCACCTAATACTACACTATACTGAGGGACTTCATTATATATCTGTTGAAATTTTCGAGTAACCGGATTCATTCGGGGTCCTTGCTTTTGATCATCCACCCATATTTGATATCCACTAGCATCAAAATGTTCTTTTAATTCAATTGGACGATTTATTGTCCAAGGTATACGCTCTACAGTACTATTTGGGGGAAGGTCATTCCTACCATATATTATATATGTCTCCTTATTTTGATTTTCTCTATTATTATTTTCATTTTTATTAATAATTACTAAATTTAAACAAATATCATAAACTTCTACAAACCTTATTCTAGTATAATTATCTTGAAACCTCGCTAGATCAATGTCTTCTTGACTAGGTCTCTCTAAAGGTAAAGACATTAATAATATAATCTATATAATATATAGATTATATTATATTATTAATTCTGATTATTAATTCTGATTATTTTTTAGAATACGTCACTACATTTCAATCAAGTCCATAAATTTGAAAATAGATTTATTTGATAAACTAGGATATGTCTTTACTTTACTATGAGCCAATCTATTAATAATCTGCGGAAATGTCTCATCTCCAATTTTATTGGAACATTTTTCAAACATATTTTTATCATACAAAATTGCAATATTTTCAGTCAATTCATCCACTTCATCCTTTTTATTTTCTATTAAAATAAATGATGTAAGTTGTTGAAATAATCCATAGATCAATTCAATTAATCTACCTTCACTAATAATACCATTTTTTTTTAAATTTACAAAGAATAAACTGAACGCTTTCCTTCGTTCATTATTTTTGTTAACTTTACAAAATTTATCATAATCTTGATCTGGATCAGCGTGTTCAATACAATTAAACAATTCCATAAAAGAATTCAAGTTAGTTTCAAAAATAGTTCGCATAATTTCATAATTGTGAATTAATGAAGTATACAAGTCGGCATATAATTTTGAATAAAACCGATTATTTGACGCAATTTCAAATATAGCATTACCGATTTTTAACATATTCTCTGGTGAAGTTTCTTCTTTTATTAATTGATTCAATATTTCGGTAATTTTTCCATATGAATCATTATAATTTTTATCAGACATTTTATTCAAAGACGAACGAAGCAGATCAATTTGCGCATCAATACCAACTTTTTGTTCTAGTTTTGTTGCTTGAAAAGTTCGCATAGATTCCCAGTCGTCATCACCATCTAAAGTTGAACGATTTCCACGTTTGTTTTTTTTAAATCCATTATTATTATTATTATCATCATAGGATCCTGACCCATTATTTTTATTAGGGTGTTCTTTTTTATAGAATGTAGGAGTTCTTATATAAGTAGGTGAGCCAACTTGCAAAGCCAATTCCGAAATCATACTTAATGTTTCGTTCGGTAAACTAATTTCAAAACCATTAAATATAATATCATTTATATCCTTAAGACTATATCTCATTGCTAGCATCTGATGTTATATAGTAATTATATTCGAAATCCATTTATATCAATTTTTTTTTATATAATAAATATTATACATTTAAATAAACTTAAATGTATACCCTGTAATAATGTATTATGTCACTCGAAAATCCAAACGAAACATTAAAACAAGAAGACGAGAAAATTGATTGCTCAGATGAAATCAATAATTGGGATGAGCTTAATATTAGTCCCGAATTATTGAGGGGTATTTATGCTTATGGATTAGAAAAGCCTAGTCCTATCCAACGAAGATCGCTAACATCTTTGATAAAAGGGCGCGATGTTATCGCACAAGCACAATCGGGTACAGGTAAAACCGCGGCTTTTACTATTGGTGCGCTTTCACGACTTAATATAACTAATAAAACAACTCAAATTCTGTGTTTGTCTCCTACACGCGAACTTAGCACCCAAACAGCAAGTGTGATGACGTCTATTGGATCTATGATACAGGGATTGAGTGTTCAAGTATTAGTTGGGGGTAATTCAGTAGATCAAGATATTTATAATCTTAAAAACGACACTCCGCATATTGTCGTTGGTTGTCCTGGACGTGTATATGATTTGATGCGTAGAAATCAGTTAAACACCTCAAATATTTCAATTGTTGTGCTGGATGAAGCGGATGAACTATTATCTAGCGGATTCAAAGAACAAATTTACAATATTTTCCAATATTTAAAGACTGATGTTCAAGTTGCGTTATTTAGCGCGACATTGCCTCCATATATTCAAGATATTACGAATAAATTTATGCGAAATCCTGTTAAAATTCTAGTAAAGGCTGAATTGTTAACTTTAGAAGGAATTTCACAATATTATGTTGCTATTGAAGATGACAGACAAAAATATCTTACATTGAAGGATTTATATGGGTTTATGTCGATGTCCCAATGTATTATTTATGCAAATAGTGTGAAACGTGTATCTGATTTGTATGACGCAATGGTAGAAGATGGATTTCCGGTGTGCCGTATTCATAGTAATATGGAGAAGTCTGAGAGGGATATTGCGTTTCAGGAATTTCGAACAGGAAAACATCGTGTGCTAATTTCATCAAATGTGACAGCACGTGGAATTGATATTCAACAGGTAAGTGTCGTTATTAATTTTGATATCCCGAAAGATGTATCTACATATCTTCATAGAATTGGACGTAGTGGCCGATGGGGGCGAAAGGGTGTAGGTATTAATTTAATTACTCGCAGAGATATTAGTAAATTAAAGGAAATTGAAGAGTTTTATGTATGTCAAATAAAAGAAATGCCTTCCAGTTTTGATAATTTAATGAGATGAGAAGATGAGTTTAGGGGATGTTACGGAGCGGAACGCGCAGTTACAGACCCAGAATACGGAACGTTAGTGAAGTATTCGGAGAAAAACTACATACATACATACGCGTAAAAATAATTTGAATTAATTCTATATTTGATATATTATGTCAATTGTATCAAATATAGAAAAAATAAACGATAGTTTCAAATTGCCTATTTCATATAATGAAGGAAAAGTCGAATTAAATAAAAACATAATTACAGATTTAGAACTGACTGAAACCTTAGACCCATCATGCACACCAATGTATAATATTGCGTTTCAACCCAAAACAAAATTGGGATTAAAAGTACTACAACAAATGACGAATTTCTATACAAGCGACAAACAATTTTTAGATGATACACAAACGTTATTAAAGGAATATAAACCATTGTCATTGTCACCAAATATTTGTCTACCTGACTTTAATGAAATACTTAACATATGGGATGAAATAAAAAATGATACAGGATTTAAGGAAAAATATCATTATATTGATTGGCCTATGTGGGAATTTTTAAATAAATCCGGTGGGTTTTTACAAATAATGAGTATATATAATTTGATTTCCCCCGTTCTTTCTTTTTTTGTCCCATTTATCATATTAATCATTCCATTTTTTATTATAAAAATGAAAGGGCAAAACATTTCAATATCAGAATATGTAGAAGTTCTTACTATTGTTGCGTCAAATCACGCAATAGGTAAATTATTTACACAATTTAATAGTGTCAAATTAGACGAGAAAATATATTTATTATTATCCGCTGGATTTTATGTATTTTCTATTTATCAAAATATATTAACGTGTTATCGGTTTCATAAAAATATGCACAAAATTCATAACTATTTAGACGTAATTAAAAAATATATCGAATACACTGAATCATCCATGACGAATATGTTGATGTATACAGACAAATTAAAAACATATCAATTGTTTAATAATAATATAAGAGAGAAATTAAGTATATTAACAACATTCAAATCAAATTTAGAAAAAATTAGTCCATATAAATTGTCGCCTAATAAAATTGGAGAATTAGGACACGTATTACATTGTTTTTATGATATATATAGTAATGATGTGTATAATGACGCGTTTTTATATTCATTTGGATTTAACGGATATATTGATACTATAGAAGGACTCAAAGAAAATATTTCCGAAAATTATATCAACTATTCAAAAATATCCAATAAGAAGAAAGAAAATAATAGTGAAAAGAAGGAAAAGAAGGAAAAGAAGGAAAAATGTGGATTTAAAAACGCATATTATCCTGCGCTTATCCACGAAAAACCAATCAAAAATAGTTTTAAATTTGATAAAAATATGATTGTTACTGGACCCAATGCTTCAGGAAAAACAACAATACTTAAATCAGCATTGATTAATATAATTCTTACACAGCAATTTGGATGTGGGTTTTATGATAGTGCTGTATTGATCCCATTTAAATATATTCATTGTTATTTGAATATTCCAGATACATCTGGGAGAGACAGTTTATTTCAAGCGGAAAGTCGTAAATGTAAAGAAATAATTAAATTGATAAATAAACATCCGACTGATAGACATTTTTGTGTATTTGATGAACTATATTCAGGTACAAATTATGAGGAGGCTACAAAATGTGGATACGCATTTTTGTTATATTTATCCAAATATAAAACAACTAATTTTTTATTAACTACACATTATTTAAATGTGTGTGAAAAATTAGTCAATCATAAAAATATTCAAAATTATAAAATGTGTGTGGGAAAAAATGAAAACGACGATTTAATATATAAATATAAGATAGAACGAGGAATTACAAATATTAAAGGAGGAATCGAAGTTTTAAAACAAATGAAATATCCCGATGAAATTATGCAAACAATCAAAAATTTAGAATAATATACATATACATATACATATAATTATTTATTCGTTCTGTAACAAATATAATTATATATTCTTTTTGTAATATAATGGCTTTATCTGATTTTATGAGTGTCCCCTTTCTTATTTGTTTAGGTATAACTTTAATCCTTGTAGGTGTTATTGGAATTTATTTTACGCAAAAAACACAAGAACAAAATCACAAAATTAGTTCCATGATGGGATTAGTTTCAACAATGGCCGAAGAAATGAATTATATGAGAAGTAGACTAATAATGGCTTCTCAAAATAATTTCCCACATCCTCCTGGTACAAATATTATGTCTAATATGACTGGTGGTCAAAATACCGATACAAATGACAAATTAATTGATGTATCGGATGGTGAGAGCGAGGAAGATAGTGATAGCGATGAAGATAGCGATAGCGATGAAGAGAGCGATAGCGATGAAGATAGCGATGGCGATGGCGATAGCTGCAAGTCAAAAACGAATATAAATATTTTAGATAATGTTGTCGCGAATATTAATATTGAAGAATTATTAGACATAAACAATACAATTAAAATTATTAATTTTGGTGAAGCTTTAAACGCAACTACTAGTGAAGATATAAATATAGATAATGATAGTGAATCTATAGATGATTCTTTAGGTGATAGTGATAGTGAAAGTGAAAGTGATGATGAGTCTGATAATGGTGGAGAGAAGACAAATAATATAAATTTAACACAAATATCAAACGATTCCCAATTATTTAATCCTGAATTATTAAAAGTAATTGATATTTCAACGATTTTAGATGAATCTATTAAAGAAAAAAATGATAGTAATATCGATTATAAAAAAATGTCATTGAATAAGTTAAGAGATATTATTGTTTCAAAAAAACTAGTAACTGATCCATCTAAACTTAAAAAAAATGAGATGCTTAAATTACTTGGTTCAGAATGATAATTTTCTCTAGACATAATATATTATAATATGAGTTGGGCAACGTGTTATTCTGGATCTAATAATATTCATTTTAATTTTCCTCCTATTATGGCAGACGGACGAAATTTTGCCACGTGGCAACCAGAAGCGGTTGTCAATAACCGAATCAGAGAACAAGAAAATATTCAATCTAATTGGCAATATAGACAATATTTAACAAATAACGCAGTTCAAATAATGAGCTATAATAATATGGAATCTTGTTATGATTTAGGTCTTCCTTCTCATTCTATTACTGGAAAATCACCGTCATCAAATGTGCCGCATTTATTTTCATCGACTCACGATACAAATGCTCCCGGATATGGGTATCAATCGAGTAATTTAAAGTCGCAATATTTGTCAAGAGAGCAATTACAATCCAGAATGATTGCCCCTTCTATTACTGTGCCGAGTAAATTACAATAAATAAACAACTACTTAGATCCATAATAACAATACTAATTATTATTATGAAAATATTAAGCATCGATGTTGGTATTAAAAATTTAGCATTTTGTCTACTATCAAAGCCGTCCGGTTCCAACCAATTCCAAATAGCAAAATGGGATACAGTTAATTTATCGCAACCGACAGAAGAAGTAAAATGTGAAGAACTGGATAAAACCAAAATATGTGGCAAACTTGCAAAATTTATGAAAAACGAAAAATGTTTCTGTTTAAAACATTCTAAAAAACAACCATTTTTAATTCCATCCCCAGATGTAAAACCATCATTTATAAATAAACAGAAATTGAAAAGTTTACAGGAAATCGCAACCAAACATAAAATTCCGTACGATAATAATAATAATAATATAAAAAAAGCAGAATTGGTGATATTAATTAATAATTATATTCTTGAAAAATGTTTTGAGCCAATTGATAAAACCAATGCTTCCAAAGTCGATTTAGTTACTATTGGCAGAAATATTCAAAAAAAATTAGATCATATTTTTAGCGAAGACATGTTGACAATTAGCAATGTAATCATTGAAAATCAAATAAGCCCTATAGCAAATCGTATGAAAACGATACAGGGTATGATTGCTCAATATTTTATTATGAGAAATGAACACATTCAAATCGATTTTATATCAGCTAGTAATAAATTGAAAGATTGTGATGTTGAACTTAAGTCAAAATATAGTGATCGGAAAAAATTAAGTATTCAGGTTTGTTTAGACAATATAATAGACCAAGAGTGGATTTCGTTTTTTAAATCTCATTCGAAAAAGGACGATTTAGCTGATTCATTTTTACAAGGATTATGGTTTATTAACAACAAAATAGCAAAATAACAAATCAAAAACAAATCAAAAACAAATCAAAAACAAATCAAAAACAAATAATATATTTATTATTCGTTTTACTTAGAATTATAGTTTCTTATTACATCATAATAACAATGGATCACGGAATAATCGATATTTCACCTATTCATTTAAATGAAAATTTTGACAATTATAATCAATCTAACTCTAACTCTGGTTCTAGAAACATCTCAAGTTCTGGAAAAAAATCATCCAATTTTGGTGATGGTATTGAATTATTGATGAATGATAAGAAAAAAGAAAATAATAAAAGCGATATTGACGTGGACGATTTAGATAATTTGGAAAACGAGTTAAATGATTTAATAGACGATTCACCTCCAAGTAGAAATATGTACGAAGCTAAATCCGACATTTTTGGAAAAAATATAAAAATAAATTACGATGAAAAACCAGCAGTTCATTTTGATTCATCTTCACCAAGTATCGGACAAGCCACTGCTGAAAATAGTTCAGATAGTCAAACGTGGGATGGATATACTAAATTCAATAATGTTCCGTTGAATCCAGATAAACCACTACCATCACAACCTCAAATGAGTAAAGAGGAATTATTAAGAGATAAATTCAAGTATTTGCGAAAGTTAGAAGCACTTGAATTAAAGGGAGTTACGCTTACAAAAAAATATTCGATGGAATCCCCTTTAGCAGAAATGCAAGGAGAATATGAAATGATTATGGAAGAAAAAGGAAAAGCCAACTCTGTTAAATTCCAAGGGAATATGCTCATGGCGGGTATTAACGCATTGGAGTTTTTAAATAACCGTTTTGACCCATTTGACATTAAAATTGATGGTTGGGGTGAGCAAATTAATGAGAATATAACCGATTATGATGATGTTTTTGGCGAATTATACGAAAAATATAAATCGAAGGCCGCAATGGCACCCGAATTAAAGTTGCTATTCCAACTAGGTGGAAGCGCAATGATGGTTCATATGACAAATACAATGTTCAAGTCAGCTATGCCTGGAATGGATGATATTTTGCGACAGAATCCTGATCTAATGCGACAATTCCAGTCAGCCGCAGTAAATTCTATGAGTCAAACCAGTCCAGGATTTTCAGGTTTTATGAATGGAGTAATGAATCCGGAACCACAAGCGCCTTCTGGTAATGGTCCTCCTCCACCAATGTCTGCACAGGGTCAACAATCAATGCCAGGTCGCGGTGGAAACAACAACGCTGGAAATCGTCCTGATTTACATATGGGTAGAAATAATTTCTCAAATCAAAATGATGGTATTAATATTAGAGAGAACTTTAGTGGCGCAAATGACTCCGAACGTAGTAGTAGAAGACCTGAAATGAAGGGACCCAGTGATATTTCTGATATTTTATCTGGATTAAAAACGAAAACCATTAATATTCAAGAGCAGCCTCAGATGAACAATAACGATAACAATAACAATAATAGTAGCACGATTAGTATTTCTGATTTGAAAGAGTTGCAAGGTGACGGGAATATGCCGAAGCGTAGTAAAAGACGACCAAAATCAGATAAGAATACTGTAAGTTTAGACATTTAGTCAGACTCTGACAGGCTCATAATGTCCCCCCGTCCATTCTAATTCAATCGTCTTTTCATATTGATTGCTAAATGGAACAAATTCTATATTACTTCTTTCACTAGTCCTACAATTTTTGACAATAATTCGTAAATTCCATAGAATACAAGCAACTTGAATTTCGATTGCTCCTCCCCACGTACCAGTGTTTCGCATATTTTCAACATATTTTCCGCTAGGATTATCTAGTTGTAAAATATAAGCTGTATCTAATCCATCTATTATTTTACCATTGTTTTGCAGATAATCACAAATTTTTTGGCGAATGGTAAAACTGGATTCATTTGGTATAAAATACTGAAGACTATTGAACAAGCAACTCATAATATATTATACTTTTATAATATTTTATACAAATATTTTCATCCTTTTTTTTTGTCCTACTATTTTTTTTGTCCTTGTAATATAATGATGACAAAAAAGGATATCAATATAGAAATACACAAAATATTTGATAATAATGAATTAGATGATTTGAAACGATTCATAGAAAAACGGCGTTGCTTGAATAACTGTAATATGTTTCTTATTTATTTTTTTCATATTGTCCAATCTGCTGGTATAATGACTACCACTATTGCGGTTGGTTACGATAAAATATATTTGATATGGTTGGGTGTCGGGTTAAATATTTTTGCGTCTCTCATAAACATATACGAAAAAACAAATAATAATATATTGAAAAAACTAATGGTCGATATTAAAGCGATAAAAGATGGAAATTATATCGATGAAGGTGAATTGATAGAAACAGAAAAAGAAGAAAAATCCCCAGAAATTACAGATGTATATGAGGATAAAACACAAACAAATAAAAATAATCGATATAATGAAGAAAATACGAATCCATTATATGATCCTCTAATTTCTAGTAAAAAAGAAACAAAACTATAAATTATTATGTAAATTATTATGTAAATTATTATTCTACATCATAAAAAACTTAAATATTTGTTATGAAATTATAATTAATAATAATAATGATACGCGTTGCGTTAATAACAGGAATTACTGGACAAGACGGGTCATATCTATCAGAGTTTTTATTGGATAAATTATATGATGTGTGGGGAATTATCAGACGATCTTCCAGTATAAATACGAATAGAATAGATCATATTTTCGACAATAATCATTTATTTTTAAGGTACGGTGATTTATCTGACGGTGTTAATTTATTAAACATATTGAGTGAAATTAATAATAAGTATGGTGTAGATTTGGACAAATTAGAAATATATAATTTAGGCGCAATGAGTCATGTAAAAATATCATTCGATATGCCTGAATATACGGGAGATATTGACGGATTGGGTGTATTACGTATTTTAGAGGCAACTAGAAATTGTGGTATTCCTTTGGATAAAATTAGATTCTATCAGGCATCCACATCGGAATTATATGGAAAGGTAGTTGAAGTGCCTCAAAATGAACGCACACCATTTTATCCTAGATCACCATATGGTGTGGCGAAATTATATGGTTTCTGGGTCACCAAAAACTATCGTGAATCATATGGTATGTTTGCGTGTTCTGGGATTTTATTTAATCACGAAAGTCCTCGTAGAGGTCATAATTTTGTCACGCGCAAAATTACATTGGGTCTAAATAAAATATTGAAGGGAGATGAAACCAAATTAGTTTTAGGAAATATAAATTCCTTGCGGGATTGGGGTCACGCAAAAGATTATATTAAGGGTATGTGGCTAATCCTTCAACAAGATACACCGGACGATTATGTGTTGGCTACGAATGAATACCATAGTGTTCGTGAATTTATTGAAAAGGCGTTTGCACTCAAAGGATTCGATATTGCGTGGAAGGGGGAAGATGTGAATGAAATCGGGTATGATAAAAACAGTGGTCGGGAACTCATATTTATTTCTGAAAAATACTTTCGACCGGCTGAAGTGGATGAATTATTAGGGGATTCTTCAAAGGCTCAGACTGAACTTGGGTGGAAAATAGAATATACTTTTGATGAGTTGGTGAAAGAAATGGTTGATCACGATTGTAAATAGTGCGTTTTTTTCAGCTACCGTGAAAATATGTAATATAAAAATAATATAAAAATAATATTATATGTACAAGTATAATATTAATTGAAAATATGTCAGATATAGCCAGTATAGCCACATCTATTATAGAACGACGAGCAAATGTAGCCGAACGATATAATGATATTTTACGCGATAATAAATTTTCAGCTTTTCCACATAGTATTTTTTCCCATTTTATATTTGGTATTCCTGATGAAAAAATAACTGACGCAGTATATATCAAAAATTATGAATATATTGATTTTTCAATTCCGGTAAATATGTATTTTCGTGTATTTGGTGGAATATATATAGAATTAGAAGAAGAGAAATGGCATTTCACGAAGTTGTGTAAAGAAATTATGATTGATAATAATTTTACTAATTACCATTTGCTAGACATGGTTTTTAACCGTCGGTATATTAATCGTCAAAATGATATGTATTGTATAAGAAGTAATACGTGTCACCATTATGATATGGATTTTGACGATACATTCGACAACGAAATTATTCAACGATACACGGTTGTAAATGATGACGATGAGGATGATATATCAGTGCAATATGTATTACCTATTATAACTGGATTCAAATTATCGTATGATGATATAGATAACGCAATAATATGTGATATGGAAATTTATGAATAACCTCATCAACTCCTTGTTTTTTTACTTTTTCTACTTCTACTCTTTCTACTCTTCCTTTTTTTTGATTTTTTCGCCAAAGACTTGCGTTTCCCACCTTTTTTATCTGGATTCATATTCCATTTAGCTTCCGGACTTTGGTCTGAAATATATTTCTGCGCTTCTAATAGATTGTCACCATAAATTTTTTCTTCTTCATCTGTACCAGTATCACGTACGCGATTAAAGTCATTTCTAATGTCTTCGTTTTCCCTCTCTATATTATATTCAGTTTGCATCCATTCACTTGGATATACCTTTTCAGATTCTTTATTTTGTTTATCCTTTCTATCCCTCCTAACAGTTTGACATTTATTATATTCGTTATTAAGTCTTTCCCAATCACGATATTTTATTTCTAAATTTTTATTTATCTTACATTTTGGATTACAATTTGAAACTTGTTGTTGTAATGTTTGATATATATATTTTTTACAAAGAGTTCCAGAACTGTTTAATTGTGTAAGTAATGACCTAAATTCTTCTGGTTTACATGGAGATGAAAATGGGTTATTTATATCTGATATTCTGTACACTTTTTTATATGTAACTAACGATTCGTCGGGACAAATGATTTCAGGTTTTTGTAAATCATTATTCGAATTTAGCGAGACGTTGGGTAAAGGGACTTGTCCTTTGAATGGATTTTTAATGAAATTTAACATCTATATATAATATAAATATAAAAGTTACACAATAATAATATATAATATTTATATAATACAACTATAACATTATGAATATGTCTTCTTCCAATTTTATACAAAATACAAATGGAGGACCACCAATCAAACCAATAAAGCGACCTCCTAAGCCTCCTAAAAATTTACCTGGTTTAACTGGACCTACTGTCCCTAGTGAAACTGGACCTATTGGTTTAACGGGACCTATTGGTTTAACTGGACCTATTGGTTTAACTGGACCTATTGGTTTAACGGGACCTATTGGTTTAACTGGACTTGGTTTAACTGGACCTATTGGTTTAACGGGATCTACTGTCCCTAGGGAAACTGGACCGATTGGTTTAACTAAACCTACTGGCTCAACTGGTAAATCTACTCCTATACCAAATTCATTATCCATTACATTATTAACTAAAATACCAGGGTTTCAAAAAATAAAATATAAACCTTCAATGACAATTCCAGATGACGACAAAAATGAAATAGTATATTTTAATCCACTTATTAAAATAAATAAATACGCATTAAATAAAATTCCACAAAATACATTGAAACAATTTTTTAATAGAGGGTTATACGATAGTTTATTATACGAATCATTATCATTAAAGCTTTCAGAAAACTTAAAAAATATATCTTTAAAAGAAGCCATACAAAAAGGATATGTAGATAATAATATACAATTAACTTTAGAAACATTATTTAAACCGGATAATGTTATTTATATTGGAAAAAAACCATATGTAATATCGAATACTATTTTTGATAATAGTTCATGGAAATTAGATATAAAGGAAACTACTCCAGTTAATATTCGAAGAAATACCGCAATGCAATATAATTATAATAACGCATATAACGAATTAGAACAATTAAAACAATCAGACCCCGAGGTTATTGCTGGGTCTACTGCTCCTCCTACTCCTATTATTGTTCCTCCTATTATTCCAGGGCCTCCTATTATTCCTGGCCCTCCTATTATTCCTGGTCCTCCTATTATTACTGTCCCTCCTATTATTCCTGGTCCTCCTATTCCGCCTAGTCCTCCTATTCTTCCTGGTAAGAAACCTTTACTTACTCTTCCTCCTATACCACCTCCTATTCTTCCAGGTAATAATCTTCTTATTAATAATGGTTCTAATCCTCCACCATCTAATGCAATACGTTTACCAACATCACAAAATGATATAGTAAATACAAATGTGTTTGATATAATACCTGCTGGTCGTGGTGAGGCAGACATAATGCGTGAGTATTTTTTATCTTACACGTGGATATTAAATGTAATTTATTTGGTAGTAAATCGAGATAATAAATTACTTATTCAACCCCCATTACAAAACGGTGAACCTCCAGCAAATATATCAAACAATGGTTATTATGCTAATTTAGTAAATTTGTTGCAAATTATACCAATGCCTATGGATGGCCATTGTTTTTTTCATTCGATTGCTTACGGTATAAATTCTTACAATGACGCGAATATAAATCCATTAACACGAATTACATATGCGGTTAACAATTCTGGTATAATAACAACATATGGTATAGATCATGTATTTACTTATCAAGTTATAAGACGTATCGTTGTAGATTATTATAATGAAAATCCTAATAAATTAAATGAAGTAATAGAAGCTGCTCGTGAAGAGATGACAAATTTAAATATCAGATATATAGAAATAACAGATGAACCTCATCCTTTAACCAGATTAATAGATCCTATTACAAGAGATATACGGAGGGATACTATAGAACATATATGGGATGCCAGTGAAAAAGTATTTTTAACAACACATTCTGATGATTATAATGATGTTGGAGATATGATCCCTTTTTCTGTTATAGAAAATCCAGCTGAAATATCTGCATATATATTGAGTGATAAATATTGGGCGTCCCAAGAAATATACGCAATTATTCAACAAAAATTACATATTAATGTATTTACTATTCAACAAACTGGGACGTTATTATCTGTTAAATTAACTGCAAAATCAAGAAAAAATACAAATATATCAAAATTAATAATTAATCCCCATATAACTGTGGAAGATGATATAGAAATGGGTCCGTATGATAAATATATATTTTTAAGACATAATGGAGCGCATTATGATGTAATTACATTTCGTATAGATGATGCTATAAAAAAAACAATATTTGACACCCAGCCACAAAATGTAATGCCTCCAATCCCATTATATGATTTAAATAGACTTCCTCCGTTATATATATTATTTTTAATTTATGGTCAATATTATTCAAGATTAACTGCCGAGGAAAAAACACAAGTAACATTGTTTTCAAATGAATTAAATATGATTAATGACTCATTTAATCTTCCAGCCGTGCAAAACTCTCCGGAAGTTGTTAATATGTTTAATACACTTTTTAGACCACCTTTGAAACAAAAAGGAGGTATTAATAATCCTTATTCACAGCCATATAATTTACAGCCATATAATTCACAGCCATATAATTCACAGCCATATAATTCGCAACCATATAATTCGCAACCATATAATTCGCAGCCATATAATTCACAGCCATATAATTCACAGCCATATAATTCGCAACCATATAACACACCACTATATGGAAATAACATGTCATTAGTAAATCAAAATTTAATGTCTGGTCCACCATCTAATTTAAGTTATCATATAACTGTCGAGCTTGTATTATATCCAGGTACATCAATTCCAATTAGTAAACGTCCATCATTAATTTGTGAAAAAAATTCTGCAGTATGGTCAGAAGCAATGTCAAAATTAAGAGGAACTGTTTATGCGCCTAGACCATCATCTAATTTGAATGTAATTACACCGATGAAGACGCAAGATAAATCACAAACATTAGATAAATCACAGACACAAGATAAATCACAGACACAAAATAAATCGTATACCGGTGGAAAAAGAAAATATACACGAAAAAATGCTATACGAAAAAAATATACACGAAAAATTGGTATACGAAAAAAATATACACGAAAAAATCGAAAATATACGCACAGAAAGAAACGATAGGGTTAGTCGCTCCAAAAAAAAATGAATAAAAATATATCAATATTTTGATTCATTAATCTATTTATTTTACTTATTTTGATGTTGTTTTTGCGATTGATGTGTTTTTTTTGCCTTTTCCAACACAGCAATAGCTGAATTTAATTCTGCTTCCGATACAATTCCATCATTATTTGTATCTATTAATTTTTCTAAAACACGGTATTTGTGTGGGACAATACAAAAATTACTTTCTTCATTAAATAAATGGTCTGACAAAATGACAAACGCGGCGGTTAACATTAATGCTGCATATATGTCACGGGTACCCATCCATGCCATAGAAAACACTAACAACTGTTTACTTAATGAAAATTTCAAATACTCTTCTGTTGATTTGCTAAATTGTATTGATATAAATTTTGATCCAACATTAAGTAATATCATCACCAATCCGGCAAAAAATTTACTACTGTTTAAATATAATACGTGTGTATGTATAAATTGTAACGCACTCATAAAAACAGTAGAACTTTTTCCGGATCGAGTATTTGGATTTATTGTATTTTTAATATTATTTTTTTTAGTCGCCATATATTTAAATAATATTAAAATTTACTCCGATTTTTTTATACACCCTAATAATTATCGATCCCTGAATTTATTGCCGAAAACCCATTTTTATCCGGCCAATTTGACATAGGCTCATTATGTATTTTAAATGTTGGATAAGGAAGTGTGTTTGACATTTTAGAATGAACTGTTTGTTCCGCTGAGATTTTATCAACACGTTCATTTCTCCTTATATTTTGTGAAATATCCGGATTAACTACCTTTGTTATTCTGATCTTTTGTTGTTCCAGTTTTACTGTGGATTTTCCATTTGCTGATGTAATATCATTCTTAACTATATCAGGCATTGATGGTGTATATGTATTAATACTATTTTTGGATTTTCCACTACCATCTGGAACTATTTCCAAAGTTTCAGGACTAGACCTAGATAAAGGAGCATATGGCGGTATTACACTAAATCCTTCTTCATATGTGTTTTTTTGTAAATATATATAAGTAGATATAATCATAATAGTCGCGATTAAACCTATCAATGTATTGTAGCTGGTCAACAAAATAATTAAAAATATAATGATGATTTTTCCTAAAATACCATTAAAAATATGACTGATAGCACTAGCAGGATATTTTAATATAATTATACTAATTGTGATAACTATTACAAATATGATAGAGAATAAATTGCAATCACTAGGTCTATCTAAATGAACTAATTTAGAAACTCCTTTCATAATATTTGGCATTTTGGTCTATATATAACTAATATTTTATTATTATTTTGTTATGTTGATATTTTGTATTTTTTTGGTATTTACTATGAATTAAATGTTAAATTAAGAAAAATAAATAGTCATTTCGGTGTATTTTTTCAAATTATTATCTTATTTTTTATTAGGAATGTCTTTAGCAATGTATGCAGCTCCATTTGATACAGATATAAATCAAATAAATAATAAAGATAAAGATAAAGATAACGATACTTCAATAGGAAGAAAAAGAAATATGAATAATAGAACCCAAAAACGGGTTCCTAAAGAAAATGTTTATTCTGATAAAGTAAATTCTGTTTTGCAATCTATTCATAATTTACCTGATCAATCTGAAGGATTATCTGATTTTAACCCGTTGCCACCCCCATCTTCAGCAGGTGTAGAACAAACTAGAATTAGAGATAATAACGAGTCTTCTTTAGATAATGGTTCCATGATGTCTCACGACCCAACTATGCAACAATATCAACAACACAATCAAGAACCTACAACAGAAGATAATTCAAAAAATCCGGAAACTTATTATAAACGATTTATGCCGAATTATGATACCATGTATAAAAAATCACCCCATAATTTACCATATTATAGCAATAACTATTCATCTTCTCATCCTCCATCTTCCTCTTCCTCTCTCTCTCCAAATGATATATTAACTCAAAAATTAAACTATATGATCAATCTTTTAGAAGAAAGACAAGATGAACGAACGAATAATGTGACGGAAGAAGTTGTATTATATTCTTTTTTAGGCATATTTATTATTTTTATTGTAGATTCTTTTGCACGTGTAGGCAAATATGTTAGGTAGGTAGAAATCATTTGATTTATTAATTTTATTTAGAAATAAATCAACAAATATCAATTGATAATAAAAACCCTTTCATGATTGAAAGTAGGATATGCAAAGTTATAAAAAAAATACGCAGTAGGATTTATAATACATGGAACTGTTTTTAATTTTAAATTATCAATGATTGGCTTATTATCTGAGATATTTTCTATTATTGCGTATTTATAATTTTTATTTGATTCACTTATTTTCCACAACGCCAATTTATAACTATGAATAAATAATTCGGTGTTATTGTTGTTGTTATAAAATCCGTTAATAGACGCAAAACAGCACAATGCTTCACAATTTGCTGTGATAAATGTACACGTTTTTCTAAAAAAATAAGCGCTTTTAACCTCTTGATCGTGAATAACCATATACACGTATACGTTTTTGGTTTTCAATAATTCTAAAATATTGGATATCTCTGGCACGATACAAATATCGAATCGGCTTTTATTTTCCTTCATAAAATCTATTAAATGCTGAATATTTGTGGGTCCACATTCAATCAATGTCGCTTCATTTGCGGGCAATTCTTGCGGTTCTATCCATCCCGACATATTGAATCCAAATGTTTCATATACAGTAAGTGGAACTATCCCAGTTAATTCTCCTTCTCTCTTGAAGAGAGAAACCTGAATCTGTTTTATTTTGTGTCGTTGATGATAATGATGTGTTTGAATTAATTGTTGAGCAATCCCTTTTTTTCTGTGCATATTATTTACACATAGAAAGTCCACATAATTACAATCGAAAAATGCGTGTTTCCCTCCATTATTAATGGTTACGTGTAGTGGTCTAGTTGTCATAACACCCACCAGTTTTTTATTCGGCACATCGATAGTGCCTTTTTTTAAGTCCGTCAGTAATTCATCTTCATAATAGAAACTGAAAAAACTTGCCACATTATGTCCTATAAAATATGGGATTATGTTTTCTTTTTGCGGTTCATATTTATTTTCGTTGTTTTGTAGATAATGAGATTGAATGATATGTTGAAATTGTGTTAGTTTTAAATCGCTTAACACGTCGTATGATATGAATTCGATATTTGTGAAATTACAGTATTGATTTTTTTCTGGCAACTCATCATTGATAATACCTGGTGGAAATAAATAGTAATGAAAATCATATATGTGGTACACTGGTTGCATGGACCAGAAGCGGTGTTTTATTTTGATATACCCGCAAATAAGCAATATAATGATAATAATGGCGATAATTATATATAATATATATTCTTGCATAATAATAATATTTTCTAAAAAAAAAATATTATTGAAACTCAATAATCGAAATATTCATATATATTATATTCTGTTCTGTTCTGTTCTGTTCTATTCCGGTTTTATAAATGTGAATAGCGAATTATATTCATATCCCGACTTTATCAAATCTATTTTGGATTGTTGGATGAATCCTGCTTCCTGCGCCATACTCAAAATATCATCTTCCGATTCCATAAACATTTCGTGTTCCTGTTTTCGGAAAACCTTCCCGGATGTTTTATTAGAAAACTTTTCGATGAACTTCGCATTATCACCATCCAATTCAAAATTCGCATTATATTTAAAATCTTCAAAAGTAATATTGCTATGTGTAATTCGTGTTTTCGCGTGTCGCTGCGGAGACAACATTAGAAGCGGGTTCGCTGACGGTAATATTGGGTCAAACATTTCTTTATCCACCACGTGAACAACCAAATATCCGCCAGGTTGTAACCAATTGAAACAATTATTGAAAAATACCATCTTGTCTTTTATGTAATAAACAGTAAAATACATGCATAAAATATGTGTGAATGATTGCGGTTGAAATTGCATTGCGTTTTGAACATCACCCTCCACAAAATCATATTTAGGATAATATTCCTTCGCCTTCTTAATCATCGCGCTAGAATTATCTAATCCGGTCACTTTGAACCCCTTTTTGGATAATTGATCCACGTGATGACCAGTACCGGAACCAATATCCAATATAATCGACTCTTGTGTAGGTTTGGTCGAATTAACTATTTCACCAATTTCATATTGCGTTTTTGTACCACTGAATACCAATAGATCATAAATGTCTGCATAAAAATCATCGTATATGTCTGTCCCCGTTTTAAATTCAAACTGTTTATTTTCTACAAAACCTTCTTTCAGTCCGTTGTCCTTTTTTGTATTGAATACAGTGACGACAATTAATAACAATACCGCAAAAAACAACACCTTCCCCCAAGGAGACCATTTTTTATAAAAAGTATTAATCGAATAAATCGGGTTCACAATAAATATCTTGGAAATATATGATATTAAATTAGGCATCCTTTATATGTATTGTTATGATTTTTTTTGTATAAAAAATATATATATATGAGTGATTCTGAAATAAATGATACGAGAGAACAAAAAGATTTTAAAGGAATTACATTTTCTAAATTTAAAAAAGCGGATGCAAAAAAAGAGTTACTAAACAATCTAATAAAATCAAAAATAGAACCGGCGTGTTATTGGAGTGCCGAATTTATATGTTCAGGACATTATAGTGATTTATGGGAAATCATATTTTATTTTTACAGCAAACATATTCATTTAGGAAATACTAAAATAGCTATATACTTGGATTTAAGAATTCAAAATTTTAAGGAAATCATATCAAATGGGTATATCAACAACGAAATTAAAATGAGAAATAGTGCAAAGGTTCGCAAAATGTTTTGTGAAATAATATGTATTTTATGCAGTGCGAAAAGGAAACATAGTTTCGATTCGATTAAGATTAAAAAAGAGGAGTTCGACATGACGCAAATGACAGACAGATTAAAAGCACCGAATGTGACATATGCTCAATCAATTATGCTAAATGGAGACCCGAAGGAATTATATATTTCAATCAATGAATTGGCATATAATATATCCAAAGAGGGAAAAAATAGTATGAGTGCGTGTTATTGGATCGAATGGATAATGGAGTTTGATAGTATATGTAAACAAAAAAAGGAAAAATGTGTATGTGAAAGACGAACTAAAATTCCGGTAGATAATAAGCATCAGATGGAGGTGATATGGTTGATCTGGGATGCGTTTTTAAAGGAATCTGAGAAACACCATATATTGATTCAAAAAATAATGAAAAGTTTATTGAATTTGTTCACATTAAAATATACTGTAGGATGTCATCAAAAACGGAAATATATAATGTATTATGCAATCTCATTGTTGACTGAAAATGTCAATTTAGAGGAAGAATTAGTAAAGGATAAAGAATATATCAATACAATTATTGTAAAGATTGACAGCATATATAAACAGATTAAAAAAAATGAGGAATCGCCGAATATGGATTATTTGTTTAATAATGTGAATAAATCGAACTTAGACAAGACTATAGCGAAATTAGAAAAAATGAATAATTTCGGAGAATCGTTTATTCCACGCCTATGACATAATAATATCCAAAATATAATATCCAAATAATATATAAATTTATAAATGGCAAAATCAACGCGTCGTATAAATCAAAAAAAGGGGACGCGTAAAAATGGTGGACTAAAGAATGGTGGACTAAAGAATGACTTACAGCATTTTGAGCAGGAAGTAGTTGTCAAATTTTTACAAATGTTAAATATAGTAAAATTATTCCATTGGAAAACACATAGTTATGCAACCCATAAAGCAACGGATGAATTATATACAAATTTGAACGCAAACATTGATTCTTTTGTGGAAGTTCTGTTAGGTAAACACGGCGATCGTGTTAATTTGACACACGTGAAACATATACAATTGAAAGATTTCACGTCCCAAAAAGATTTCAAAAAAGAGCTGGAGTCTTTTAAAAATTATTTAGTCGAATTAAATGATAAAAAGGCTTTAAAATCGATGTCTAATTCGGATTTATATAATATTCGTGATGAGATTCTTGCAAACATTAACCAAATTTTGTATTTATTGACATTCAAGTAATTTTTGTAAAATGAAATATAGTATAAAATGGTATATAATAAAAATTTAATATATTTATTTTTATTATAATGAATAATGGCGCTTATACCAATCAAGCTTCCTCATATCCTACTATTTTAGGAACAACTCCAACTCTAACTCCAACAACAAGTTCTTCCTTTTTTAGTCAAACATCTATTATGACATGGATTATTATCATACTTATTTTAGCTATTTTAGGATTCAATGTATTCTTTTATTTAGCAAAAGGTACTCAAACATTTTCGGATATTTTTGGACCTATCATTAAATATATAACTGGATTATTTGCGTATACAACTGCTCTTATTACAAAACAAGTTGTAGCTGGATCTGCCACTGGAACGAAAGCGGGTGTAGATATTGCTGATGAAACTGTGATTGGTAGCATAGATGCTGTAGGTAATACAACTAACCAAATAGTGAAAGGTGCGGATTCATCTAAAACAACAATAGCAAGTCAACCGATTTTAAAAAAATCAATAGCTACAATAAAAGCAGATACATTAACTAATACTTTAAATCGGGCCCCAGAAGATGGTCATACATATGAAGCGGATGACGCAATAAGTAGTATTCAAGCGAGTAAATCATCTGGAAAATCGGGATGGTGTTATATTGGTGAAGATAGAGGATTTCGTAGTTGTATACAAGTAGGAGAAAATGATAAATGTATGTCAGGTGATATTTTTCCAAGCCACGATATTTGTGTTAATCCAAATTTAAGAAAATAGAAGTATTTTAGGGGATGTGGAGAAAAACGTAGGCGATAGCCGAAGTTTTTCGATTATATTCCGTAGACGTTAGTCGAAGGAATTTGACGGAGCGGCGACCCGGAGCCTTAATCTCTATAATTCCGTAGAAAAATCAAAGATTTTTCCTGAATTATTAATTATATGAGACCGTAGAGGTCTCATATAATAATAGAGCGATACGTCTATCGTACCGTTCCATAGCACGGTACGATAGACGTTAAGGTTATAGGTCGCTCCAAGGTTTTATCCAAGGAGACAATTATCGAATGAGTTCCATCCAATCATATTCCTTCGGCTAGTACCTACGGAATATAATCGGAAAATTTCGGTTCGCTCCAGAATCTGATTATTGGTTGAGAGTAATAGCAGTAGCCAACCCAGCAAGAGTTTTAATGGTGGGGATTGTCCAAGTAGGACTCTCTCCTTGCTTGATAAGAGTAGGACGTTGGAAATCTAAGTTATAATTAGGGGTTTCAGTATCAGCCACAATATTAATCACCATTCTATATTTGCGGGGCCCTATGGGAATTTCAGCAGCAGTAGCACCAAATATAGCAGAAGATTGGGTAGCAAATTTATCGATAGTTATGAATGAATTAAAAGTATCTCCAGCTAATATAGGAACGGGCCAAGTATTTGTAGAAAGATCATAATTCAAAGACGAATCTAATATACCTGTACGGTTAGAATTAGAATAACGAGTAAAATCTTGTTTAACAATACCATAGAAAAGATTTCTGGCAAGTCTATTTCTACTTCTGGTATCAATACCATCTTGCACATCCTTCAGAGTATCGAGTAAAATATTAGCGGTAGACATTGTGTTTTTATGAATTACATCAGTATTACCAGAAGATTCATATAAATCTTGGTAGTACGAGGTCACCTTTTCTTGACCAACCATCTTTCTGATATAATCAGATTCATTGTTGAAAATAGCTGAGGCCTTTGCAGTTGTAAATAAAGTTTTAGCAACGTATGACATATATTCGTTAGCAATAGCACACACGTTGTTATCATCAAACGATTCGGTGGCCATATGACCAACATAAACACCACTTAATAGCGGGTTAATGGGAGCCAAAACACCACCAATACTGTAATCACCTAAAACATAATTTGGTTGAACTGTCGGGAACTTCAAGCTTTGAATATAGAACCCCATATCTTTATCCGTGTCTAGAGTAAGAATAGCACTTGATGCGAGTGTTTCCAAGTCACCAAAGGAGACGGTAGAGTTAAACATTGTGAATCTAAACATCTCACGCGCAACAGATTGCTTAAGGTCAATCTTGTATGCGACTTGATATGGTCCAATTACGACGTTTGATGTATCTATCAATGTCATTTGGAGAAGTTGACCTGAGGCGTCCTTGTCGAACTGAGGGATGTAAAAGTCGAAGATGGGGGGGAGGGGGTCGGCCATTTATAATATATATAATTATAATAATTTATACCAAAATTATAATTTTCTAAACGTTGAAAAGTTTTCTAAACGTTGAAAAGTTTTCTAAACGTTGAAAAGTTTTCTAAACGTTGAAAAGTTTTCTTCTAAAATATATATTTTGGCGCGAGCCGTAGCCGAAGGCGCCGGTGAGCGACTGGAATCCGTAGACGGTAGTTAAGGATTCATAATCAGAATCCTTAACTACCGTCTACGGATTCTAGGTAGTACTAATTTTATTAAATCGAATGTTTCCTATAACATAACCATCTGATGTTAGGTTATTGTCATCCTTACAATTTACACTAAATATTTGTTTATAAAAAATGTCATTATTATTATTGGGTTGTGTGTCATTAGGTATCCAATACGCATTATTATTGGAATCAATTGTAAAATTATCCGTTTTATTAAATAGTGTTTTTGTTAAATTATCCTTTCCTAAATATAATGATCCACTATCTGTAGAAAAAACTTCATGTATTAAAAATGAAATAATGGTTCCGTGTGTAGTAGATTTTGTAGCTTTATCGTACATATCATTAAATGTCATTACAATAGGTGTTATATTATATAGACAATTACCATCGGGTTTCAAGTAAGAAGGATGTACTTGTCCTAATATTTTATTAAACTCAGTAAATATCGGTGGGTTAGGTGCTGGGTTAACATTTACATAAATTGGAATACATCCTGTTCTAAGAGCACCATCTAAAATAACACCAGATAATGCTCCATTATTATCTATGGCTTCTATTTTGAATACAATAAATATTCCAGATTTATTTAGTGCTGGTGTCCAATATACATTATGACTTGCGTCAATTATATATTTAATTCCATTTATATGTTGATTCAATGTTACGATGGTGTTTAATGATGTATCTATTTCAAATATACCGTTAGAAATAGTATTTTTTATAGTATTGTCATAAGTAATTTTGTTATCTACAATTGTTAATGGACCGATTGAATCTGGAAACCATGTTGTTATCATAAATCCAACTATATGTCCATTAATATCATCAGAATCACGGGCGTAACAATGCCTATATATATCATCATATGTTATTTTTTTTCGTGTATTTTCATCTGTAGTGATAATATCAACCATTGTTATAGGTTTTTCTATTAAAGTTGGTATATGATTTAAATATTTTACATTAATCCACGCGGATTTTGTAAAATGGTTAGTTGTTCTAATACTAAACGCATCAATAACTCCTACAAAATTTATTGATGGTGTCCAAATCATTTTATGTCTTATATCAACAATATTATTAGAATTTACATTCCAGTCACTATTTATCCAACCTCCAGACAAGACTGAATAAGCAGATATTTGTAATGTACCAGATTTAACTAACGTTACTATAAATTTATTATCAGACATATAATTTTCTACTGAAAAATTAGTATCAGTCTTTTTACAATATGTTATAAATTGTTCATATGTAATTTCAATAGCAGTATCTTCATTTGTTGGAAAAGCATCGTGTGTATTAATTGCAAGATTAATTTTGAATAAATCATTTTCATTAAATATACCATTTGGAGGAAAACCAAATGTTTGAATATATATAATATATGCTTGATCAATTGAAAGTAATATTCCTGGAATTCTAATAGGATCAATAAAAGCGCCGGTAGGACGCAATGATTTATACAAATACTTTTCAATAAGATGTGTTATTTCATTTGGATCTGCACGTATTAGAATAGAAATTATACTATCTAATTCTGTTTGTAACTTTTCTGTTTCAACACTATTAAAATTCGAATCTTTATAAATATATATATTATTAAATGAATTGGATAGAATATTTAATAACCCATTTAAAAAAATATTTGTACTTGATATTCCATTCAGACTTAATTTATCTTTTATGTCATTTATTTTGTTATTGATATCAATATAAAACGATGTTGTTAATCTATCATAAAAAATTTTTAATTTATCACTAGATATGGATGCTTCTGAAAAGTCTATTAATAATTGATTTATTATTTTAACAAGTTCTGAAAAATTTGCAAATACATCGGAATATTGTGTATAATCTTGTTCAATATCATCTTTTGATACATAATTTGAGGAAGGATATGAACGACTGGTTTTTGGATAATATGTAGGTATTGTGTCATCATAACATAGACCCATAATTGGTCCAGGAACATCTGATGATGATGTGGGGACACAAGGAATAGGAGATATCTTGATAATTATTTCACCAGTACATATATTTTCAGTAGTATTACATACGAGTGTACCACCATTTGGAATAATAATATTTGGAGTTATAACAGGAATAGTAGGAGGAATTGATGGTGGAATCAATATAACAATATTTTGATTTGAACTGATTACTGGTGGTGGTAAAATGGGGGAGAGGGGATTATTTCCATTATTCGTATTTCCATTAGGATGAGGCATAAAACTAACATTTTCTTTTAATAAACTAATTGGACATCGTGTAATTGGATCGAGAGTAGGTATTCCATCGGCAGTAATATTTGAGTAATTTATACGCTGTAACATATTTGTATTCGGATTTGTATATGTTTCGGTTTGTGTTGCCCATGTAGTCGTTCTATTTGTCCAATTTCCACGAGCGATTTGTGCATATTTTTGTTTTTTTGTTATATTTGAACTATTTTTTTTATACTGTAACACATTCCCTTTTTTTAAAACAGACAATTGGAAATTAAGCGATTCTGCTGTGACATATCTTCGTAATAACGGTATATAAATTTGTTCATCTGGACTACGACCATTACTATTCTGAAACACACAATTATTTTCAAATCTACTCCACAATCTTGTGGGATTTGGGTTATAATCAGGTCCAAAACAAGACATTGATTTTCTATATATGTATTATGTGGAGAAAAACATAGGCGTTAACCGAGGTTTTTCGATTATATTCCGTAGACTTTAGTCGAAGAAATATATATGTAAAATAATTATAATTTTATGATTTATAATTATTTTTTTACTATTTTTCTTACAAATTATTTAGGGTTAAATTGATCTCCGCTTCCATAGAAAAACCATCTTAATGATAAATAATCTGGATTTTTCATACCCATTGCGCTATTTATAGAAGTTTTGGTATTGGGTCCAGACTTGACTAAATTATGTATTGCTGCTGTTCCTAAAGCATAATCAAAATACCACAAATTGGAAATATATCCAGAAAACCCCTCATTCATTGCGACAAAAATATCACCGTAATTCTGTTTTGGTACGCTTAATAATTGCATACTTTTGGTAACAATTCCATTCACATAAATATCCAAATTTGTATTTCGACATCGAATAATTATATTAATCCATTTATGTAGCGGTATATTTGGAATAGTAACCTCTTCATTAATATTATCATATGTATTCATAATAAGAGTTAATTCATTTGTTTTTGGACTAATATATAGACCAGGTGCGTTGTTTGGAAAGTTAAGTCCAGTCACTGGATCTTGCTCTGCGTTTCCCTTATGAAAAATATGTTGGTATAGGTTCCCATTCTTTGTTTTAATATCGTTTATAAATAGCCACACAGACCACGTGAATTCTATACCAGTTGGACCATTTTCAGAACGATTAATTGGCATTGATCCAGTTTTATTTGGATCTTGTGGAAATTGAAGTTGTTGCGTTGCGTCAACCATTCCATTTATTATATAGGTCGAATTAGATGGAGATAACATCCACGTTAATATCCCTATCGAAATTTGAAGCACGATAATGAATAGTAAAACTACCAATAATAAAAAAGAAACACGAGCAATTAAACTGCTAGAGTTCATAAAATCTTTTATACCACTTCCTCTTCCTTGTGAAATTGCATTATTATCCATGTAATATATATTATATATATAAAATATAATATAATATATTATAAAAAAATACAAAATATTTATTTACATAGAAAAACTACCTTTTTCATTACCATTTTCAGTTAATGCAACTTTCACTTTATATTTTAATAACCCCGATCCTGAACCATATCCTTTTCTATAAATATTCCAAGCGGTTTGAGGATCTATTGATGTTGCGAAATATTGAAAACTTGTTGTCCAACCAGAAAATCCACCATTAGGTGTTATAAAAACGTCGGATGTAGTATTAATTTTAGCAACACCTGGCATAACACAGGTTTTTACTAGTTTTCCATCTAAATAAACATCTAATGTTCGCCCATATGTACTTATTAATAAGTTTACCCATTTTTGAATAGGAACATTAGAAACATTACAGTGATGTGTGATTGAATTATCAGATTCTGTTGTATCATCTGTGGTTAATTCCGCAGCAGTTGCTGGGGGGAACACGTTAAGCGAAATGTTTACATTGTTTTGTATAGATCCTAAAGTAACTAATGGGCACGGATGTTTCCCCGACAACGTTGCTGCTGCTGAACTACTTGCGGCTGGGGTTGAATCCATTCGCCCAAATAAAACCTTTTCTTCTCCGTATCTGTAATTCCAGTCACTTATGTAAAACCATATGGAATATGAAAAATTGGATGAATTTAATTCTCCTGATTTTGCTAAAACAGCTGAAGTAATTTGTTGGAGGGTCGTTCCAGAATTCATAAATGATAGGGTTGGTGGTCCAGAAGTCATATAACTGACAATAATATATAATAAAACAATGATTAAAATAATGACCAGAACACTTTTTATTTCCATATAATATAATATAACATAATATATTATAATATTTCAAATATTTTAAAATTTTATTATTTATTGATTGATTGATCACATCGCACAGCTTTCAGTCGCACAGCTTTCAGTCGCACAGCTTTCAGTCGCACAGCTTTCAGTCGCCTCGCTCTACTTATCCATTATAAATATCACCATTATTTGTAAAGTACCATTTGGGTGATAAATAATCAGAAAGTATATTTGTGGAACTGTATGGGTCGTAAAAATTTTTAATTGTATCCTTTGTTTTTTGAACCGTTTCCCCCACTTTTTTTGTTATTTGATCCGTTTTTTGAACTATTATTTCTCTGTTCATATCCTCGATAATTTCTATAGGAATATGTTTTATGATAGTATCTTTTGTATCTTTGGAAATAGGTGGATTTTTATCTTTTACAAAATAATACAAATAATATATTTGATTTGTGGTTAATGAATGATCGAAATAATTCACATTACAAATTTTACCTTCTACACCATTTACTGCGCCAACCGTTAATGTGTCATATTCCATTTTTGGAATAACCTCAATGACCGATTTAATTAGTTGACCATTCAAAAATATATCTAAGGTGCCACCATTATAATTAATTATAATATGATTCCATTTTTGCAATAAAATATTGGATTGTTTATGAATGATAATATTACCATTTTCATCCAATTGTTGAGGGGTACTTAATCGACTTACACTCCCTATTGCTTCTTCTCCAGTATTTTTCATTGTTATCATCAATATATTTTTGGTTGAATTGTATAAAATATTCGGTTTGTCGCCGTAATTCAGTATTGATACATATTTATCCGACGCTGATGTTATTGCGTCAATATAGGTCCAAAATGATATTCCGTATGTGTAATTAAATTCAACTCCTTTGACTTGGTCTATGGAGTTCCCTCGGAAAACTTCGACTTTCGCTTCCGGTTTCCTCCAAGCCGAATTATTTAATGTTTGATATGAACCAATAATATTTTCACTATTTAGTGGTATCGGTTGATTTAATAATAATTTACCACCCTGTTTTGCAAAAGAATTAGTAAAATATGGAATAGAAAAATAAACAAGGTACAACAAAATAATGATAAATAATAGAATATAATAGGTGTAAGGTGTTTTTTGGTATTCCCCCCCAAACATTGTAACACCCCCATCAATTATATTGACCAACATACACGGGATATATAGAATCGTACTTATAAGTAATCTAAACAAAGGACTGTTTTTATACAAGGATGTCACTGTTACCAATTTAAATATAAGACTTAAAATGAATATTATAATAAGTAGATTTAAAATCAACGCAACAATATTGGACGCAGATGACAAATCTTTTGTAATATTGACTAACCATCCAATTAATAACCCGGAAAGAATCAGGCCAAATAATAAAGCAAATATTCTTCTACCTATACCGTTAATATTAGATAAATCCATGTTGATAGATGATATTGACCCAGGAGGGACAGTTTCGTGAGAAAACATAGATACTACAGTAAAAAATATCCAAAAAGAAAAAATAATGATTGCCATCATAATAATAAATCCCGAAGTGCCCGTTTTATCATTTAAAAAACCACCAGGAAAATTGAGAATACCTATAATTAATAATATTAAAAACACAACAAAAGACGTATGACTAATTATTCCACCCCACGTAAACCCTTTGAAAAAACTGGTCGTGGCTGTGGCTGTCGAATCTGTGGTGGCTGTAGATGTGGAAGGGAATGTCATAATTGTGATTACATATAATAGTCCAAAAATAGCTAATAATATTGTAATTAATAGTGATGGTCCGAAATAATGTTTAACATACCCCCCTGGATCAAGTGTATAAAACAGTAACATAAATACGATTAATAAAAAATATGTGATTGTATAATTAATTCGTTCAAAACTTATATCTGGCATACCATATGAGGGTGTATTTATAGCCAAATAGAATAAAATGATACCAATTAACAATGTTATGGGGGATAAGACACTTGCGTATTTTGCTGAAAATTCATTGCTCATTGATCTGAAAAAAATAATTAATCCGAAACAATATAGTATGATTACAAATGTGAATTTTAGGTTTAAAAAAATTTTTAAAACATCTTTATAACTGGGAACAAAAACAAGAATGATAGCGAGTATTGCGAATATAATAGTCACGATTATAGTTCCGATAGTAATATTGTTTTCTATTTTTTTTCCTCCAGTGATTGAGGTGGTTGGAACCGAATGTGGAAATATTAATGCCAGAGTAATCACACATAATATCGTCACAAAAAAACCAAATGTGCCGTATATGATTGGGGTGTTTAAATCTTTCATAAATAATGGTGAATTAAATTCTCCGGTAGATTTTTTTATTGGTATTGGTGTTGACATAAATTATGTTGTTATTATTATTATTATATAATAAATATATAATAATAAATATAATATTTATCCAAATTTTATTTACATATTTTCCATTGCTGTTTTTCGCCCATGACAGTCTCGACATAAAGCTACTAAATTTTCTACATTATTCCCACCACCATATTCAAGTCGTTTTATATGATCTACCTCAAACCACGCAGTTAATTGTGATTTACAATCTTTACATTTCCAATCTTGAATTGATGCTACATATTTTTTTTTTGTTTCACTGACAGAGCGTTTTGTTCCCTTTCCGCCCGATTGTAGTATTCGTTTTTCATAATTGTTTGTTGCTTGTTGCTGTTGTTGTTGTGAGGAGTTCTCTTCATTATCATTTAATTCACCTAAAAAATGGTTACTTCCGTTATTTCCTAAAGTTGTAAAATCTAATATAGGTGATATCATACTCATAGATGATTTGTCAATTGGCATATATTTTATCATATTATTAGCGTGCAATAGAATGTTTTTAGATCTAACTGGATTTTTTTTCATCATTAAATAAATGGCGAATCCGACTAGTGCAAAAAAACCCATTTGGAAATATTTTTTATTTTTCACAAATATTTTTGTATATTTACCATCATAATAAGTATTAAATATGAAAAACCCAGTGACTATAATAAAAAATAATTCGATTTTCATTTATGATGATATATTATATTATATAATCATAATAAAATATTCATAAACTCGATAATGATTTTGTGCTTCTTTTCCTTGTACCACTCGACGATTTTTTTGTATTATTTGTTTTTTTTGTATTGTTCGATGAAATCTTTGTCTTATTCGATGAAATCTTTGTATTGCTCGATGAAATCTTTGTCCTACTCTGTCTCTTCTTAGATATAGATGAATATGATTCGCTTTTAGGTAAAAAATGAACACTCGATTGTTTTGCCGCACGTAAAAACAAGGGGTTTAATTCTTTTAATTGATCAACCAATTTATTTATTTCAATCGGTTCTGTGCTAGATTCTATACAAAATAATATTATATTTTTAATTTTGTCTATAATTTTTATTTCAGGTTCAGACAATTTATCAAAATGATCATATAATTTTTCTAAAATAGGGAGATATATCATTATAAACCCCCACACATCTATATTTTTAACAAAAACAGATGAAAAATATTCCATTGAATCAAATTTGTTATTTTTGGTAAATTTGAATAATATTTCTGTGATATATTCAAAAATGAAATAAAAAGTATAATCAAATTCAATCAGATCATCTTTGAATTTATCTTCCAAATTAATAAGACTTTTTTCGAATAAATCCTTGAATATCCCATTTAATGTTTTAAAATGGCCTGGTCCTCTGTCATCAATCCAAAAAACGACATAATTTATCACAAATGAACGAAGTAAAAAATAACTGGGATTGGGATTTTTCTTTAAAAATTCAGAATACATTTTTGGAAATTTATCATTGAATAATACGTTTGAAAAGGGGACATTATATTGAAATGGTCTGTCTGTTAGTGGTTCTGGTACCTTTTTTTCAGCGTTAAACGTGGTTGATAGTCCCCAGTCTATTAATCGTGTCATTAATTCTCCATTTTTTTCTTCTTTGACTAATATATTCGCCTCTTTAATATCGCAATGGAGAACACCTGTTTTATTCATTGGAATAATACCATTTACAAGAAGGCTGATAAGAGAATTGTTAAGTGTCACAATTTTACCAAAATCTAACTTTACACTTTCAATGTAATTTCCCACATCGACGCCTCCATACGGCATATTTAACGCGGTCAATTTATCCAATGAAGAATTTACATTTTTTTCAGTCAAATCTATTTTTTTTAAGGCGGAACATTTTTTATTGAAATTTTCTAAATCTTCTTTATTTAATGTATCTGGATCGCAAGTCGAAAACCCGTCTATTAAAAAATAATTGAAATAGTTTGGAATACCGTCCAATAATTTTTTAAATTTCATAATACTGTCGTATTCTCTCTTAGTGTGTTTTTTTTTCATTAATTTTGTAATACTATCTTCTTGGCGTTTATCTTTATTTTTACATTTCAATGCGGGTTTAAATATACATCCGAATCCACCGGACGCAATTACTTTCCCCCCTATTTTTGTTTGAGTCATAATTATATTATATTATATTAATATAATATTTTTTTTGTGTTTTTATGTTTTGTGTTTTTTATGTTTTTATTATTGTCTATACAAATACGAAATCAATATAACAAAACAAATAATAATGACTAGATATATGATTTTGCTTCGCAATTTATAATATTCTTTATATTTTATCTCTTTTGGTTTATATTCTTCGTAATACTTCTCATAAAATTGCGCCAACGTAATTTTTGGTTTTTCCAATCGTTCATTTATTTTATTGTGTACGAAATGCGTCCATCTAATAAAACTGTCTCGCGTATCAAGATAAGGACTAACCGGATATTCGTCTAGTAATTTTTCGAAATTAGTTGCAATAGATTCAATAGGTATAAACAGGGGAAGATTCTGAATAAAATCGTAATATTTTTTTTTTGTTACTGCGTTTGGACGTAATGGATATGATATTGCTATTGTATGTATCATGAACCAATAATGTGGTCCCCAGACCTTTGCGTCTAATACCATTAAAGTTAATAATTATTAAAAGATTTCTATCTAAACATAAAACATAATATTTATATATCGTCAACCAATAAACAATAAAATAATGAACAATAAACATAATAGTATTTGTAATAATTGCAGTAAATCAGGTCATCAATTTCACCAATGTAAACTTCCTATTACCAGTTATGGAGTTATTCTTTTTAGGCACAGTCCCGAAGGGCTACAATTTCTTATGATACGGCGTAAAGACTCATTCGACTACATAGATTTTATTCGTGGAAAATATACGTGTCATAATATAGAGCAATTACAGAAAATAATTGACGAAATATCTATCCCTGAAAAGGAACGTCTTTTGAATACAGATTCATTTGAAGAGTTGTGGAAATTATTGTGGGGGGAGAGTAATTGTGTTCAATATAGAGGTGAAGAATTGTCGTCATCTAAAAAATTTGAATTATTAAAAAATGGAATAACGATTAATAATGAATTTATCACATTAGAATCATTAATTAAAAATAGTAGTACAAAATGGGCTGAGACTCAATGGGAGATACCAAAGGGTAGAAAGAATTTTCAAGAAAAGGATTTAGAATGTGCGCTTAGGGAATTTGAGGAAGAAACCGGTTATTCGAGTAAATATGTCAATATAATTGAAAATATATTACCATTTGAAGAATTGTTTATTGGATCAAATTATAAATCATATAAACATAAATATTATTTGGGTTACATGAGTGAAACCATAGATATACTGCAAAATTACCAAAAGTCGGAGGTTAGCAAAATTGAATGGAAAACTGTAGATAAATGTTTAGAATCTATTAGACCATACAATTTAGAAAAAAGGAATTTAATAATAAATATTAATAAGATTTTACAAGAATATAGAATATATTCATAATATAGATTATATCCATAATATATAATATATAAAATATGTCAACAATGAAAGAGAAATATAATAATAAAAATAATGATAATCCACCGATCACAATAAAAATAAAACCAAAAATTCCTAAAAGAAAACTAGTGTTGGTAGAAGACAAAAATTTAAAAACCGAGTATGATACCAACAATTGCGGCGCACCTGAAAACGCGTACGATAAAACGTGTAATAAATTTTTATTGAAAAAAGAATTGGTTGAAAGGAAGCAATTAATAGACTCCGAATCGGGAGGGGAACAAGATTATTTATACCCTAACTTGAATGATACGAATTTTATAGTAAAAATTGCTGAGAAGAAGGAATTTAACGATTCAAAATATGATGGAGAAATTCATAATATAAAAGAGCATTCTGATATATTAAGCAATGCTGACTATGAATTAGCTCCACACCAAATGTTTGTTCGTAATTTTCTCTCTTTTCAAACTCCTTATAATAGTTTATTATTGTACCACGGATTGGGGACAGGTAAAACATGTAGCGCTATTGGGGTATGTGAAGAGCAACGAGATTATTTAAAACAGATGGGTATACCAAAACGTATTATTATTGTTGCGTCCCCCAACGTTCAAGACAATTTTAGATTACAACTATTTGATGAGAGAAAATTAAAATTAGTTGATGGATTATGGAATATACGAGCGTGTACTGGGAATAAATTGCTAACTGAAATAAATCCGATGAATATGAAGGGGGTTACACGAGAGAAAATAATCAGTCAAATTAAAAGTCTGATAAGTAATTCTTATTTGTTTTTAGGGTATATCGAATTTGCAAACTATATAGAAAAAATAGAACACGTAAAGAGTGAATATAAGAATGATAAGGAAAAGGATATTAAACAAATACGCAATTTAAAGTATGAATTTGATAATCGATTAATTGTGATTGATGAGGTGCATAATATTAGAATTGCTGATGATAATGAGAATAAAAAAGTCGCAGAGCGTTTATTGAAATTGGTTAAAGCTGCGGATAATCTTAGATTACTTTTATTATCTGCTACACCAATGTATAATAGTTATAAGGAAATTATTTGGTTATTAAATTTAATGAATATAAATGATAGACGCGCCACAGTAGAAATTAAGGATATTTTTGACAAAGACGGAAATTTTAAAAAGGGAAAGGAAGATGGTAAAGATTTGCTGATACGGAAAGCGACTGGATATATTTCATTTGTTCGAGGGGAAAATCCATATACATTTCCATTTAGAGTATATCCTTCTTTATTTTCGAAAGAAAACACACTTGAGAATACGGCTATTAAATATCCAGGATATCAGATGAATGGTAAGAAAATTAAGAGTGAAGACATAATTAATATACTTAAATCGAATATATTTTTAACAAATATCGGGTCGTATCAATCCAAAGGATATCAACTTGTTATAGATAGTTTAAGGAAAAAGAAATTTCAAACATCTACTGCGAAGGGGGTTGTGAGAGATATGCCCAGTTTTGAAAATATGGAGTCTTTTGGGTATACATTATTACAAGTACCGTTGGAAGCATTAAATATTGTGTACCCGATTCAAGGGTTGGAAGAAATAGTAGCTGATATTGAACCTATTTCTCTTGCTTTCGAATCAGAACCAGTATTAGTAGAAGAACCAGTATTAGTAGAAGAACCGGCATCATTATTAGTAGAAGAACCTGCTCTACTATTAGCGAAAACACCAAAGCCACGTGCAAAACCAAAACCAAAACCAAAACCAAAACTAAAACTTATAATAGAACCATTAAAACCAATAGAATCAGTAAACCCAATAGAACCAATATTAGGAACCAATGTAATAGAATTAACACCACGGCAATCAAGCGAGCCATCTGTATCTAGTTATGAGTTTGAACCACGCGTAAAAGGTGGCGCACCAACGCCAAATTTTACTATAAACGCAAATGATTTAACTGGTCGTAAAGGATTAGAACGTATGATGGATTTTATCGACACAAAAAATCCTCCCGAAAAAGGTTCGTTTGAATATAAAAGTTCAACAATAAAAGAGTATGGTAATATTTTTTCTATAGATAACATCGGAAATTATAGTTCAAAAATTGAAAATATTTGTAATAGTATTGTATCCAAAACGGGTGTCATATCGAAAGGGGTTATTCTAATATATTCCCAATACATTGATGGTGGTTTAATACCTATTTCTCTCGCATTAGAAGAAATGGGAATCACACGATATGGACAAAACGCAAAATCTTTCTTTAAAACTCCTCCAACACAGCAAGTAGATGCGCGTACAATGAAACCAAGAATAACCGGAAGTAAAGATTTTTTCCCGGCAAAATATATATTAATTACTGGAGACCCCAGAATTTCACCAAATAATGATTTTGAAGTAAAGGCTGTTACGAGTGAAGGTAATGAAGAAGGAAACAATATTAAAATTATATTAATTTCAAAAGCGGGGTCAGAGGGTGTTGATTTTAAATTTATTCGTCAAATTCACGTAATGGAGCCGTGGTACAATATGAATAGAATAGAACAAATTATTGGGCGTGGTGTCCGTAATTTTAGTCATAAGGATTTACCATTTGAAGAAAGAAATGTTCAAATATTTTTATATGGAACACTATTAGAAAATAATGTAGAAGAATCCGCTGATTTGTATGTATACCGAGTAGCTGAGTATAAAGCCGTCCAAATTGGAGCAGTTAGTCGCGTATTAAAAGAAACCGCAGTAGATTGTATAATTAATCACGACCAAGTCAATTTTACTCAAAAAAATATAGAGCACGAAAATAGAATGAATAATGAAAAAATAGAACAACAATTATCGTCTGGATTAAAAATATCTGATTTTAAAGTGGGGGATGCTCCATATTCTGCAACGTGTGATTACATGTCGGATTGTGAATATAAATGTTATCCAGATAAAACGATACAAGATGGTGACGTGAAAGAGCATACATATAATGAGGCGTTTATTATGATGAATTCTGAAAAATTATTACAAAAAATAAGGTCGTTATTTAAAGAACGTTTTTTTTATAAAAAAAAGGATCTATTGGATAGAATAGATATTCCCAAACCATATCCGCGAGTTCAAGTGTATGCCGCATTAACTCAATTGATCGAAAATCGTAATGAATCAATTACGGATATATATGGTAGAAGTGGTTATTTAATTAATATTGACGAATATTATTTATTTCAACCGAGTGAATTGAATAATAAGCATATATCCATGTTTGAAAGATCTGTGCCAATAGATTTTAAACACGATATACTTGAAATGAATCTTGAAGAACAGGAATCACACGTTGAACCATCATATAAAGATGATATAATTGCAATTACACGAAAGGAAAGGGTAAAAAAGGGCGTAAAAGACAAAGAAAAGGATGTGGATATGGAAGTAAAAGACTTGGAAGAAAAAAATAAAGAATTGGAAGAAAGAAAAGAAGAAAAAAGTAAAGTTATGAGTGCGCTAAAAGAAAATTTTGATATAGCAATTAAAACCGCAAAAACCGCTACAAAAATTGACAGAGGTGATGATAATTGGTATAAACATTGTGGTATAACAATGCAGAAACTAATTAAAGATGGAATACCTGAAGCAGATGTATTGGATTTTTTAGTGGAACATTTAGTAGATATGACATTGTATAATGAAAAAGTCGAATTATTAAATTATATATTTTCAAAAGAAGTTATTGTAGAAAAATCATTTGAATCATTGATCAAAAAATATTTAGACAAAAAAATAATAAAAACGCGAAATATAACGGGCATTGTATTATTTTCAGGAACCACACGGAAAGTGATGATTTTAAATGGTAAAATATGGGTAGATGCGCAATCGGAAGATATACTCGACTTGACTGCAGACATAAACGCAAAATACAAAATACAACCGAATGAATTAAATAAAATAGTCGGATTTATTGGATATGAAAACAAAAACAAATATTTGGTGTTTAAAGTGAAAAATACAGAAAAAGGTAGAAATACGGGAGCTAGATGCGATGAATCTAGAAAATCGAATAAATTGGAAATATTGAATGAATTGGCTGGTCCAGATAACGACGGTAAAGAAAAATATACAAAAGATACTACCAGAGGTATTGTTCAAGCGGAATTATGTTCCATGCAAGAATTTTTGTTTAGATATAATAATAAAAATAAAAAAAATAGGAAAATATATTTTTTAGATTTTGAAGGTGCATCAATGAATGATTTTTAATTGTATTTAAAATTGAATATAATTAAAAAGATTGTATTATATAATTATAATATAACATGGATGCTCAAACAAAACAAAATCAACCAAAATATAAAAAAAGAGAAATAAGATATAGCAGTATATATTCAAGGTCGTTAATAACAAGTAGTATTACATTATCAATTACTTCTATTGGTAAAAATATTCAAGAAACGATTGAAAAAACAATCGCGGATAAATTTGAAGGAAAATGTGTCGTAGAGGGATTTATTCAACCAAAATCATCCAAAGTAATCACATATTCAAGTGGAATTGTAAAGGGTATTTACATTATGTTTGAAGTTGTATTTGAATGTCAAGTATGTTGTCCCGTAGAAGGAATGTTGGTACAATGTGTTGCGAAAAACATTACCAAGGCAGGGATTCGTGCTGAAAGTTCGGATGAAACGCCTTCTCCTGTGGTAGTATTTGTCACACGAGATCATCATTATATGATGTCATATTTCGCGACGATTCAAGAAGGAGATAAATTTGTAGCCCGGGTGATAGGCCAAAGATTTGAATTAAATGATAAATATGTGTCTATTATTGCCGAATTAGTTGATCCGAATAAGGAAAAAGAAAAAGATAATGAAAAAGGTAAGGAAAAGGAAAAAGAAAAAAAACCAAGATTGGTGATTGAATCTGATTAAAGCGAAAAGCGAAAAGCGACTGGAATCCGGAGACAGAAGACGACGGATTCTTTGAAAAAATAATCTAAGAGTTCGATTTCAACTTAAAAATATTGTATAAATAATTGTTATATGTTACATAATAGTATTGAATTAGAAAATGAAATTGTCGCTCTTAATTTGATCCGAGAAAAAATAGAATCGATGCCAAAGTTTAATCAGGTGGAGGTTCTTAGAATTTTAGAACAAAATAAAAGTGTTACATTAAATGAAAATAAAAATGGTATTCATATTAATTTATCGGAATTAAGTGAAGATATTATTGAAAAAATGAAAAATTATATTAATTATGTAAACGCACAAGAACTAAATTTAAATGAAATGGAAAAACAAAAGGAGGAATTTAAGAATATATATTTTGCAAAAGATAATAAAGATAATTCGGGAAAAAATATAAAGCATGCTCCATCCTCGACAACATCAATATAACAATAATCGCACCAACAACAACAATACCAATAATCGCAACAACAACAACAATACCAATAATCGCAACAACAACAATACAAATTACAACAAAAATAATGGACAAACACATAATCAAATTCTAGAGACTTTAGTCGGAGGTGTTAAACCAGATTATAATCATGTAATAAATAGTTTACAGGATTATATGTTAAATGGAAAATTACTTGCGCAAGCAATCAAACACAAATCTTTTTTATTACCAGATAAAAAAAAGGAAATGGTTGTAGTAAAACCGATACCGAAGGTGTTGGACAAGTTTTTTTATCCAGAACAGAAAGATTCTCTTTATTGGTGTTATTTTATTATTAAAAATGGGTTTTCAAAATACGAATATCCGAATGTAACATCATTTGTAAATGAAAAGATAGATAAATTCAAAAGTATTGAATTATTACGTATCAATAAACAACAATTAAAACTAAAAAAGATTAAAAATTTGAAAGAAGACGTGGAAGATGAATTGGCAAATAAAGAACGCATTGGAATGAAAACATTTATCGCGTTATGTGTCGCCGACAATATTAACATTCTTTTTATACATAAACGTAAATGTTTTGAAATTATTTTTGATGAACAAGATGACGCACCAATCCATGTAGTACACCAAATAGATAGTCCTACATTACGTTATAGTTATGAAACCATTGTTTCCAAAGAGCAAATAAAAAAATATAGAACAGAATATTTTAAGTGGGAAAGTGTAGATAAACCATTAAAGGCAATGAGTTCTTATAAATCGGAAGAATTGGTTGATTTGTGTAAGAAATTGGATATATCGTCTGTTGCTTTAGATAATTCTTCTTTGAAAAAAAAGACAAAGAAAGATTTATATGAGTTGTTAATTATGAATATATAATATCATATTATTATAATATATTATAGTAATGGCATTGCAACAAGTTAATATTAATATTCCATTGTCAAATTTAGCAGTTAGTGATTTACGTCACGATTTTAATCACAATATTAATCAAATACGTGATATGTTAATGCCAGGTGGTGTATTAAATCCATACTATAATGATGGTGTTCCAGATAATGTTGGTGCTAACATTTTTTTTGAAGGACAAAGTTTATCCAATGTTGTTAGAACTGTTGATAACACTATAAATACCGGATATATACCGACAGATTTTCAACAAAATCATCGACTTGAAACAATTAATAATAAACCATATTCTGTTAATTATGTACTAGCTAAACAAGGTGAGACTTATATAGATGCTAACACATTTTTGACAACATTAGGAATCCCAAATAATTCAGCAATTATCGTAGATGCTACTGCGGTTAGTATTTTTGAAATATTACATACTGGAGAAAGAGACGAAAATTTTAATATTTATTACATAATGGCGCCAGAAGTGATCAATGACCCTGCTGGAAAAACACCATTACATAGTAGCACATTTAATCCAACCGCAAATGGTATAAATCTAATACCGTGTGACTCAAATATGCCTCCTGGAATAGAATATACTTATAAATATGACGCGGAATCAACTGATCCATACGACAAATTTTATACAAGTTATATATTTACACTATCTGAAATACAGCGAAATTTAAAGGGTAAATCTTTATATTATTCAACTAATCTTGGAATTAGAACTAGTGATAATGTTTTTACATCAGATCCGATTATAGATAGTGGTGAAAAAAATGATATAACGTCATTATCATCATTAATAGCAGATATTATGAATTTATTAGTAGGTAAAAAAAAAACAGTCAAAACCTCCAATCAAATATTTACGTTAAATAATAAATTTCAACAAAAACGAACAGGTGATTGGTTTCAAGTATTAATATGTTTAATTATTAAATTGCGTGAATTTAAAAAATATAGAAAACAAGGTCCACAACAAGAAGGTGATATTTCGATACAGAATAAGTTTACAAATGTATATTTAATAACACACGATAGAATTGCTGTAGCTTTTGCTTTATTAATGGGTGTAAATATTCTATACGCACACGGCGCAACACATTCTGTATATTCTTTTACATTAAATAATCCGGAAGAAATAATAACTCAAAAAATATTAAGATTAACTAAAATTATTGGTGACATACCTGATATGATAACTAAAAAGGAAAAACTAGGTGAATTTTTACAAGACTATACTAACCAAATATATAGTCATGTAATACTAGAAGAAACTATTATAGATACCGCCATAAATGAATTAAACGGAATAGTAACTCAAACATACATTCCTGTAGACAAAATAATAGAAGTAACACAACGGATATTTAGAAGAGCTCTAGTGTATTGTTATTTAAAAAAAGAAATTCCGGATTTAAATAGAGAGTATAGAACGAGGGAAATTGAAGGGTTTATGATCCAAACTATAGAGAGGTTTACATCAGACGAATTACAAAAACAATTATTAAAATTAAATACATTAGCAAATTTGACACAACTAGAACAACAAGAATTATTGATACAAACACAAAAGGATATTGATGATTATGATAAATTTATTAATATGTATAATCGGTTTAAAAATATACTTGAAAAATATGTTGATATTTCTACAAATAATGCAAAAGTATCATTTGAAGCGTTAAGAAAAATTGTTACGAAAACACCCGCCTATAAATTCGCAAATGAATGGACTTGGAATATATCTATAAGTAGCAGAATTTGGGCAGCATTTACGTCGTATAGTAATGATAGAAATATTTTTTTATACGATTTAAATCTTTTACCAGATAATATGAAAAATGGTATAGTTCACAATTATAAAATTCTTTATGAAAGAATAAAAAATGATGATTTGAACGATTCACAATTCACCAAAATAGTAACAAAAACACCAACCAAAATGAAGGATAAGGAATTAACTAAATTTATTACTGTAATGAGTGCGTTTTGTGCTGAAGTATTTTTAAATTTAACTACTGAAGACAATAAACCAGAGGTAATATCGGATATAGATACATTTATTAAAAATCCCCCATCTGATCCAGAATTTAATACATTATCAGAAAAATATATTATTGCAGAAAATAATGAGATTATTCAAAATGATAATACTCAAAATACTAAAAGTATTACGTCTGTTACTGATGTAGAATATGCTGAACCGGATATAACTCTTCATGGTGGAACTATAAATATTATAAATGATAATTTAATAATACCTACCTTAATTATTGAACAAATAGGTCAACAGGCAACACATCCATTATTAACAATGTGTCTTTTATATTCCAGTTCAACAAGCATTGATCCAACCCAAATGGGTATTATTGAACGTGTATTAGATGAACCTGGACTACCACCAGGTGATTTCTTAGAAGAACAAAATGTAGCCAGGGCAAACTATGAACAAGAACGAGAACAAGAACAAGAACAAGCTGGAGGTATTGGTCCAGAAGACATTTTTAAAACTGTATTATCTATTTTTCATCCATTATTACCAATTTATATGATTGGTAACTCATTTTTAAGTATGGGTCAAAATAATGATATGGATGAATCATTAGATTATGAATTATATATTAAATATTCAATATATTTGAATAAATTAAAAACTGTTCTAATAAATATATATTCTGGTGAAAATAACACTACAGAAAATAAATGGAAAGCTTACAAGATTGGTTTTGGGTTAAGAGAATTATTATTTTATTCCAGTGATGAAGAGATATATTCTATATTTTGTGGGATATTAGGTATGACTCATTTAGAATATTTTCCTATATCCGCAATGACAGACGTATTAAGTAACAAAATATCTGGACAAGCAATACGGTCAGATGAGGAAAAACACGAGAGTATGGGTATTTTACAAGATGAAATATTTATATCCTTTATGAATACCGTAAATCCCAAAGAAATTTTTTCGGGTCCAGTTGATAGAACCCAAACTTCAATTGATGTGTTAACTAAGAGTTCTTATAATTTTGTTATAGATACAGGTAAAATGATTATATCTGATAGACAAGGAAATGGTGAATTCCAAATACCTTCAATCCAAACACAACCAATCCAAATGACTCAAACACAAACTCAAACGAGTCCAGCACCAATCCAACCACCTTCGACGGTCGTCCCGGGAGATGAATTCATTCATGATGAGTTAGATCTCCCTCCGGCGCCCCAAACAGACAAAAAAAATGATATATTATTCCCATCGCCCCCCGAAGACTTCGACCAAAAACCTCGCGATAAAACTCTATCTGATAGTATTCTTTATAAAAACCCGACAATCTTGCGTAATCGTATAGTATCATCAAAACCACGCAGTATGGGTGGAAAAATAACAAGACGATATAAAAAACTATCAAACAATCAAAATAAACGTTCAAATCGTAAGAAAAGATCAAATCGTAATAAAAAGAATGGTAAATACAGAACAAGACGTATTCATAAAAAATCAAAACATATCAAGAAAAATACAAGACGAAATCGTAAGTAATCATTTGGTCAAAGGAATAAAAAATATAATATCAATGAAAATATTATATTTTATCAAATAAATATCTATTTATTAGAAAAATTGAATAATAATATAAAAAATATGTTTCATTATATATATAATTATGACAACACATATAAATCGGGGCGCTCCTAAAAAATATAATAGAGATGAAAATAAATCAAAAGATACACCACAAGTTCAATTTGACAATCTGGTGAAAACTTATTGGGCAAATACCCCATACATAAAAGACTTGAAAAAAAACCACGAATTGGAAGTCCGTTTTGGAACAAGAGGAATCAAACCTTTAACTAAAATCGATTTTGACAACGTCATTAGAAAACTAAAATCATTAGGATTTACATGTCCAAATGAACAAGGGAGTTATATGTTGCGTATTCACAATGAATTTTTAGATTCAGCCACAGGGCGTTTCAAAATGTCAAATATTAGAACTGAAATTAAAGGATTTCACGGAATACAAGAATACTGTAAACACAATGATATAAAAAAATTAATGTCGAATTTTGAATCAGTCTTTGCCGTTGAATTTTACAAAAAGATGCCCTATTTGAAAGAAAATGGTGAAAGTGTATTCCCAGTAAATTTTGATGATTTCAATTTTAGGGTTTCGTATCAAACAGAAGAAAAAATAAAAACACAATCAGGAATCATTAAAGGACTAATAGATAGTTGGGAAAAATCAAAAAAAACATTTAGGTATATAAATCGTGTAACGTTTAGCCATCCAGAAATTCCGATAAATGTGGATATTAGTATCGTTAAAAGCTCAAGCACAGAAGATAGACGTATTAAACCTGCATATACTACAGATGATTCAGGTGTATTTCAAAATCCAGAAGTATATGAAATCGAATTAGAAGTAAATAATTCTGAAATGGGACCAGGAACTAAGGTTGACACACCAGAATTATTACTTGCGTCTATTCGCAAGGCGATAAAATACGTGTTGATGGGTCTTCAAGGAACAAATTTTCCCATTTCATATGTAGAACAAAATCAAACTCTTCAAAATTATATGAAATTGACTCGCGGGGATGAGTATAATCCAGAAAAAAGAATTTATCCAAGTGATTTTATGGGTCCATCATCGTATACTCTGCAAATTCAAAATGTCGTGCCTATAAACGAAAATATGAACGTGCCAAACATAAGAAATGATTATACTGTAACTGATAAAGCGGATGGAGATAGACATATGATGTACATATCAGCTACCGGTAAAATATATTTAATCAACACAAATATGAAAGTATTATTTACTGGAGCAAAAACGGAAAATAAAGAAGTATTCAATTCTCTTATAGACGGGGAAATTATTTATCACGACAAATACGGTAAATTTATAAATCTGTACGCAGCATTCGATATATACATTATTAATGGTAAGGATGTGAGAAGTTTGGGATTTGTATCAAAACCCAAAGAAAATGTAGCAGTTGTTAAATGTCGATTACCGTTGCTTAAAAATCTGGTCAAAGTATTAAAGCCAATGTCTATTGTTAAAGATGACACTATATGTCCTATTCGAATTGAAAGTAAAAAGTTTTACCCCACAAATCCTGCAGTCGATAATATATTTGGCGCGTGTCGTTATATTTTAGAAAAGGATAAACAAGGATTATTCGAATATAATACAGATGGCCTTATATTTACCCCAGCGAATATGGGTGTAGGCGCAGATAAAATTGGGAAAGCTGGTCCGGTTACAAAATCCACGTGGGATTATTCGTTTAAATGGAAACCCGCTCATTTTAATACGATTGACTTTTTAGTTACCACGAAAAAAGCGGAGAGTGGAATTGATGTCATTACACCCATATTTCAAGATGGTATAAATGCTAATTCTACTAGTCAAATAGATGAATATAAAACGATTGTTCTGCGATGTGGATTTGATGAACGAAAACACGGTTATTTAAATCCGTGCCAAGACGTGATTAATGATGTATTGCCGTCTGTAAAAAATATGGACAATGATGACACATATAAACCAGTGCAATTTTATCCGACAAATCCGTATGATGTTTCTGCCGGTATTGGTAATATAATGCTGAAAAAAGATGACACTGGTTCCGCTCAAATGTATACGGAGGAAAATGAAGTGTTTGGGGACAATACGATTGTTGAATTTCGATATGAAACAGCCAATAATAAACAATGGAGATGGGTTCCGTTGCGCGTGCGTTATGATAAAACTGCCGAATTAAGACAAGGATTGAAAAATTTCGGAAATGCCTACCACGTGGCGAATAGCAATTGGCATTCTATACATAATCCAATTACGGAAGAAATGATAACAACTGGTAATAATATTCCGGATGAGATTGCTGATGATGATGTTTATTATAATAGAATTGTATCTGCAAGTAAGACTCGCGCGTTAAGAGATTTTCATAATTTATACGTGAAAAAAATGTTGATAGATTGTGTTTCTAAAAAAGGCGACAATTTAATTGATTTTGCGTGTGGTAAGGGAGGCGATTTTCCTAAGTGGATTAGTTCTCAATTATCATTTGTGTTTGGAATCGATGTCGCAAAGGATAATTTGGAAAATAAATTGGACGGGGCGTGTGCTCGGTTTTTAAATTATCGTAAGAAATTTAATTCGATGCCGTATGCGCTTTTTGTAAATGGAAATAGTGGTGCGAATATTCGTTCCGGTTCTGCAATGTTAAATGATAGAGCTGTTCAAATAACAAAGGCTGTATTTGGTTCTGGACCAAAAGACGATGACAAAATTGGTAAAGGTGTTGCTAGACAATATGGCAAAGGTGAGGACGGGTTTAATATTTCATCGTGTCAATTTGCGTTACATTATTTCTTCGAAAACCAAGTGACGTTTCAGAGTTTTATTCGAAATGTCGCGGAATGTACAAAATTGGGTGGATATTTTATTGGTACTAGTTATGATGGTAAATTAATATTCAATCTTTTGAAAAATAAAAAAATGGGAGAAAGTGTTGATTTATATGAAGGTGGTACAAAAATATGGGAAATTCAAAAAGATTATGATGAAAATATGCTTGAGGATGACGTCACTAGTTTAGGATACACTATTAATGTGTTTCAAGAATCAATTAATAAAATGTTTTCTGAATATCTGGTCAATTTTGATTATTTGGATCGAGTTATGGAAAATTATGGATTTAAATTGATAACGCGTGATGAGGCAAAATTGTTAGGACTACCAGAAGGTTCTGGATTATTTAGTGAATTGTATAATTATATGTTGACTGAGGTGAAGCGTAATAAATACAAGTCAAATGATTATGGAACGGCGCTAGATATGACTGCATATGAAAAGAAAATCTCGTTTTTAAATAGGTATTTTGTATATAAAAAAATAAGTCACGTAAATGCTGAAAAGATTGCGTTGGAATCTATAGATGAAACTCTTACTGAAAAACGAAAGACGAATAAAGCTCCAGCAGCATTAAAATCCGCAGTAAAGAAATCATTAGAGAAACCTAAAAAGGCTCGTAAATTAAATAAAAAAATATTATTGGTTGCGTCGCCGGCAGATGATAATACTGATGAGAAAGAAGAAGAAGATAAAAAAGTAGAAAACGCAGAAGAAAAAGAAGAAGATAAAAAAGAAGAAGATAAAAAAGTAGAAAAGGAAGAAGAAGAAGAAGAAGAAGAGAAAAAAGTAGAAAAAGAAGAAGAGAAAAAAGAAGAAGCGAAAAAGGAAGAAGAACCCATTGTTATAAAACCTAAAAAGCCTCGAGCAAAAAAGGTAAAACTAATTATTGAAGAATAAATTTAGAAATAATGTAATACTATAATGTATATAATAAATAAAAATAAATGGGTATATTTAAATCAATTATTGATTTTTTTTCATATAAAAATAAAAAAAATCAACCAATAATATTAAGCTTAGAAACCGGTGTACCAAAATATAAAACACTTCAATCTGATGCGTTACAATATTTATTATCAAAATATAAGAATAATAATAATATTACATACCAGACAATAGTTAAAAATATATATAAAAATTCACGCATTGAAACCAGATATTTAGGTATTCCTGATTTTATGGGATGTGACGGTATGGGACGCGTAGTTACAGATCCAGAATACGGAACGTTAGTGGAGTTTTCTATGGAAAATATAGAAAATATAGGTTCTACTTTTTTTAAAAATATAGAGCCAATCCCTATTCAAATTAGATTAAATAAATTTAAAGAAATAGCGATACCATTAGTAATTGATATTTGTAGTAGAGCTATAGATAGTGCAAATATTTGTAAAAAAGATATACATAAATTAATTATTGTATCATCAACCGGACTTTTTGGACCATCATTAGATTGCAATATTATAAAAGCATTGGATTTACCAAGAACAATTGATAGAACATTGATTGGGTTTATGGGTTGTGCTGCCGCAATAAATGGATTACGTATCGCTACGGATTTTGTCAGTAATAACCCTGGAAAATGTGCTCTTATGATATGTATTGAAATATCATCTGTTCACGCGAATTTCAATGATTCAATAAATGATACTATAACACATTCTATTTTTTCAGATGGTGCGTCAGCGTGTATATTAAGAGAAAAAAAAACATCCCATCATTTTTTTTATACAGACAAAATAAAACCTTTATTAGCAATTATTGATAGTTTTAGTTGTTTGATGGATGACACAGAAGACGGTATTAAACTTGAAATAACCGATAATGGTATAACATGTAAATTATCCAAAAATTTGCCGAAATATATAAACAAAAGTATATGTTATATTGTAGACACGTTTCTTGAAAAACATAAATTAATTCGAGCAGATATTAGTTTTTGGGTAATTCATCCAGGAGGACGTCGTATTATTGAAGAAATACAAAAAGCACTTGGTATTTCGGAAGAAGATACAAAAGATTCGTGGGATATTCTTAAAAATTATGGGAATATGCTATCTCCGTCTATAATGTTTGTTTTGGAAAAGACAATGATGAGAGAAAAACCCATATGTAAATATGGACTTGCTATTTCTTTTTCACCCGGTGTTGGTACGGAATGTCTATTATTACAATATGTATGAATATATGAACTCCTGCGACAGTCGTCTCCGGAGTTCCATCGCTCACCGGCGCCTTCGGCTTCGGATCACTCCAAATGAACATAGAATTATCGTAATAATATTACAACTTAAATATTTAATAATATATAATATATTCAATTATGAGCTATTATATATTACCAAAAAAACATGTCGGAATTAAAATAGAACCGACAATTATACCAATTACAGTAAAAATAAAATTACAACCAATTATTTCATTTAGTTTATCATATCATTTAGATGAAATTAAGAATCAAATTAAAAATATTAATACAAATACGACCAATAATAATAATAATAATAATAATAATAACAATGATGATTTATTTAATCATTCAAACTCTTCCGATGACGTTCCGGAGTTTAGTCGCTCACCCCCGATTACACTCCGGTTCGCTCCAGATAGAATAAATTATACAATTGAATTTATTGATAAAATAATAAACCCATATGAATTTATTTTTTCCACTGTCCCTAGTTCTAAATATTCGGTTAGTAAAATAAAACCTACATCCAATTTATTTTATATATTTATGGAAATTGTCCAAACATTTAATTTATTAGATATATATCAAGGAAAAAATAGCATCACAATGGCACATTTTGGACCCAATGCATTAGCAACAACTGAATGTATGGAAATGTTGAGAGAAGGAAATAATGATAATACTATTATATCTGATATTGAATATCCGTATGGAGCGGGTTTTAAACTATTAGAAGGTATTGATAATACATCCATTGATTTTATATATTTTGAATTAAGTAGTGACATGTATACGGATATAAATAAATATATACTCGGTATTATTACTATTTTATGTAATATATTAACATATCAAAACGCAAAGGGGGTATGTATTATTAAAGTGGATAATCTTATTCACAAACCTATACTAGATGCTCTTCTTTTGTTAACTGAATTGTATGAAAAAGTTCATATTATTAAACCATATGTGTGCAATATAAATAAAAATGAAAGATATATTGTGTGCAGCACATTTATAATTGATTATCAAAAAATTTTAGAGAATAATATATATTTAAATAAATTAAAATCTTTACTGATTGATTGTTTGAAAGAGTCGTTTAATAATAAAATTATTAGCTCATTAATAAATCGTGATTTACCTTATTATTTTTTAAATAAAATAGAAGAATCAAATATTATAATAGGTCATCAGCAACTTGAACAACATAATCTATTAATTAATATAATAAAAAATAAGAATAGAGATGACAAAATAGAAACAATTAAAAAAAATCATATTTATAAATGTATCCAATGGTGTGAACGACATAAAATACCATATAACAAATTTGTTGATAAAATAAATATGTTCTTACCATCTATTACGTATGATGATAACGAAGAACATAATGGACTAGAAAAAAATAAATATATATATAATGATAATTGTGATGTGTCAGAGGAGGATGAAGAGGAAGATGAATATACTCAAATTCAAAATTGTATTGAAAAAGAACGAATCATACAAAATGAACTCCTTCAACTAACTCCTCCGACAGTTAACTCCGGAGTTCAGTCCCTCACCGGCGCCTTCGGCTACGGCTCGCTCCAAACTCATTCAACTGGAGATCCAATGTTTTTCACTACGCTTACACACGGTGCGTTTTACTGCGCTTAACATCTATCGTACCGTTTGGAGCGATCCGTAGCCGAAGGCGCCGGGGGAGCGATTGGAATCCGGAGTTAACTGTCGAAGGAGTTCGGCTACGGCTCGCTCTAACATCCCCTATAATGAATCATTGTATTTATCAATATATATTTCAGGCGCAATCCTTTTTATAATTTTATTGTAGTTTTTGGTATCTTCTTCTGCTGTACCACCACCGAAACATTCACCTATCATCGTATTATATTGTGTCTGTTCTATTGACCCGTGTCTGTGTACTATATGTTGATGTTGTGATATCCATACAGATGCCTGTTTCATATTTTTTTTCGCAATTTGTTTTATCAATCTTATTATTTTTTCATTGCTGTTGCTATCCTTTTCCCACCCATTTATATCATTAATAAACATCACAACTCTTTTTATATCGCTACAATGAATCGGTCGTTTACATACTTCAGTAGCTCTGATTCCCTTTATAAATATTTGACTAATTCCTTCTGCGTATCCGACACGCCCCACATTTTCCAAATCCTCAAATGTTAATTCGAGTGAATCTACAAATTCAGTTATACTCATTGCGTTCTTACACGTTTCATTCAAAAAGAATTGCATATTGAATTTGGTATTATGTGTTGTATTATTATTTGTCGTATTATGTCCAGCAGATTTAGCTAGATCTATCATTTGTTCCATCATATATTTATTCTGTTCTATCATAAGCTCCTTGAATTCTTGATTTTGCTTCAATAATTCCAATACTAATGAGTCAGTTGCGTCGCCTGGTCCTTTTTCTAAAATCAATTCTTTGAAATATTGATTTTGTTTCATTATTTCCATTATAATGTTATTATGTATTATGTCTTCTTCATCCTCTCCTTTTTCTTCACTCTTTTTTTCTTCACTCTTTTTTTCTTCACTCTTTTTTTCTTCAATATTACAACTCTTTTTATGATTACATAAACTCGACTGATGCTTATATTCTTTACCGCAATTACATTTATATTTTTTTAGCTCGGCGTTATTTTGCGTAATATCATTCGGATTCATTCGGTTTATATGTTTAGGTGTGGTTATATGACGTATATAATCACTTTCTTTACAGCATTTAAAGTCACATTTTTTACAATCAAATTTATCCGCGTTTTTTGGCGTAAAATCATTCGGATTCATTCGTATATATATACTACATAAAAAAACGCCTAAACCTTTTTTTTTAGAAATATATTTTCTAAAAAAAAGTTATGCTCACAAAATATTTCACGGATTTTCTGTTTTGTCTACATAAGCGAAAAAAACACCCTTTTTGGGAAAGTCCTTTTGCTTTTCCTGTTTTTGGACATTTATTTTTGTCCAAAAATGAAAACCCATGGACTTTTGGAAAAAGCTACTTTTGCGTTTTATATATATTATTGATTTTCCTACTTAAAGAAAAAGGAAGGTTTTTTGGAGCCCTGCTACATATATTGCTCAATTGGATTATAATTATATATTGTTTCAAGACCTAAATGTAGTAAGCCGTGAATACCAATAAGGAGTCCAAATAAAAACACCAACGTAATTATACGATATATATCCAGTTTTTTTATACTTGTAAAATTTGTGAAAATAAGTAGTAACGCAATTAAAATGGTGAATCCATTTATAATGTGTGCGTAAAAAGACGGTTTTGTAAATATACTGGAGTCCATTATATTATATTATATTTATATATTTACAAAATATTTTTATTTTTTATTTTTTATTTTTTAAGGATGTGATGCGCTAATTCCGTTATTCGCAACAGTTGGGCCAGAACTCATTTTGCCAAGATTTGTGATATTTTTATAAAAATAATCATCCGAGTTTCTGAAACACGTTTTTGGATTACCATTTCTAATATATTGTCCTGGATTACATCCGGGTGATTTTGATTTATAAATCAGTGGAACATATGGTTGTCCTCCGATATTAATAAAATTATTTGCCGATCCTTTCAACCTATTATTATTATATACATTCTTTTCAATTGTAGTGACACTTAATTTTAATGTTCTAGTACTACTAGATACACTACCTTGAGTGGCAAACTGATAATTACTTGGTTTGTATACGACTAATTTACATCCACGTGGATTGCTTGGTCCAGATAAGGACATTCCATAATAAGGATTTGTAATAAATCGTTTAAAAATATCGACGGCTTGTACTGACTCACCTGATTCTAAATTTTGAATAAAAATAGCAAATTGTTGGACGGTTTCTATTTGTAAATTGTAAAAATTTGTTATATCGGCTGTTGAAAATACACCATTATTATTTAGAACCTGAAATGCTTGTGCAATCAATTCTAATTGAGTAAATGTGCTTGATCCTGTATTTGGATAACAATTCGCAACATAAGTATTCGAAAGACCGATCGGATCACCTGGTTTTGCTTGAGATAACATTGCTGCGGTTATATTCGGATTATTTTTAAGATCCGCTACGTTTTGAACCAATGTAGAGCCGGAATAAAAGTTAAATACTTTTTGGTCATATGTTTGACATCTATTTTGTCTATATTGTTGAAGTGTAGTAAAATAATTCTTTTTCAAGATTGTACTGGCCGGTCGAACTCTTAATAAAGCCTTTCTTTGTTCATTACAACAATTTTGGGGTGTCTGACATACCGGTAATGGATTATTCGTCAAAAAATATTGAGGGGAATAGTCCGCAACAAGTCCAATACCATCACACGTTTTACAATCCTTATCCAATTTAATAATTCCATTCACTTCATTCACAGTATTTTCCTTAACAGAGAATTGTCCTGGTCTATCAATAAGTTGACCGATGAGCGAATATGATTTAGATGATTTTACTTGTCTATTTGTTTGTTCACTACTAAGTTGAATATATTCATTTGGATTAAGTGGGTTTATTTTTATTACAGGTACTGGAGTTGATGTTCCTTTTCTATATTGTTTTATTGGGCGTGCTGATCCGTGTTTATAAACAGTATCATTTGTGACATCATTATTTGTTAAAGGTCTAATATTTCCTGCGGTTACAGCAACTGGATTACTATACATCCCAGTACCTTTCCAAGTTATATACTCAGCGGTTAAAGGTCCGCTTAATGAATTGTTATAAGAATGCATGCCTTGTGGAAAAAATGCTGATGACATATTATATATATTATTGAATATTTAAAAAATATAATTTTATATTTATATAATATATTATAATCAAAAATGTTAATAAAATTCCTTATACTATTTTTTATAATGTTGATATTTTATCAAATATTTTTAGCTATATTTGGTGAAAATATTATAGAAGGACTGGAAGGAGAAACTTATCAAAATTATGGTAATGATCCATTGATATTAGCAAAACAAAATGCAGGTAATATTGAATATTTAAAAGGGCAAGTTACTGGCCTGCAAGGAATAGATAAAAAGGTGGACGATCTTAGTAAAAATGTAGATATATTAAATACACAGGTAATTGCATTAGTTCAACAACAAGCAGATGCTGCTCAACAATTGGCTGGTAATAAAGAACTTAATATTAGTGGTGCTCCTGCATAAAATTGTTGTATATTTTATTTGATTATATTTGGATTATAATTGAAGTATACTTGTTGTAATATCTTCTTTTCTTATTATAATATATAAATTAAAAATGTCATCCAATATGTTTGAAGAAGTATTAACTGATGCTACCGATATTCAAACTAAATTATTAGGACCTACATATCCATATTGGAAAAATATAAAAACGCCAGCTGAAATTGGGATGTCTAGTAAAGGAGATTTACCAACCATGGGAAATAATATTAATGGGTTAATTCAATATGTAGAAGTATTAGTTACTGGTAAAGGTGCGTCATATACCGGAGGTCCTTTAGGTAATAAATTTTTTTTACAAACGGGTGGAAAATGTATGGACATTGATTCAAAAAAACCAGTTGATAGATTTATTTATGTCAATAACGTTCCTCAAGGGAATGTGCCGTTTATATCTTCCGGTTTAGGTGTAAATTTTTCTGAATTTAAAGGATTAATTCCAGGAACTATTAGCAATTTAAATGTATTAAATCCATTTACTATTATGCAGTCTTTTATGTCTGGATCTACCCCAGACTGCGCTGCAGTTACTTTACAAACGGTTTCGAATGAGAATGTAACTGATTCAGCCACTAATTTTGTTACACTTGTTGATCTTAAAAATATGGATCCTTGTAGTTTTCCAAATGGGCAAAATAAATTTTCGAATAAATCGTGTAGACAAACATTTGTAAATAGAAAAGAAGACGAAGAAGGACTATTGTTACCAAATGATCCAATTATACAATTTTATTTTGCTAGTTTGAGTATCATTGGTATTTATGTGTTATATCGTATAATGATGAAAAAAAGATAATCATACCACTATTAAATATATAAAACGATTTTTTATATATTTCATTAATCCGACTAAAGTCTACAGATTATAATCGGAAAGAAAAATTTGCTCCAATTTAACGTCTAGATCTTCTAGACTTTCGAGATTTTCTTCGGCGACCACCTTTAGCAGACCCAGAACCAGACCCATATGTTGATTGTAATGGGTCATATGGTTTAAATCCTCCACGACGTTTTCTTTTTCCTCCGCTCCATGACAATGATTTTTTAAGTTTATCATACCAACCAGTACTTGCTACCGGTGAACTATATGTACTTGCTACCGGTGAACTATATGTACTTGAAACCGGACTGGGTGCAGGTGAACTATACGGGCTTAATGGTGGACTACTAGCAGGTGCGTCAGTACCATACTCATAAGAGGAACCATTGAGGTCACCACCTCGTCTAGTTCTAGTTCTATTTTTTCGGGAACGTTGTTTTCTTGCTCTAGTTCTTGGCATTTATATAATAACAAAAGAAATTATATAAATAATATTTATTTTTTTTTCTAAATTAACTTTACCATTTCAAACGCCGTTAATCCACCCAAAATTTCGGCAATTATATATGGAACAATATCATTATTATGTATTTTTCCACTAGATAACAACGCAATCGCGACTGCTGGATTAAATGCCCCACCAGAAATAGGGCCTCCAAATAAAACGGCTAATGCTAATGCCGCACCAATTGCTAAATAGTTATTTGTTGCTAATACAATAAATGTCAATAATAATGTGCCTAAAAATTCAACAATATATTTATGTAACATTGGTATTTATATACTTTATATATTTTATATATTTTTTATAAATTATATATAAATTGTAAAAATTAATAAGTTTGACTTACTATACTTCCTCGCGCACATGTACGTCCATTACATAAACTGGTATTAAAAATAGACCCTTTTTTAGCTGGCGCAACACACCCACCTGCTCTTGATGATCTCAATGCGGATTTTACATCATTTGTATTATAATTTTTATATGATAATGGTGCACTAGAAGGAAGACCTTGCTTATATGAACTTTTACCAACAGCTCGGGATTTTCTGGTAGAAATATATAGAGAAGACTGTCTTGGTTCTATATATTTGGTCGATTGTGATAGTAAATAACTTCGTTGTGTACCGGCATTAAATACCGATGTGGGTTTAAGTGGGGAAAACATATTAGTTCCCGTTTTAGATGATTCTAAATAACTAGATGTTCGTAAATATTGATGTCGTGAGTTTGAAAATTCACTTGCTCCATCGGCAACACCAAATTGAGGTGGGTTTGGATGAACGCCTGATAATATACCGTAATTATGTTTTCCCATTGCTAAAGGGGTTCTATTTATGCCTAATGGGTTAAATAAATTAAATGATAAATTATTCATATATATATTATACAAAAAAACATATATTTCTATAAAATATATGTTTTTTGAAGGAATCCTTATATTCTAGAATACTCCACTAGCGTTCCGTATTCTGGGTCTGTAACTGCGCGTTCCGCTCCGTCACATCCCTACTTATTACATTTTCCACATACACAAATATTTCTATTACATAGAACCATATTATATAAGTATGTTTTTTTAACAGGTGTAACACATCCACCAGATCTTGAAAATCGCAATGCAGATTTAACATCATTTATATTATAATTTTTATATGTCAATGGTGCGTCAATTGGAAGACCTTGTTTAAATGAACTTTTACCGATTGATTGGACTTTTCTTGTTGAAATATGCATAGAAGATGAAGATGGAGCAATATATTTGGTTGATTGTGATAATAAATAACTTCGTTGTGTACCCGCATTAAATGCTGACGTCGGTTTAAGTGGTGAATACATATCCGTCCCTGTTTTGGTTGATTCTTTATGACTTGATGTTCTAGAATATTGATGTCGCGCATTTGAAAATTGACTCGCACAATCGGCAACACCAAATTGAGGTGGGTTTGGATGAACTCCTGATAATACACCATAATTATGTGTACCCATAGCAAGTGGTGTTTTATTAATTACCGGGACAATTGGTGTACTAATATATCCATCGTTCAAATATGGAATATCTGTTATCGGATTAGTGACGAATTTTATGTTACTAGCTAATATATGTGCTTCTATTGATAAATTATATAATTCTTCTAATGTTGTTATATTAATAGTATTCATACTAATATTTATTGTATCATCTAAGATCGATGTTAACGTTGTTATTACAAATGGTAATATTGTTGGATTATTTATATTTTTTAATATATTATTTGATACAGTAGTATTTACTACTAATGACACAAATGATTCATTTATTACTAATTTTCCTTGAGTTTTTTCTATTATTTGTGACACACTATTTAAAACACTCTCGGTGGATAACTCCGTTGCGGTTGATATAGAATTTATTATTATGGCTAATGTTACTGCAGCTTTAGATATTTCAACATTTTTCGTCTGTATATAATCAAGAGATATCATATTTGTGTTTATATTAAATGACATTGCGACTTTATCATTGGCGGCTTTTATATCTGTTATATCTATTACAGAATTTGTAGATATTTTATTTTTTACAATACTCGTTACGATTGTTGTTAATGGTGATATATTTATATCGGTTAATAGCATATATGGCATATTAGTTGGATTTGGGGTATATATTATAGATGACAATGAATAAGTTGATGGTATATTTGTTGCTGTATCTATTCCACCTACACAATCTATGACATAATAATCTGGTAACGATCGACAATCTATAGAATATTTTCCATATTTATCTGTTATAATTGGTTCTCCTATTATATTACCGTATATATCTTTTATAGTTACTGTTGCGCCTGATATATAGCCATCTAACACTATACCGTTAACTTTGGTTACGATTGGATCGATGAGTTTTGTTGGAATACTTGTAATTGTTTCATTTGTTTGATATCCATCAATATAGTTAACCGTTACTGTAATTTGTTTATCTATCTCATATTGCGTCAATATATATGAGTTATCAGTTGCGCCATAAATTGGAATACCTGATGCGTCCCATCGATAACTAACAATGTTGGTTATTCCATCTGGGTCTGAAACAATCGCCTCAAGTTTTTGTCCCGGTGTATATATTTCGGAATCACACGAAATTGTTACAATACCTATGTCATTCACGTTTGCTACAACTATATTAAATGGTGCATCAACAGATAAACCAGTTCCAGATAAATCAGTTGCTCGTATTTTAACAGCTAATGTACCTACATCAGAATTTGTTGGGGTTCCACTAAGAATACGTGTAGTGGAATCGAAGGTCAACCAGGTTGAGGATAATGTGGTTCCATCTTCTTTCCAAGCACTATAACTCAATGAATCTCCAATATCAACATCACCAAATGTATTTGTTGGTACGGTATAACTA